TCGTCCTTGCCCCACGGCACGGCCATCGGCAGCGTCGCCGGAATGTTCCACTTGGCCTTGATCTCGTCGAGGAGGTCGGTCACGGCTTCTCCTTCGCCAATACGGCGTCAATGGCCGCCAGATCACGGAGGGCGTAGGCGGCGGTGCAGCTGCAGGGATCGCCGATCTCCATCAACCGCTCGCAACGCGGCTCATGGGGCAACGAGACGTACTGCTGCACCCAGTCTCGGGCCTTCTGCAGGTGGTCAACCAGCAGCCGCTGGCGTTCTTGGGCCTCGCGCAGGCACTCGGCCATGCACCGCAGCTTCTCCCGAAGCCGCTGGCTGTCCTCGTCCTCGCACTGCCAGCAGGTGACGTGTTGGCACTTCATGACCGCAGGCTACGGGACTTTGCGGCCGTTGTCAAGGGCTCTGTGGGCGGCAAGGCCGGCTTCTCGGAGGTAGTGCCGCAGCATGTAAACCTCGTGACGCTCTTCCAGCACCTGAAAGATGTTGGATCGTATCTCCGACAGGCTGCCGCGCAGATACCTGTTGTCGGCCTGAAGCCTTTCGATGACGTCTTGGATGAAGTCGGGCGGCTCCACGCCCTCGTGACGCGCCTTGTCTGGGTCGTAGCCCACAGAGCGAGCCACCGCCTCCAGCCCCTGTACCCAGCCCGGCTTATACTCGTTGGTGACCGCAAGCCACTTGGCGCGGTACTCGTCGCGTTCCGTGATTGCATCGTCCAGTCGCTTCGCCTCGACTCGCGTCGCCAGCAGGCGCAGTGCTTCGTCGCGCTCCTCGATCTCGTCGCACGCCAGCTTCAGCGCCTGACTCCAGTGCAGTGGCGCCGGGTCGTTGAAGGCGTCGTTGCCCTTGACGGCTGCCGTCAGCGACCGGCTGATGCCATCGAGCACCGACTGCGCCTGATCGGCGGCGGCCACCGATGCCGCCAGTCGCAGTTCCTCCACCAGCTTGCCGAAGCTGATGTCCTCCGACTGCCAGCGGTTGACGAGGTCCCGGATAGCCTCCAGCGACAGGCCGCTGTCACGCCAACGCCGGGTGTCTTCACGCAGCTGATTCGCCAGCGCCTTGGCTGCCGCCTCTGCCTGCTGTAGCCGGTTGCGGCAGTGGTCGCAGCCGACGTCGGTTCCCTGCTTCTCCTCGGGCGTCACTGCCGGCCTCCGGCGTCGCGCTCTTCGCTCATGCGACAATAGATTTCATGGCGCTCAGGGACGCCGGTGGCCTTCCCGCAGCGGAAACAGGTGACGGCCGGCGGCTGCTTCCTCTCGCCCGCCTTGAGCCGCCGCAGCGCCTTGGCCTGTGCCGTCACTTCGCTGCGCAGGATGGCGTTGTTGTGATGGCTATCGTCGATGATCGCCTGCTGCCGGCGATTGCGTTTCTGCAGGTGCTTGACCTCCCGCCGCAGCCGCCAGAGTTCGCGGCCGTCGTCGTCGAAGAGGGAGGCGAGCAGGTGAATGAAGCGGGCGAACATGTTCATGGTCTCCTCAGTCGATGACGACGTGGCCGTTGCCGTAGTCGCGGTGGCGGTTGACGAGGTCGTAGCTTAAGTAGTACGGGGGCTCGCCGTAGTCCTGCATCATCTCGCGGATCTCGGCGAGGAACTTGCCGGACAGGCTGGCGCGGTAGACGCCCCCGACTTCCGTGATCTGCTCAACGACGCGGTTGCGGCTGATGCGCAGGCGATACACGGTGTCCATGCCATTGACGTCGTCGCCGAGGCGCACGCGGATGGTTTCGCCGCGGAAGTCCTGCAGCCATTCGCCGCGGGGCAGCGGGTTGCTGCGGTAGCTGACGCTGAAGGGGGCGGCGGAGGTGTATTGGTTCATGCCCCGGAGCCTACAGCCTCCGCCGCCGGCTGTCAAGTCATCTTCAGGGTCCACGCCGTGACATGAAGCCGGCAAGAGGAGCGTGGACGTAGGTGTCGTCCTTGCGCTTCAGATGCAGGTTGGTGGCGAGCGCCAATCTCGCTCTCTTGGCGTCGTGCGCCGTCACTGAGTGCCAGAGATAGCTGGGGAACACGACCATCTGACCCGTGACGGGGGCGATGCGAAAGAACTGAGTCTCTTGCACAGAAAGGCCGTTGAATCGTGGATCGTGGAACGTGATCCTGCCGGGCTCCGTCCCCCAGTATTCCTTGGCGTCACTGATGTAGAGGGGCTCCTTGTTGTCTGCATCCACGCGGACGTAGAAGAGAGCAACGAGATGACCGGAGTGGCCATGGGCAAGGGTGCCAGAGGCATAGCTACCGTTGTTGGCGAACGTAAAGGCGCCGACTTCGTATTCTTCGATGTCCGATTCCGGACGCAGATACGCAGACACTTCTTCGTGAACGTATCCAGCCAGCTTCCGCAGATTCTCGTCGTCTTGCGTCAAGAGGTTGGATGACTCAGTGTACTGTTGCCGATGAACCAAATCCCAAAGGCCATCCGTCATGTCGGAATCGTCGATGATCCTCGACGTCAGTTTGGTGGGGAACAGCTGAAAGGTCTGTCTCGTCATCTCGCAAATCTCCTTGTGCTACCAGCCGCCGGGGATGCCGACCATCAAGTCATCTTCACAGACACCTGAACGTCTCTTTCCGAGACGCCCTCGCTGAGGGCGAGCAGGTAGCCGAGAACGTGAGTGAGGTCGGTGACGCTGAAGGTCGGCGAACTCGCGAGATCGACGATCTCCGCCAGCAGATCCCGGCGCGGGTCGTCGGCCCGTACTACAACCTGCGCCATGATCTGCTTGTTGATGGAGACGGCGCTTTTGAATGGCATCTTGGTCCTAGTCGTTGAGGTCCACGGGAATGGCGCCGGCCTCCAGTACCGCCGGCGTCAAGAGCCCAAGGATGGCTTTGGTGAGGCGAACGCGAATAGTGGGCGTCATGTAGCCGACGCAGGATCGAGAGACGAAGCGGTCGCCCGGCAGCGTCACCTTCACCGTCAGGCGACCGCTGGTCTCCGTGAAGTCGAGTCCGATGTCCATGCGATACAGCAGCACGGCGTCAGCGCGCTCCAGCGCCCGCTCAATGGGCATGACGACCCGTGCCGACTCGTAGGCCTCGGTCCAGATACTGGCTGCCTTTGTCAATGTGCGATCTCCTTCAGCTGTTCGTGGAGTTCAGTGGCCACCTGCACGATGTCGTCGAGGCAGGCGGCGAAGTATTCCTCGGCCTTCAGGCCCATGGCGTCATCCATCAGGAAGCCCCAGCGGTTGCTTTCGATGGCGCCCCGCGGCCCGACCCAGAAGAGGTAGACGCCGGTGCGCGACTGCAGGCCCTCGTTGTCGTCGAAGTCGGGGGCGTGGACGGCGTCTTGGCCCACGGCCACACTGACGTAGAGGCGGTCGTTGCCGCCGATGCTGCTTTCGATGAGCAGACACGGGATGCCGGCGAGGCTGTCGATGATGCGGCGCCAGACTCGATACTGGTGCTGCGTCAGGGGCTTGGGGTGGCTGTGGAATAAGGGGGCCATGGCGAGATCCTATGTCGTTGGCGGCCAATGGTCAATCAAAAAGCAGAGCGCCGACAAGCGGCGCCCTGCTGCACGAAACTGAAGCCAGACTTCAGTTCTGTGCAGGCGCAGCCGCCGGCGCCTCAAGCGACTTCGGCTCGCCCTCACCCTCACCCGCCGGCGCAGCCTCGGCACCAGCGTCCGCGGCCTCAGCCGCCGGCGCCTCTTCCTTCTTCTCCGCGTCAACGGCATTCAGCTTCTTGGCGACGGCGAAGCCACCAAGGCCCAGAAGTGCAGCGAGAGCGAGGCCGACGACAAACTTCATCTTCTTCATGGTCATTTCCTATGGGCGGTGTGACAGGGAACCGGCAGCCGCTTGCCGCCTCATCAAGCGGCTGCCGTTTGGGATTCAGGCCGCCAGCCGCTTCTCTTGGCGGTAGTCGGCGATGACCGTCAGGTCGCTGCGCGCCGCCAAGACGGCGTTGAAGTCCGTCGAGTAGCGGGGGTCGCAGGACAGGTAGCGGCTGGAGGTGATGGTGACGCCGGGCGTGGAGCCGGCGCTGGTGACGAACTGGTCGTCAACCGCCTTCTGCAGGTCGAGGTTGTGGCCGGCGAGGATCACGATGTAGGGGTTATAGCCTTCAAGGAAGGTGACGGCCTTGCGCTTGCCCTTGGGGATGAAGTTGACGAAGGGCGCGCGGTCGTACTGCGCCCACTTGCGCGTGCCGTGGTCGAGAAGCCACGCCTCGGTGACGCGGATGCCGAACATGCCCTTGGTGACGATGGTGACGGCGACTTTCTTGGCGGTGGTGTTGTTCATGCGCCTACTCTATCTGGTTGCGTTGGCTTCGTCAAGCATCTTCCGCAGTTTTTCGATCTCATCCCGCAGCAACTGCTTCTCTTCGGCGTGGCGGCGCTCCTTGTTGATGGATGCCTCTTGGTGCCGCAGGTAGATGTCGGTCATCGACCGCACGGCATCAGAAAGCGGCGACACCGAGGCGCTGTAGGCCTCCAGTAGCCCCGGAGGGCAGAGGCGCAGGGCTCGGGCGTGGTCTTCAGCCACGGCCTCCAGCGCCGGCGTCCTATCCAACGGCGCCTCGGTGTCGACGGGGTGCGTCACTTGTCTGCTCCCTTGGTCTCTTTGTCCTGCTGCTGCTGCATCCGCGCCCAAACGGCCTTGATGACCGCCGGCGCCGCCATGCCGCTCATGGCCTTGACGAAGTCGGCTTCGCTGAAGGTCTTTTCCTCGGACGGCGGCTTGGGCTTGGCCTTGCTGTACTCGTCGTTGCAGAGGTCAAGGAACGCCGTACGATCGAGCCCGGCCTCGCTTGCCGCCTTGGCCGCGACGTAGGTGATCAACGCCACGGTTTCTCGATCCACGGCCTTCTTCTGCGCCTTACGCAGCGGCGCGGCAGCCGCCCAAACGCCGTTCGGCAAGTCGACGTCCATCATCGTGTCCATGACCTCCCACAAATACCTGCTCATGACTCAGTCTCCTTGTCGCTCTCCGAGGCCTGCAGCAGCACATCAAAGTAGACATGTCCGGCGGTCAAGTCCATGGCCTCAGCGGCCCTCTGCAGCGCCTCGTGGATGCGACGGTAGTAGTCAGAATGACTCGACCGCAGCGGCACCATGACCTCAAACTGGTCCTTGGCCCAGACGTTGAAGGCACTGCTGGAGCCCTCGACAAGCCCCCAGCCCTTGGCCTTCAAGTAGGTCTGCAGGGCCTGCGGCGAAATGCCGCGGAGGTCAGCAGCCACGCGCGTGTGGGTGAGTTTTACGATGTAGGGGTCGCTCATGTCTTCTTGGCCTTCTTGCGGTTCTCCAGCGACGTCACCTGACGCTGCAGGCGCCGGATCTCGATGCCCTGCTTCTCGATGACGCCGAGGAGGGCGGCGACGATGCGGGCCGTCGTCATCCCCTCAAGGGTCTCAAAGTCCAGCACCCCCGGATAACGCTTGGAGCGGATGGCGTGGGCGGCCTCAAGACACTTTTCACGATGGCTTTGCTTCTTCACTTTTCTTCCTTTTCTTGGGTCTGCGGATGTCGATCAGTGGCTCGCTGCCCCATTTCATGGGCTCGTTGAAATCGACCGTCCAGCCGCGCTTCTCCCCCGGCGCCAACTGGTCATGGGCGAGTCGGTGGCGGATGACGTCGCGGATGTCGGTGGCGATGCCGACGCTGGGCGGCAACTCTGGGCTGCCGATGCCGTAGCTGGCTCCGTGTTGCCATCCACTGGCGGCAAAGGTTACGGCATCCAGCAGGTCGCGGACGCGACGGGTGGCGGCGTACCACTCCTGCATCTGCTTCTCGTCGTGTGGCTGCTTGGGCGTCTTCAGCCGCGGCAGATGGTAAATGTGGTCGGTGATGTAGTCCAGCTGACCCAGCCCCAACCGCATCACCACCTCACAGGCCTGTTGGATGACCTGCGCCTGCTTCTTGGTGACGATCAGGTGGTAGGTGTCTTCGCTCTTGCGACGACGTCGGCGACGCGGTTGGGGCATGGGCTTCTCCTCAGGCGACGTGCTGTTCGTGGCCTCGGTGGGATCGGCTGACCCGCGGCTGCCGCGGCTCCACGCCCAGAATCTGGCTCGCCAGCTGGCTCTGGTCAACGGTCAGGCGCTTGAAGGTGACGGCGCTGTAGGGCAGCATCCCCTCCAGTTCCCCGTACTTGGCCACGAGCACAAAGACACCTGTGAGGCCGGCGTCGATGACGTACTTGATCTGCCGCCCCTCCATGGACGCCGGGTGCCGGATCATCAGGGTGTGGGCCTGCTCGGCGCTCAGTGCCAGCCCCTCTTCGTAGATGGACTGGGCGCCGCGGATACCGGCTCGCGGGTAGCGGCTGCGAAGTCGCTCTTGGCAATGCTGCGTGAACCAGATGTCGTCGATGTCGGGCTTCGTGTTCGTCATGATACTCCTCGGCGTGGCCATGGGTAATCCGCGGCCTGCAATCTTCTACACGGCCCCGGCTATTGGTGTCAAGGGGCAAAACAAGCGACAACCCGCCCCACCACGAGTCCCACCATGGCCTTTCGCTACGTCCTTGAGCCCAACTCCGGTGACAGCCACCAAGTCGCCCCCTACTGGCTGGGGCTGGTTGTGCCCTTCTACTACCGGGTTACAGCCGACCGGCAGCGCATCCTGAATCAGGATAGCACCTACAGGCAAGACATCTCGTTCTACGACATCGACGGCATGAAGGAGGGCGAAAAGATCCTGCTGGAGCACGAGGTAGTGCAGTGGTCGGTGTCGCACAGCAAAGCCAATCCACAGGGGACGCTGGCTCTGTCTCTGGTCAACACCGGCGTCGATTGGCGCATGAAGATGGTGGGCGGCGATTGGATCCTTTTCTGGGCCTTTGAAAACCGCGAGGATTACCTGCGTATTCGCAATATCCTGCGTCAGGTCAAGGGCTCGACCGAGGCCCTCGCTGCCCTCGACAAGAACGCCTGCAACGGCTTCAAGGATGGCCTCAAGTTCGTTGGCCGCATCAACTCCGTGCGTCGCTTCCGCCGCCGCCGCGGTGACTCGGGTGTTGTCTCTTCGACGTACTCGATCACAGCCATGTCCTTCAAAGAAGTCAACTATCAGGTTCACTTCAACCCCGCCTTCCGCGGCGCCTACGGTGAAAACAACCTGCAGTTCCAACTCGACTTCTCGGGCTTCAATGACTTCGTCTTGGCGGGATCTCAGGGCGCGATTCCCGCCGGCAAGGCCGTGGCGGCGCTGTTGAACATCTGCCTCGGCCGTGGCGCCGGTGAGAAGTGGAAGTTCGGCCTCGTGCCGCAGTCGCCGGGCGAAAACCAGATCGCTACCGCCAGCCCCACGGGCGGCGTGCGCATCGCCGTACCCACGACCGTCGGTGCCGTCCTCAAGGGCAATCGCCAGAACGTGGGCTACAACTTCGTGGACATCTCCCATGCCTTCGTTGGCTTACAGCGTTACAGCAACAACTCGCTCGTGCGCCGTCGCGGCGAAGAGCGGGAGGCTGATGGTTTTGATCTATCAGGTATGATACCAGAACTCGATTCCGACAACTTTTTGGAAGGACTGTATGTCTCGCAGACCCTTGACTTCAATCAGACGACGGTCTGGAACATTCTGCGTACCTACCTGAATGCGCCGATCAATGAGATGTACACGACTCTGCACGTTGGCGTCGACGGCTATGTGCGTCCCACGATCGTGGCGCGGCAGGTGCCGTTCAGTAGCCGCTTGATGGACAAGGTGAACTACTCGACCGAAGTCGGTCCCAACAAGATCAAGAGCGAGCAAACGACATTCACTGATCTACCTCGGTGGGTGGTGTCGCCGGCGCTCGTGGAGTCGGAGGATCTTGGCACGAGCGATGGTATGCGCTTCAACTACATTCATTTGCCGGCCCACGACATTACCTTGGCGTCGTCCTCGTCTTTCCAGAACGACAACGCCCTCTACGTCCTTGCGCCGCCTTTTGTCGACTCAAAAGACATCGAACGCAACGGCCTGAGCATGTACACGGCGTCCCTGAACACCAACATGAACGTCGTCAACTTCGACAAGATCAGCCACGCCCCCGCCGGCTACTGGACTCGACTCATGGCTGATTTCATCACGACCCAGCACCTGCGCTTCAGCGGCACCCTGCGCCTCGCCGGTGTTCAGGAGCCTATCTGCGTCGGCGACAACGTGGAGTACGACGGCGGCCTCTATCACATCGAGCAGATCATTCACTCTGGCGCCATTCAGGGCGTCGGATTCCGGTCCTTTACCACTGAACTCCAGCTGTCGAATGGCATCAGTTTGGCGTCAGACATCGATGAGACCGGAGACAATGTCTACATGGTTGAGACGCCAGAGGTCGTCTTGGACGACGACCGACCGATTCGGAAGTTTGGTATGGGAAGCGATCGCTATGTGGCCAGCGGTGGTACTCAGCACGAACCCCCCAAAGACAAGGCGCCGGACAACGCCGACGCCGTTGGCTTCCGAGTCTACGACGGTGTGAACGTCGATATGCCCGAGGACTAGAGGAAGATGGGGTTGTTGAAGGAGAAGGCGCGATCGATCTCGTTGCCTTCTTCGTCCATGGTCAGCTGGGTGCAGCCGCCATGGGCCGCCAGCAGGTCGTCAACGGAGCCGGGGGTGCCGTCGTCGTTGATGGCCATCACCACCGACTCCTGCGAGGCCTCAGCCTTGTAGCGGAGCAGCGCCGCCTCAGCGAGGCCGCGGGCGGTGTGGATGTCGGCGGTCTCCGGCAGCACGGCCGTCAGCACCAGCACCGGGTCGCTGAACAGCTGGCCGGCGTCGTTCTTCCACAGGCCGTTGCCCGGCAGCCCCGTCAGCTGCTGGGCGATGGAGGAGAAGGTGTCGGTGACGGTGTTGACGGCGTCGATGACGCTGTTGCCATCGTTGTCCTTGAGGGGCAGGCAGGTGGTGATCTTGTTCATGTGTTCGGTCTCCTTGCCGCCATACTAGGGCATGCGGCTGGCGGCTGTCAAGAGGCAAGTTGAGTAAAAGGCGGCAGTTGCCTGTTGTGTGCAACTGCCGCCTTTTGTGCAACTCACGCCGGGCAGACGTCATCCGGGCAGACGACGGCCGCGGCGCCATTCACGATGGCGTCGCTAAGGGCTTCATCGGCATCGGCGCCAAGGTCTTCAGCCATGCGCGTCAGTTCGCGGCAGCTGCCCATGACGGCGTCGGTGAAGGTGAAGGGGCGAAGGATCTCAAAGACCTCGGGGTCAAAGAACATGGCGGGCCTCATCCGTCGTAGGCGGCGTTGAAGTTGATGGCGGAAAGCGAATGGCAGAGAGATTCCATCTCGACTGCCGTGGCCTTGATGGCCAGCAGATGCCGGGCGTGTTCTTCTTCCATTTGCTGGATTGTCAGGCGCAGCTGCAGGTTCTCCTCCCGCAGCTTCTGCGTCTTCGTCTTCCGCGGCGGCAGGGGCTGCTCGGGGACGCGGTAGAGGGTGCGGCGGCCACGGCCAATGCGCAGGCTCTGGCTGTCATCGAGCAGCCCCTCTTTGGCGGCCGTCGAGAGGTTGCGCGACACCAGCTGGTAGAGGGCGCCGATCTCGGTCGCCGTCAGCTGCTGGCCGCGGTGGATGGCCTCAAACACCTGTCGCTGGGTGATGCCGTCGGGGTGGCGACGGACGATGTCGATCACCGACTGCAGGTTGATCTCGTCCTTGATGATCTTGAAGGTGTCGATCTGGGCTTCTGTCACTGGCTCTCCTTGGCTTCCTCAAAGAACTTGACGTCAGACAGCAGGGCGCGGTGCTCTTCAAAGGGCAACAGCACCTGCATGTGGGCGGATTGGGGGCCGGCGAGCGGCAACCCCACCATCAGATCGCCTTGACGGTAGCCGATGTAGCGGATGAAGAGCCCGCCGTGGATGCCACGAAGGATCTCGTATTCGCTGCGGCGACTGCCGTCGCGGCTGTCGATGAAACAGTGTCCGATTCTCTTCACACAACCTCCGGGCGCTTGCCAAGCATCAACTCGTCTTCCATCTTGCGGATGGAGTTGACGACGTCGTAGTAGGCCTTCATGCCCTTGTCGGCGTCCATGAACGGCACCTGATGGATGTCGACCATGCCGTTGCCGGCGGGGCGCTTGATGATGAGGGCAATGGCGCCGTCGTGGAGGCGACGCACGGCCTCGGCGGTGATGCCGCTGATGAAGTTGGTGATTGCGAGGGTCTTGGTGGTGTTCATGTCCCCAGCCTACAGGAGGCCGGGGCGCCTGTCAAGCCCCTCGTGCATTCCTCAGCTTCTGCATGGCGGCATCGAAGAGGTAGTCACTGGCGCCAAGGTTGATGCGCGCCCAACCCCGCTTGCCGCAGGCCTCGCCGGGCAGGTAGCGGACCTTGGCGGCGGCAAATCGGCGGCGGAGGTCGTCCTCGATCTTGATCCACGCAAACATGCCGCGATTGGCAAAGATCACTTGATCCAAGACGTCTTCAAGAGCCAAGGCGTTCTCTTTCATCCGCGCCCGGACGCCACGGTATGCTTCTTCGGCCACCGCCGGGTGATCGTGGATGCGCCACAAGACGTCGGCCACCCGCTGCTGGCTGTAGATCGAGACGCCGCTAGTCGTCGACTCAACGTAGGCGGCGGCGACCTTGGCGACTTCGGAGTTGCTGGTCACCAGCCAGCCAACGCGATCGCCTGACACCCCAAACAGCTTCGCGGCGCTGTAGACCGCGGTCTCGTGTGGTGGCGTGTCTTCGACGTCGAAGCCGTAGACGTAATGGGCGTAGGCGGCATCCCAGATGTCGCAGGGCGTATGGTCGATGGAGCCGTCGGGGTTGTTGGGGCTCGTGTTGACGCGGATCTCGTTGATGGAGCCGCCGACACTCGCAAAGTCACAGCCCGCCAACTCCGCCAGCGTCTTGTGGCTGGGCCAGTAGGGCCGGCGATGAACGACGGTCATGGCGCTGTTGCTGGAGGCACGGGTCTGGCGGTAGGCGTAGATGGCGGCCAACAGGGCCTGCTTGGCGCCGGCGGCTACCACGATGTCACCCTTTGGGTGCAGCTGCCGGAGTTCGTCGAGAAGTTCCCGTGTGCCGGCCAGCGGCGGATATGCCTGTTTTGGTATATCCCCGACGCCTTCGTACAGGCCATAGAGGCTGAAGGTATCCTGCAGGCAACCGGGTTCGCCGACGGCGAGGTTGATGACCCCCGGCTCGTCGGTCTTGGCCATAAGCATGTCGGCTTTCATCAGTCGTCCTTGATACAGTGATTCTGGTAGTCGGCTTCGATGCCAGCGAGGTGGGGGTGGAGACGGGCAAGAAGCTGGCTTTGCTCGGAGGCCTCATCGAGTGTCAGCACGGTCTCCGGTAGCCTGACGGTGATGGCCACGCCTTTGTCCGTGATATGGGGACCGCGATTGAGGCGCGGCTGAAAGACCACCCAACAGCCGGTGACGGCGCTTCTTTTGCCCTGCAGCTGTGGAAAGTAGGCCTTGACGTAGCCGTTGACTTCCGTGACGTCGTACTCGACGCCCAGCGCCTGCGCGATCGTCATCAGGCGACCGCGTATGTAGCGATTGAACGTGCTACGGTAGATTTCTGTGGTCATTGCAATCTTGGTAGCACAGTCCCGGCCCAGCCGTCAAGGGGCATACTCTCATGAATCGCTACGAGTTTGAGGGGACCATTCTCCCCAGCAGTCTGGTATCGGATAGCGGCGCAAAGATGCGCAGCAACATCGATTTCCCTTCTCTCTACGTCGGTCGCGTCCAGCGAGTCCACTACCCGGACTCGGATGCCAACGCCAACAAGCGATACCCCGAGTACGACGTCGTCATCGAATACGAGAGTCACGGAAACCGCATTCGCACGGCGACGATCATTCATCGTTGTCGCGTTGCGTCATTGTTTGGCGGCATCGCCGACTATGAGACGTGGACGCCGCGGGTTGCCGTCAAAGACCCGATGGCGCACGACGCGACGCAGAAGCAGGCGGGGCAGAAGCTGGAGACCGGCAGTCAGGTGTTGGTCCTGTGCCTGAACGGCAGCAGCCAGCAGGGCATCATCGTCGGCGGCCTGCCGCATACCGAGGGTGATGTTCAGGACAAGACCGAGGGCCATCACTGGACCCGTCGCTTCAACGGCGTGACGATGAATATCGACGCCGCCGGCCAGTTCACCCTTTCGTTTCAGGGCGCCACGGGCGCCGCTGGTGGCCTGCTGGATTCCGCGGACCCCGAAGCCAGCGGCAGCCAGATGACGTTCGTCAAGGACGGCTCGATCAAGCTGGAGACCAAGGACGGCCAGCAGTCGATCCACCTCGATCACGCCAACAACAAGATCGCGGTGCGCGCCAACGCCTCACTGGAGATCACGGGCCTCGACCCCGATGGCGAGACGCCCAAGTTCCAGCTGACGATGAACGACGGCGAGTTGACGGTGAGGCTGCAAGACGGCGCGACGCTGGCCGTCGTCGGCAAAGACGGCGACACCAGAATGACGGTAGGGGATGGCTCCAAACACGTCGCGATCGTTGAGGAACTGCAGGCGCTCTACACGCAGCTGAAGACGAAGCTGGATGTCTTCGATGCCCACATCCACGCCACGGGCGTGGGGCCCAGTGGACCACCGACGCCCACCATCGGCGCCCCGTCGTGGAATAGCGCCATCAACTCCACCAAAGTCTCGATTCCGGAGGGCTGAAGATGGCCTTGCTGGCATCGGTGCTTGAAACGGAACTGCGGAAGTTCATGGATCCGCAGTACGCCGGCTTCCAAGGCTGGCCAAACAACGACGTCGACACGGCGGCGGCTTGGGCCAATGCCATCGATGCCTACACCGGCAGCGGCCTTGGAATCACACCCCCGTCGTCGACGGGGGTGGTCGCAAAGGGCCTGCTCCAGACCGGTCTCTTGGGGATGTCGGCGCCGGGTGCCGCTATCCTCATCTTCGACGCCGCCCTGTTGGCCTACACGACGTCGCTGGCTACAGGCATGCTGCCAACCTTCGTGGCCTTGCCGCCGGTCTTGCCGTTGACGGTGACGCCGCCGACGCTGGCCACCATCGTGGCCTCTGGCCTCGCCGGCGCCTCATCCAGCCAGCAGGCTGCGATCTTGGCTCTGTGGATCGACACCTACTTCAAGACGGGCACCGCAGTGCCCGCAGCCGGTGGCCCAGCCATCACTTGGCTCTAGGTCGAGGTCTCGACGGGGAAGGCCTCGACGACCGGCTGCACGAAGGCCTCCTGCGCCTCCCAAGCCCGTCGGAACTCGGGGGTCTGCTGCTCCAAGGGCAGGGGCTTGCGGGCGGCGGCGTCCATGAGCGGCTTCAAGGCTTCGTTGCCATCGATGGCGTGAATGCGGCCACGGGTATGGGCGAGGACGGCGTAAAGGGGATGCACGGCCTGCTTGAGGTCCTGCAGGTCGCGTTGGCGACGGTTCTGCTGCAGGATCCAGTGAACGCCCTCTTGTGGTGTCTTGAGCAGCTGAAGGCCGCGGCGCCGGCAACCGAGTTTGGCAACGAGGATGTCGGTCTCCAGCACCGAGATGGTTTCGAGAATGGCTTTTCGATTGACTTTCACTCTGTCTCCTTGAGGTCAGACGTCAGCCGCGCCAACGTCTCTTTGAGGTTGCCAGAGGCGGCAACGGCGATCACTGCCGCAAGATGGTCACGTTGACCCTCAACGGCCGCCAACGTCAGGCGCAATGTCTCGGTCTCGCGTCGTGCCTTGCGAGCGTCCTCCAGATACTGGTTGTTTTTCTCCAACAGCTGTTGGACTCTTTCTCTGCTCGCCTTCAGCTGCTGAAACAGCTTCTGGGTCTCTGGCGTGTAGAAGCCCTGAGACTCGGCCTCAGACTTCGCGGCCTCAGAAGCCAGCAGTCCGAAGTCGTCGACCTCGCTTCGCAGAATGAAGCGATGGGCGGAGATCCAGCCGGTGTTTGGGGCGTCTACGCCCACTTCGTTGTGGCTGTTGCGACACACCACGTTGTAGATGTGACCGTACTTCAGCCCCTCACAGGGCTGGACGCAGACTACGGCGTCGTTGATCTGAAACCGTGGCCAGTTTTGATCCATGGCATCCTCCATGGACCCATGCTAGGTCGCCGGCTCAGTTTCCGTCAAGCAGAAACGCCACGATCCAGAGACCGGCGACGATGAAGGCGCCGATGCCGACGGCTGCGTCGCAGACCTCACGAAACGGCGTCAGGCGCTGCCAGCGCCTTTCCAGCCCCGCCAGACCAAAGGAGACGAGGAACAGGACGAGCGTCACCGAAGCGATGATGAAGCGCAAATCTTCCATAATATATCCCCGTTGTTGTTACCTGAAGATTGCTTTCTGCAGCCTCCTGACACAGATCACGCCCGCCAACACCAGCAGCATCGGCGGCGTGATCAGGGAGATGAGCATTCGCTCGCAAAATCCTTGGATCCATCCTCGGCCACACATACACACTCTCCTCGCACGCAATCACCGGGATCCATGGCCAGCTGCTGCAGTTCTTCGACTGCCGCCCAGTCCCAGCAGTCTGGGGTGTGGTCGTAGCAGCCATCGATAAAGCCGCGGTCCCAAGCCACGAGGTGTAGTATCTCGTGGCCCAGCAAGACGTCGACGGGAACGTCGTTGACGATCTTGATGCCCGCCCGTTGGCTGTCGGAGCCCAGACGCCAGCTGCAGGCCAGCACCTCTTGCTGGCAGCTGTTGAAGTTCGCGATGCCCTGCACCCCCGGCGGCTCGCACATGATGTCGAGACGCTGGGCGATGTGCTTGGCCTCTGGCCACTTCTCGCCGGCGGCCGCCAGTACCGCATCGATGTCGTCCAGACCAAGGCTACAGTCGTAGATGTCCACGCCCCAATACACACACCGTGGCGGCAACAGCGTCAAGACAAAAATGAAGGTCACAACAAGGAATCGTCGGAGATTAGGCATAGGTGTTCCTTGGGATGCTGGGCCGTAAAGGCAATCTTTCCGTCGCGTCTCTGGCGATGCGGACGCTCGTTCTTTCTCCCATACAGGTTGTGCTCATGGTAAGCGTAGTTGAGTCAGCTACATCAGGTTCCGCAGCGATCGCCGCTGCGACTCAGGGACCATCAGCCATCTCCAGCATGGCCGTTCTGGCGTCTCGCGACAACTTTGTGCCGGCTCTGCAGTCAGCTATCGACCCGGCATGGGAGTTCAAAGACGAAGCATCCAACAAAATCGACCCAGTTCGTTGGAACAAACTGTATCCATATCAGTTGATTGTAGTCGAGTACAAAAACGGACAATACAACACGGTCGTGGGCGGCATCAATGCCCCCAAGTGGTCTTTCACCCTTCCCGTTCCCCCTGAGTCACTGACCATCAGCACTCCCTTCGCGTCTGAAGTGCGAGCGACGCTAGAGGGCATCGTCGAGGAGCATGGCGGTGCTCCTTTTCGTCTCATCAACATCTCGGGCACCACGGGTGTGGTGCCTATGCGTCCTTCAGCATCCTCGGGGCGCCCGAATGCCTTGAATCCAGAGGCGCTGGCCTTGGCCGGTGGCACCGTCCTCTCTGCATTGGCTCTTGCCGAGACGGCTACGCGACTGATTCCGCAAGCCAACTTGATGACGAAGGAGGAGTTTGGCGATGATGAGGTGGGGAGCATCAGTCGCGGCAGCGGTTACTACCAGTTGAGGCTACTGCAGCAGTTCTTTGAGCGCTACGCGCGCATCAAAATGACGGCAGAAGGACGCGATCTGCGGCTGGCGCTGGCGATGTGGAAGGATCAGTCGGTCTATCTCATCACCCCTCAGTCCTTTGAGGTGCAGCGATCGGCATCCTCGCCCCTCCGCTACAACTATCGTATCTCTGCTAAGGCGTGGCGGCGAATCCGGCTTGATGAGCCAGCCCAGCCCATCCATCCAATCGAGATCAATACCGGTGGCTTGGGACGGGCTGGAATCGCCGCCGAATCGCTGTCTTTGGCTCGTGACGTACTGGTCAAGAGCAAAAACCTGCTTTTTGCCGTTCGCAGCGACGTCAACAACACCCTCTTCAGCCCTTTGCGTGAAATCGCCTTGATGGCAAAAGAGGCTTCGGGGTTGGCTGTGACGATGGCCGATCTTCCGGCGAATATCATCAAAGACTCGCAAGGGTCTATTGTCGGTTTCATCTCTGGCTTCGCCAACAGCCTCGACACTGCAGGGCAGGCGCTACAAAACGCTGGGTCAAACGTCAGCAATGCTTGGACTGAGGCAGGAAGCGCAATCGGCAATACTTGGCTCGATCCTTTGGGCAAGAACAAGGGATCTTCCGTTGTTACTACCGCTGCCGACGTAACGCAGGCTGTGACCGCTGGCGGCACCAAGACCTTTGAGTCAACCCGCAACGATTCTCGTAGCCCGCTGGCGATTCAGGCCATTTTTGACAACCCCTTGTCGGCACACGCCGCCTTCAGCGCCATCAACGCACGGCGCGTCAACTTCACGCCCAACGTCGGTCGGCAGGTCGCGGATGAAATCAGTCGCGTTCGCGCCTTCGGTCGCAACGACTTCTTGGAGCGTCAGGCCTCGATCCGCAGCGTCATGGAAGACTTCGCGGACGCCATCGGTCAGGGATCGACGACGTTTGACGAGACCTCAGGCCGAGTCCCGCGCCCCCAGATCCGAGAGGCGACAGAGGCCGACTTTGAGGTGTTGTGGGCCATGAACTCGGCGATCATGACCATCGATCGCCTGCTGCTGCGGGATGAGTCGACCAGCGGCACGAACAGCGCCATCGAGTATGTCGCGGGTCTTGCTCGTGGCTCCGGCATCGCCTTCCAGAAGCCGGTATCGAAGTTTGCCGTCCCCTTCCCCTACGGCGGCAGCCTTGAGCAGTTGGCCCTGCAGTACCTCGGAAGCGCCAACCGATGGCACGAGATCGCGGTTCTCAACGGCCTCCGCGCCCCCTACGTCGACGAGACGGGATTTGAGTTGCCCCTGCTCGTGAACGCCAATGGCAACACGCTGGCCGTCGGCGATGTCAGCAACCTGCACATCGGCCAGATGATCAAGATCGGCAGCCGCACGGTGACGAGGACTTCGCGCCGCATCACGTCCATCGAAAAGATCGCAAACGGCTTCTATTATGTGATTGTTGATGGCGATGGTGACTTGGCGGTGTACACTACCTCCTCCAGTGCCTACATTCACGCATATCTGCCTGACACCGTCAATAGCAACCAGCAGCTTTTCATCCCCAGCCCCAAGTCGGTGGATCCCGATCTCATCAATCGTGACGTTCCGGGCGTCCCCAGCTTCCAAGTGCTGTTGGATACCGGCGGTATCGATCTGGGCCTGACGTCTTCCAATGACCTGATCGTGACGCCAGATGGCGACACGCCTTGGTCCGTGGGTCTCAACAACATCTTGCAGCGCCTGCGGATTCTGGTCTCCACGCCCCGCGGCAGCCTGCTGCAGCACCCGAGTGTTGGCATTCAGATCCCGGTGGGCATCAGTACCGCTGACTTGGATGCCGAACAGCTGTTGACGGCGACCCGAGACCTGCTGGCGCAAGATGGCGACTTCTCGCGCGTCGAGTTCGCTGCCGTACAGAAATCAGGGCCCGTGGCGCGGCAGATCATTCACGTCGGCGTCAAGGGCGTCGAGCAGCTGATTCCCGTGTCTTTTGACGTCGTTCGGTGACCCCAAGGCTATCGTTGGGTGTAGCGTCAGGAGAATCTTTTGGCTCGGGCTGGCCGCGGCTGGTCCCCCATCTCCCTCCAAGAGTGTAGATCATGGCACAGCCTCAGGCACGTTCCTATAATGCGATCTTGGGCGACATGGTCGCTGGCTTTCTTGCCCGCAAGCGCATCCCGCGCCTGAAGCCGGCTTCGCCGATCCTGTCGATCCTTGAGGCCGCGGCCCAGAGCGACCTGCGGTCTACGCAGGATGTCTTCGCGGCCCTGAACTCGGTCAGCTTGGAGCGCAGCGCCGGCCAGACCCTTGACCGCATTGGCGCCAGCGAGAACGTGGCTCGCCGCAGCCAGCAGGCGGCCACCGGGCTCGTGACCTTCAGCGACACCAGCTTCACCAAGAAGGCGACGCGCCTTTCAGCGGCCAAACCGGCTCCCGCCGCCGGCGCCACCACCATCTACCTCAGCGACGGCACCGATCTTCCGGCTACGGGCTCCATCTACCTCGGTCGCGGCACCAACAACTACGAGGGTCCGATCGCCTACACCAGCCTCGTCGACAGCGGCAGCTTCTGGACGATGACGCTGAGCACCGCCACCACGCGCTTTCATCAGCAGAACGAAGGGGTGGTCTTGGCGCAGGGCGGAGATCGACAGATCCCCGCGGCCACGCAGGTTTCAACCATCCGTGGCCTGACGAACCAGCCCGTTTCCTTCTCGACCGTCTTCGGTGCCGTCATCCCCGATGGCGAGACCTTCGTTGAGGGCGTGTTTGTGGCGTGTCTTGTGCCGGGAACCGCCGGCAACGTCGCCGCAGGCGCCGTCAGCGCCGTCTCCACGACGCCCTTCGTCGGCGTCGCCGTGACCAACCCCTCGGCCTTCATCTCGGGCCGCGACACGGAGACCGACAACGACTACCGCGACCGCATCAAGCTGTCACGCGCCACCCGCAGCCGCGGCACCGACTTGGCCATCCAGACGGCGGCCGTCGGCGTCTCCAGCGATGAAGACAGCAAGAGCGTGATCTCCGCCGCCGTCGTGCGTCGCGAAAACCGGCCGACGACGCTCTACATCGACGACGGCACGGGCTTTGAGGAAACCGATTCACCCGTGTCCATCGAGCCGCTCATGGACTCGGCCACTGGCGGCGAGGAGTTCTTCCAGCTGAGCATTCGCCCCGTCTCCAAGGCCTATGTGGCGACGCAGAACACGGCGCCCTATGCCCTGACCAACGACAGCCACTTGGCGGTTTCCGTTGGCGGCGTCGAATACGACCACTACTTCGATCCTCAGGGCTTCAGGAACTTCCTCTCGGCCACGGCCTACGAAGTTGCGTCTTCGATCAACGGCAATCCGCTGTTGCCGTTCTCCGCTCGCACGACCAATGGCGGCACGGGCGTCGCCATCTTCGCCAAGGACGATACGAACGAGGACATTCAGGTCCTGACGGCGAGCGTGGGCACTGACGCCAACGGAGCACTGGGCTTCGGCACGACGCGCATCGAAACCATCCGCCTCTACAAGAACGACGTCCTCCTGAGCAAGGATGGCTTGGGAGCCTCCGTCGTCAGTGCCTCCAAGGGCAACTGGGCGACTTTTGACCCGATCTCGGAGACTCTGATCCTGTCCGTTGATGGTACGCCGGCGGTCACCTACACCTTCAACGCCGCCAGCTTCGTCAACGCCGGAACCAGCTTCTCGACGTTTGGCCAAAACAGTGTCGGGGCGTGGGTTCAGGTGTTGAACTACACGATCCCCGGCATCACGGCAACGGCCGTCGGTCAGACGATTCAGATGACGTCGAACTCCGATCGCAGCAGCCGCGCCAGCATCGCCATCAGTGGCGGCACCCTGACGTCCAAGGGCGTCTGGGCGATTGAGACGGTCACGGGCCGCAACGCCGACTACACCCTGAATCGCAACACCGGCGAACTGCGTCTGGCGACGCCGCTGGCCGCCGGTGATTCCCTTTCCGTTGGCAGCTTCAACACCCGCGCCTTCGTCCAGACCGCCGCCTTCACTTCCATCGTCACGACGTCGACGGCCAACATGTGGTTCGTTGTTGATGGCGACGCCAGCCGCGTCACGACGTCCGTGGATACGGTCACCAGCTATGGCTTGACCAACCCCAGCAGCGGCGGATGGGGCGAGCGTTGGCATCTGACTGCGGCATCGGGCACGCCCTTCGCCAACGTCGCGTCCGGCGACTGGCTGGTGATCTGGGATACGGCCGTCAACGCCGGCCTGCGTGGGGTCTGGCGAGTAGCCACGGTTTTGTCGGCCGGCGCCACGCTGGCTTTTGACACCATCGCTACTGGCATTGCTGATGCCGCGTCCTTTACGTTCGCCAACGGCGACCTGCGCGTCATTCGCTCCAGCCGAGAGCCGCAGAACATCCAAATCGCCGCCGGTACCTACACCGCGTCGTCGCTGGCGACGACCGTCAACAACCAGATCGTGGGCGCCACGGCCTCCACCTATCGCACCACGCAGGCGCGAGTCAAGACCAACGCCTTCGGCCTTGAGGGCGACATTGCCTTGGTGGCGCAGGATACGCCGGCGATCGCCTTTGGCTTCAGCGAAACGACAGCCGCCGTCCAGAATCTGGTAGGCCACCTTGCGTCAGTTGTCGCGGGTAACACGGAGATCGGCACCACCGACTTCACCTACCGCACGACCACCGCAGAGAGCACGTCGTCAACGACCATCAATGCAGCTGTCTCTGCCCTCTCTCAGAGGTCTTGGAATAAGTTTGTTGTCGGCGAGAAGGCGACGAACGACGCCGGCACCACCGTTCGCTGGGGCAACAACTCCGATTACTACAGCCTCGTGGCTTCGATCGCAACTCCCGGTGACGTCGTATTGACTCTCCGCGACGCCGCTCCGCGATTCTGGGCAAATACTGACTCGTTCTACTTGGCCAATGCCTACGCGATTGGCCCCAACGACACCCTGACGACCATCGTCGATCGCGATACCGACAACAAGCGTTTCGTCGTGCCGATGTACCGACGTCTGACGCCAACGACGGCGACGTATGGGTCATCGAATGACTTCTTGGATGCCGACAACGGTAGCCAGAGCCTGACCGGGGCCTTCGGCCTCGGCTACAGCTTCAATGACTTCGTCGCCTACATGCGTTCGCGTCTGTTGACGCACAGCGCCGATGCCACGAAGCGTATCCTCTGGCGCTGGAAGCGCTATGGCGCCGACGGCGACAGGGCCCGGTTGCGTTACGCCTATCCCACTGCGGCCTCACAGAGCCTGCAGGTGTCTGTCGACAACCAACCGACGCCATCAAACCTTGAGGACTACAACCTCGTCTCGGTGCTGTTGCCCTCAGGTGCCGCTCGCAGCGACGCCACCTTCTTGCCGCGTGAGGCCACGCGAATGGGCTACGGCCTCAGTGTCGTCGGCGGCCGTAACGTCATCACCGTCGCCTGCGGCTTCCCGGTCTCCAGCGCCTCGCGTACCACTACTGACGTGACGCTGACGCTCGACCTCACGATGGGGCTCTACAACCTCACCAATCACGGTCTTGTCGCCGGCAACGTCATCTACCTCGCCTCCTCCTCGGGCAGCTTCTCGCCGGGCGCCAAGCTGATCACCAGCGTCACGCCGACGACCATCGTCTACGCTGAAGCGGGTACGGCGGCTGGTCCGATCGCCAGCATCGGCAGCATCAGCACCGACTCGGTTGAGCGACGTCTGAACACGGGATCGGTGGCTGTCGGCGATGTCATCCGACTCGGAACGTCTACGGCCATTCCCTCGGGTTGGCGTGGGCGCAGCATCCGCATCAACAACCTCGGCGATCGCTACATTCAGGGCTACGCAGACACAGACACGGACCTCGGCTCGACGTCGACGACGCTGGCGTACTCGATTCTGTCCTCGCCCACCAACATCTCCATCTTCCCCATCAACTCTGGCTCGGCTACGGCAACGGCTATCGCCGCTTCCGTGAACGCCTTGGGAGATGGCTGTCCGGTGACGGCTACGGTCACTGGCACCGGCGCCGGCACTGTCCTGCTGTCTTCGCGTGATGAGGCGGCAACCGCCGATGAACTCGTGGAGTACGCGGCTCTGAGCGACGGCATCAACTGGGTGCAGACGACGACGAGCCCCGGAACCCTCGCCGGCAACTACACCCTCGCCTTCAAGGCCCCGATCGCTGCCTCGTTGGTTGCCAACAGCGATTGGCTCAATGAAGAAGTGCGGGTTGTGCCGACAACGGCTACCACCATCACGGCTTGGCTCAACACTCTCGGTGTCTGTGGCCTTTCGCGCGTCGCCGACGTCAGCGTCGCCAATGATGGCCGCGCGCCCCAGATCGCAAGCGTAACGCCGGGCAGCAGCGGCTCCGTTCAGGTGCAGGGTGGCTCTGCGAATGCCTCTTCTGCCTCCATCGTTGGCTCCCTGAATGTCTTTGGGACGCTCAATAATCACGCGATCATCTCTATTCCCGCCGATCAATCGGCAGGCTTTACGGCAGGGACGATGGCGATGGTCGCCAACTCCGCTGACCCCAGCGTTTCGCTGAGTTCGTCGCTTGTGCTGTCGTCCAATGACGTCAACGGCAATCTGGCGTTCTCTGCCGGCACCCTTTATTCCGCTGGCGTCGTCAATACCTCTGTTTCATCGAACGTACAGGTCAAGAGGCAGGGGCGATATGTCATGATCACCAACTTGCCGACCATCTCGGGTACGGCAAGGATGATCTATATCGGCCAGCCGGGCACGGATCCAGTGTCTTTGGCAAACACCGGCACGTTCCGAATCATTGCCATGTCTGATGCCGTGCTTTCTGGCGGCAAATACACTGTGTGGATTGAAAACCCGAATGCCGTAGAGGAAGACGGCAAGCGGGTGTCGGTGATCTTCATCAACAACGGCCCCATGGCTGGAGACTACCTTTCGATCAGCGGTGACGAGTGGGGGGCAGAAAACAAGGGGTTGTGGCGAATCGAGAGCGTGGGCACGAGCAGCGCCTATGTCGGCACTGGCCTGAAGCTGGACACGTCTTCTCGCCCGTGGGTGGTACAGTCGACGCCGGCGGCTGCCTTGGGGGCCGCTTCTTCAAAGTTCCGCGTCATCCCCAGTTCCACGATCAAATGCGTGGCGCGCATGAACTCGATTTCCCCCAACGCCAGCAACGCCTCGCTTGTCGACGTTCGTTTCTCTCTCTGGCATGACACTGGCCTTGGTGGATCATACAGCTACTACCTGCCCGGCGACTACGAGATTTCCGACGTCTACGGCGCTGTCCTGACGTCGCTCGACAAGCTGGCTTTCGGTACCGACATCGTGCCGGGGGTTGACGGCTATCGCTACAACACGGGCCTGCTGGGTGAAGTCAACCGCGTGATCATGGGCGACCCCCGCGACCCCACCAGCTACCCCGGTGTCGTTGCCGCGGGCACGAACGTCAACATCAGCGGCCCTCTCGTCAAGCGCATTCAGGTGGCCTTGGCCATCCGCCTGCGCCTTGGCGTGCTGCCGCAGAGCGCCATCAGCTACGTCCGCTCGGCGGTCGCGGCTACCATCAACAGCTTTGGTGTCGGCAAGCCGGTGGTCATCAGCAATCTTGTGGCGGCTGCTGCCAGCATCAACGGCGTAACGGCGGTATCGATTGTGTCGCCGACGTACAACAGCGACAACGATCTCATCACCGTTCAGCCGTACGAGAAGCCGCTTGTGCTAAATGCTGAGCAAGACATCACGGTATCGATTGTTGGCGATTGATTGTATAGATTGAGGGCGACATGACTGTTTTCGCGATCCAGTCTGTGATCCCGGTTGGCCCCGCGGCCGTGCGCGTTGTCTTCAGCGCCGCGGCCAAGGCCATTTCCGCGACTGAGAGCGATGACGCCCTCAACCCCGCCAACTACCAGCTGTCGGGGCCCACGACGTCTCGTGTCATCGAGGTGGCGCCGGTCCTCGACGATCCGCAGGCCTTCACGCTGTTTGGTTCGGCGCTCATTGGCGCCGGCAGCTGGAGCCTTCTGGTGTCGGGGGTCGTGGCCGATGACGGCACGGCGCTGACCAACCCCAATGTCGGCATCTTCAGCGTCAACTCGACGGAGCCTCAGGACATCGTCAATGGCGGCGCCGACGACGTGACGCCAGAAAGCGTCCTGCGTCAGTTCCTGTCGCCGGCCTTCATCGGCGAGGGCTGGGATGCTCTTGTCTACGCGCTCTCGCGCGCCGATCAGTATCTGCAGGATACGGCGCGGGCGGCGTGGAATCAGATGTTCCTGTCGACGGCCGAAGGCAGCTTTCTGGATCGCCTCGCCGGCGAAGTCGGCGTCTCGCGGCCCAGCGACGTCGGCATGTCGGATGCCGTCTTCCGTGAACTTGCCATTCGCCTGTCGTCTGAGAAGATCACCTACAAGGCGCTGTGGGAGATCCTTGAGGTCTTCTATGGCCGCAGCGCCGTTCGTGCGACCATCGAGACGGAGGTCGATGCCCCCTATAACCTCGACGATCTGTCGCAGCTGATCGTCGACGTCGATGGCACCGAATACCCCATCACCTTCTCTGCCGCCGACTTCGCCGACATCAATCAGGCGCAGGCGATCGAGGTGGCGGCCACCATCACGCGCCAGCTGCGTAGCCTCGGCAGTCAGGCGTGGGCTGTTACGTCCCTGAATGCCTTGACGGGCCTCTACCGTGTCGTCGTCTACTCGCCGACGCTGGGGCTGTCATCCAAGATCCGTGTCGTCGGCGGTCTCGCCCAGTACGGCCTGCGTTTCCCTCAGCTGCTGGCGACGCCACTGCTCACCAGCGCCACCTATTCCGTGACTGTGATCGAAAACGGTCGCGCGCGTCTCGACTTCACCGGCGCCTCGGCCTCGTTGGTTTCGGTTCGTGACGGCGACTACATCTTGGCTCAGGATAGCCAGTTGAATGCCGCCAACAAGGGCACCTTTGCCATCGAAGAAGTGGCGATCTCTTGGACTGGCAGCGCCTTCCTGCAGCAGGTGACGATCGTCAACGTCTCGGCAGTGACGCAGGCCGGGCCGTTGACTGTCGCCAACGGCGATTTCCAGTTCTATCGTCCGGCCTACACGACGCCGTCGAGCAATGGCGCGATGGTGTCGGGTGCCGAGAACAGCATTCGCCTGCATCTGCCGACGACGACGACTGTGGTCGACCGCGAGCCCCTGAAGGCCGCGTACCTGCCGAAAGAGACGACAAGCGATGTCGGAGACCTGTCGGTTGACTTGGGGCCCGATGGCACGCTGAAGGTCACGACAGCCAACGCCCATGGGCTCTTGGCTGGCGACTGGGTGACGTTGGAGAACATTCGTCCGACGTCGTACTCCCATCCCATGACAACGGCGCCAATCGAAAACGCCTTGGGGGCCACTGGCACCACCGGCGTCAGTCGGCAGTCGATGATCTCGCCCATGCGCGCCGTCGATTCTTTTGGCGCACGCACTGGCGCCATTGGCGTTGCCATGTCGAATGGCGACATCTTTATTCACGGTGGCCGCATTGGCCTGTCGTATTTTTCAGACTACAAGGTGGCGAGGTTTTCCGGCGTCACCCAAGATGCCGCAAATCGACCCGTCTACTCGTACAACTACTTTTCGACGGCGGACATCGGCTACGCCGCCGCCTACTCGGCCGCCGCCGCCTATCAAGGCGATGCAGGCATCGGCGTGTTGTTTGCGTGCGGCCAGACGGCAAACACCCCCACGTTCACCGCCAATGCTCGCTTGTTCCTTTCGGCGACTGGTGGCTCCAACGTCGGTACCATCCTTACCGTCACCAACGCCATTCATCCCGCCTGCCGTCTTGCCGTAGCCCTTACGGTTCTCGACAGCAGCCAACGGCAGCAGGTGCTGCTGATCGGCGGTCAAACGGCGGCGACCACCAACACGACGGCCGTGTCGGCCTTCAATCCCGCTACCAACGGCCTCAGCATCTTCGCCAAGGCCACCGACACCCAAGCCCGCAGCCGCCACGCCGGATGCTCCTTGGGGGCCGTGGAGGATGCCACCAAACTCGTCGCAGCGCTTTGGTGTGGTGGCGGTATCTTCAGTGGCGCCACCTTCATCCCCACTGACACCACCGGCTTCCTCAGCGACCTCGTGACGCCTGCATGGTCGACGCCGGGGCGCATGGCCGTCGCCCGCTATTCACACCGCGTCGTTGACATCGGCGGCGGCCGGGCGCTGGCCATCGGCGGCTTCGGGCGCGTGTTGGCCAACGAGACTGTCGATCGCGTCGTCGACGAAGTCGAGATGTTCGATCTGTCTTCGGGTGCGTGGACACCCGCCGGGCGCCTGAAGGCAGGCCGCTACAACCCCGTCGTCTTCCGTCTCGGCGACAAGGTGTACGTCTACGGTGGCATGCAGACAACCGGGACGCCGCCGGATCTCGCCACGGAGGTCTACGACATCCCCAGTGGCCGATGGAGTACGCTGCCTTTCTCCAGCAACGGTACGGCAGGAGCCTTCTTTGAGTACGGCATCAGCGCCGTCAGCAACGGCCTGTGCGTGATGTTCGGAGGCGAGAGTGCGACGTCTGGTTCATCGCTGACGGGCACTAGCTTTACGGCCCAAAACCGCACCTCGGCCTTCGTCGAGGGCTCCAACTTTGCCTCGCCGGCGCATCGCGTCAATGGCATGTATCAGGTGGCGGCAGCGCCGTCAAGCACGTCCTTCACCGTCTCCGGCCTCCCGACGGGCGATGTGTTGCGGACGACGTTGGCTCCGGGGGCAACGCCAACGCTTTCTGGCTCAGAGACGGTAGAAACGCAAGATCGTTTCATCGGCCCATACGTTTGGAACGAAGACGCCGATCCGCTCCTGACCTCCACGGAATCGCAGACGGTAGGCGACATCTCCCAGTTTGCACAGATTGGTGTGTTGACACTGGTCGACGCTACCTCCTTCCCCGATGCCCCCGGCTACTTGGCGCTCCGCGCCGGATACGAGGACGTCGCCTATCCCGTGCCCTACCTGTCGCGGATCTCCGACACCCAGCTGGCGATCGACTTCAACTACGTTTTCCCCTTCGCCTATGCCTCGGGCACCAAGGTGACGCTGCTGGCACAAAAGGCTCCGGGGGCGCCGGCGACGGCCAAGGATCTGGGGTCGTTCTACGTCACCAACTCCAACGCCGGTCGCGTGGCGGCCGAGGACGCAGTTCGGTCGGCGTCGGCCGCCGGTCCTGACTTGAATGTCAAGGTGTTGTATCCCAGTGACGTGGGTTTGGGCAACGCCGGATACCCCAAGGCTGGGGCGGAAAAGCTATCAGATGCCGTAAGGGTCTGGGGCGGCGATAACCTGACTGCAGAAGTTGCTGCGGCTCAGGAGGAGGACGACATCACATGACTGCCTCCCGCAACATTGTCTCAGCCCAGCTTCTGATGTTTGTGAACGGCCGCATGTTCGGCGAGGTCACGGCCTTCAACTTCGCCTCGGCGACGCCCCGTGATGAACTCATGGGCATCGACACCATTCATGCACAGGAACTGTCGCCGACGGTGATGAAGCTGTCGGGCACCATCGCCTTCCTGCGTCGCCACACGACCGGCGGCCTTGAGGGGCGGGGGATCGTGGCGCCACCGGAGAAAATCGCAGAAGAGCGCTACTTTTCGCTGCTGATCCTCAATCGCCGAGACAAGACCATCTTTTTCCGCGCCGACGAGTGCTCGGTTCAGCAGCAGTCTTTCACCGCCGAGGCGCGAGGCGTCGTGACCGGCAGCTTCACGTTCACGGCCCTGCACTGGAACAACGAACTGGACCTGAAGGCTACTGGATTCACGGAGAATCTTTGAGCCAATCCCCCGTCAAAGTAGGATGATGACATGGCTATCAAGCGCCAGTTGAATGTTCTTGGTCAGCAGCGTATCGATGCGCCGCACCTGCGCATGATGGAGTCGGCGGTGGCCGCTGACTTCGATGCGCTGGCGGGTGAGGTGATGGCCGGCGGTCAGGCGCTGATCGTCAAGGGCTTTGCTCTCTCTACGACTGGGATGACGGGGCAACCGGCGTCGAGCCTGCAGGTGGTGGTGGCGGGAAGCGCCCTTATCCATCCTCTGGCCACTGAAGCCGGGTCTGTTTTCACGGTTCCGGACTCGACGGCCAACGAACAGCTGTCGACGAGCAACGCCAAGGTCGAGGGCAGCTTCACGGCCAGCACCACCAACTATGTCGGCATTGATCTTCGGCGCGAAGCCGACGAAACGACAGCCGACACCGTTACCTTCCTCGATGCCGTGACGTGGCAGGAGACGCCGCGGCTGGTTCCGCTGGCTCGCGTCCTCAACTACCGCTTCCTCATCAGCACCACCGACTTCTCGGCGACCCCTCACGTCTGCCCGATCGCCATCGTCACGACGACGTCGACCAACACCATCTCCGCGATCGTGGATGCGCGGCAGATGTCGTATCGGTTGGCCGCCGGCGGCGCGTCGGTGAACAACCGCAACGCCTTCACTTGGGCTCAGGGGCGCAGCGTTGAGGCCGGCACTGTGGACGCCGCTTTCACTGGCGGCGACCGCGCGATCGGCAGCGGCAAAGAGTGGCAGGACGCCATCATGACCCGCCTTTGGGAACTGGGCGGCGGTGAGCGCTGGTTCACGGCCAACAGCGATCGTGACACCAAGCTGTGTCTTGGCGGCACCGGCCTCTTTCCCACCGGCGACAACTTCCGTTGGACAGTCGGCACCGGCCTGATCGAGTGGACGTCGCTGTACCTCGTCTTCGCCAACTCTACGGCCGTCTACAATACCATCACCAACGGCACGGCGACGTTTACGGCCGACAACCAGTGCCTGTACGTTGACGTCAACCGCAGCACCAACGCCGCGGCGCTGACGATGCAGGTTGCGGATCTGGCGACGCTGGGTTCACCGACGATCCCCGGCAGCCGCTTCATCATCGCGTGGCGTCGCGGCAACGAAGTCTTCTTCCGCGACAAGCAGTACGAAGCTGGCCGCACGTTCGTCGCCGCCGCCACCAATGCCTCGTTGGGCACGGTCCAGCTGTCGTATGCCGTCACAGGCAGCCCCGTTGTCGCTGCCCGCGCTGATACCACGGGCACGATCTCCAATACCGCAAGCGCTGGAAACAACAACGGCTTTTCGGGAACGGGAACGGGAACGGGATATGGACTTTTGGGTACCAGTTCTGCGACTTCCTCTCTGAGCGCTGGCGTCAAGGGAGTTGGCGCTGGAACCGGAATGGGCGTTCACGGTATTGGTATCATTGGTGTTTATGCTCAATCCAGTGGCGGCAACGCCATTTTGGCCATAGGCGATGGCTCGGGCGATGCCGTCGCGGTAACCAACACTGGATTTGGTGTTGGACTGAACGCCGCCGGTGGCCCCACAAACGGCATCGGCATCATCGGAACCGCCGGCGGTGGCAACGCCGACGGCATCCAAGGCGTAGGCTCAGGTACTGGCGTTGGTGTCAAGGCCACTGGCGGAGCCTCGGGCCCCGCCATGCTCGCCGTTGGCGGTACCGGCGGTGGCGTGCGTGTTCAAGTCAGCGGAACTACCGCACCCAGCGTAGGTGGACAGGTCGAAGCGCTGCAGCTTCGCAATACGAGCACGCTGGATGGTACGGTAGTGGCCATGTCGTTAGTTCACAACGACCTAGCGGACCCACCAGACGGATGGTTCATTCGTACAAACAAAATCGGAGACAACAACGTGGACCTGAGGTTCACTACTGTAACCGATGGCACGCTGTCTGATCGATTGCAGTACGATTCTAGCGAAGACTCTCTGATCTTCGTTGGGGATACGAACTCTCAGATCAACGACGTCGGCGCCCAGATGGTCAGGGCGCAGCAGCTGTGGATCAACAGCGCCTTGGGCGCAGAATCCTCTAAGATCATCGCCGGAGGCAGCCTCTATTTTGATGGCACGACCATCACGCTGGGACGCGGAGCGTTCCGGCTGGCCGATGGAACGGTGTTTTCCAGTTCCGCGGACATCACGGTCGCTGTTTCGACGTTGGGGTTTGCAGGCAACGGACAGCGCTACATCTACCTCAACGTGTCTGCTGGCGTTGGAACTTTGGTGGGTTCGACGACCGCCCCGAACCGCAACGGCCACGACGGAACCACCAGTCGCTGCTATGTCGGTTCGGTCATGGTTTCTGGCGGCTCGGCCGCCAACTGCCGCGTTGTGACCACGGACTTTGGTGTTCGATACGTTTCGATGGCCAACAACAACGTCGGAACGACGGCTTTCTTCGGCAATACCGATTTGACGGTCAACACGCTCTCCGGTGGCTCAACTTTCAACGCATACGACACAGCGTCCAACCAAGCGGGAGCCAGCAATCTTACGGCTGTGCTGCCTACCGCAAGAACTTTGTATTATAATCTGTCTTTGTTCTTTTCGCCGAACACTTCCTCGCCGACAACTCAGGTTTCCTTGGGGCTGTCTTCGATTCAGCACGGCGTTGTCGCCATGCCAATCGTTATCCCCCTGAGCACAGACTGGAACAGAGCCAGCCCTTCAGTTCCGAGTATTACCAATCGAGAAATCACTCCGTTTATCTTTTCTACTCAGTTGAAGCTGATGAACAGGGTCAACTCTGCGGTTGTTTTTGCTTTGAGCAGCGTAACGGGGTGGCACTATACCTATACCGGCGCTCTGGGTGCATTTGAAGAATACGTCAACAACCCGGTCAACGAGTGATGGAAAGGAAGAACTCTATGAAAGAGACTTCATCCAAGAAGGAAGCGGCACCGGCTTCGGCGCCTCTTCCGCCTCCCCGCAAGATGCGCTTCTTCTGGCAGGGGGATGCTCGTTGGCGTCATGACCTGCTGGGGCTCGGGTCTTCGACCATGGGCAAGGCCGGTTGCCTTGTGACGTCGCTGACGCTCGCCGCCCATTGGCTGGGCGTCAAGACCCCCGAGTTCACGCCCGGCGACGCCAACCAGCTGCTGAAGAAGCATGTGAACTGCTGGAACGGCAGCAACCTCATCATGTCGCTGGCCGCCAAGCCGCTGGGGCTGTCGTGTCCCGCCGACAAGCGCCTCAAGGCGCCGTTCGGTGACCCCGGCCTCAAGAAGCTGCTTGAGGAGACCCTGAAGGACGGCGATGCCGCCATCATTCACGTCTCCACCGACGGCGACCCCAAGGATGGGGGCGAGCACTTCATCCTTGCCTACCAGCTGACGGAGGCCGGAGAAGTTCTCTGCGCCGATCCGGCTCTGGGTGCCTCTGTGTCCCTGCCACTCCAAAAGCTGGAGGCTAAGGTGATGTGGAGAGAGAATCAGAAACTTTATCAGGTGGTATCGGTGGCGCCGGTTTCGGCCGCCATCTGAATCTTCGGTCTCAAAGGCCACCATGGCCATTCAGTGAGGTAGCAAGATGTCAATCATCGAAGAGCGTCAGAACGAAGACATGGTGCTGGTGGCCTACGACCGCCGTGGCGCCGGCGCATCGGCCAAGAAAGAGGCCCTGCGCATCAACTCGGTTACCGGCAAGGTCGAGATGCCGCAGTCGCCGATCGCTTCGGTCTCGGTGTCGATCGGCGCCGAGGCGGCGAACGCCATCGACGTCGCCTGCCAGATCGTCAACGGTCTCGGTGCGGCCGTCAGCGGCGTGCAGCCGGTGCTGATCCGCGCTCTTGCCGTCACCGACGCCAGCGGCGACCTGAGCGCCGCCACCGCCGCCGTGGGCACGATCAAGAAGACGACGACGCCCGCCACGGGCTTCAACGAGATGTGGATGGAGACGACGGCCGCCGGCGCCTTCAGCTTCAAGGTCTCGGATGCCGCGGCTGAGGACGTGCTCGTTGAGATCGTCCTGCCGAACGGCAAGGTCTCGCTGTTCAAGCTGACCTTCGTGTGATGAAGGCTTGATGTAGCGGGTCTGCGGCTCTGGTAGTCGCGGGCCCGCTACGGCTCTGCGCTTGTGGTTTTGCATCGGAGTATGTCATGTCATCGTCTTACGTCTCCAGCACCCACTCGGCGTTGACGGCCAACGGTAGCCTCGACGGCTACGCGACCGTGACCTCCAATGTCGCCTTCAAGGTCGGCGCCACGGTCTGGATCCGTTCCAACACTGTCGCTGGTCGTCAGTGCGTTGTCACCGACCTCAGCAGCAGCACCAAGGTGGGTTTGCGGTTTTACACCAATGACCAGACGTCGGCTGACTCCGTGCCCCGGTACGGCCGCAGCGATCTCTCGGCGTACCTTCTGGCTGATGGCGCCGCAATCAGTCAGGAAGCCGGCATCGTTCCCGTGATTCCCTGAGTTTGTGTCTGACAGGCCGGCACCGACCCCCTCACTGGGGGTCGGTTTCTTTTTGGGCGTCGGCGATCGCGCGCCGGCGGCTACGGCGCAGGGCGCGGGTGAACTGCTTCTTGGCGTGACGGCGAGCGCGGGGAGTGCCGTTGCAGTAGCGGCAGAGACAGGCCGCGAACCCCTTCAGACCAGCTTGAGCGCGACTATGGGCATCCATAAAAACCTCCTCAGACGGCCAACGCCAACCAAGCCTCTTCATCGCTGAGGAGCAGGTCGGTGTCGAGATCAAGATAGGCCTTGCGGCCCGTCGACGGCTGCCAGCAGTAGAGCAGGCGCCGGCGGCTGCGGGTGAAGATGGGCTCCTCGCCCGTCCCCGGAATCCACGATCCCTGCTCAGCCTTGGCGGCGCGCTCGTTGAGGATGTCGGCGATGCTGCGGGTATTGGTCATGCCGATACCCTACAGGCAATCCACGCCGCCGTCAATAGACAAGCGTGAGTTTCTTCATCGCCCGCTGGGTGGTGGTGTAGAGCCACCGCCGCCAGTCGTCTTCCTTCATGCCCCCGCGCTGCGCAAAGACGACGGCATGGTCGGCTTGGCTGCCTTGCGACTTGTGGCCCGTCAGGGCGTAGCCGTAGTCGAAGAGCATGCCCACCTGATCCCAAGCCGCGGGGCCGCCGGGCACGACATCGATGGTCTTGAAGGTCTGCTCAACCCCAAACTGGTGGCGGTTCATGAAGCCCTGTTCCAGTGCCAGCCCCTCGTCGCTGAAGACGACGTCGCCGCAGATTTGGTTCTGGTTGCGGGCGTAGCCGATCTTGGTGACGCGGCCGCGGAAGCCGTTGGCGACCATGCCCGTCTCAAGGTAGGTGTTCTTGAGGCAGATGACGCGGTCGCCGATCTCCAGCACCTTGTCGCTGCGCAGGCCCATGCGAACGGCGCGGTTGAGGTCCGTGCGCTGGCGGTTCGTGGGGCACACCAACATCGGGTCCTGCGACATCGGCCGATTCTGGAAGCCGTCGAAGAGGCCGAGGACGTACTCCATGTAGTCATGGGCGTGAACGCGCTCGATCTCCGGCGCCTGACAGGCGTCGACGAACTTGCGCCAGTCGCCGCCGGCGCGGATGAGGAAGCCGAGGGCGACGATGGGGTTTTCCAGCGCCTGCCGCCGAACGGTTTCCAGCCTCACGTCGGGTTCCGCCATCAGATTGACTTCTTCGCCCACCGGCGGCAGCTGGCCGTGGTCGCCACAGAAGATGACGGGGATGCCGTACTCCTCAAGATCCTCAAGGATCTGGCCGGTGACCATGGACGCCTCATCGACGACGATCAGGTCGTAGTTGAGGCTCTGCACTCGATCCCAGCCAGCGATGTTGCCAGAGACGTCAACCTTGGGGCGGTAGATGAGGCGATGGAGGGTGCCGCAGAAGCCCGGCGAGACGCCGTTGGCGCCGAGGCTGCGACGCAAGACGCCGGCGGCCTTACCGGTGGGCGCGGCGTAGGCCACGTTCAGCCGCATGTCGTGCTGAAAGTGAAGGGCCATGTGCCCCAGCAGCGTGCTTTTGCCGGTGCCCGCATAGCCACCCAAGACCGTGCGGGGCCTGCGCGCGCGGATGGCCTTCACGATGGTGTCGCGAGCCGTCGTCTGTTCCTTCGACAGGACGACGTCGGCAAACTGCCGCTGACCATCGGACTCTTCCTGTTCGTTGAAGTCGACGGCCCTGAGGATTCCGAGTGTCATTGTTGCCCCTTTGATACGATCTGTTCCTTCGCCATCTTGGCGAGGGAGTCAACGCGGTTGTTCCACACGTCGCTACCATGGCCGCGGACCCAACGCAAGCGGGGGCTGAGTTCCAGCACCAGCTGCCGCAGGTCGGCGACGAGTTCCTTGTTGCGTGTCGGCGAATAGGCGCCTGAGGCCATGCCGAGGGCATACTGGCTGTCGGAGACGACTTCCAGCATCGTCTCTGGCCCCTGAGGCCACAGATGCTTCACCGCCGACAGCCCACGGATGATGGCCGTCAACTCCATGGCGTTGTTGCTGGTTTCTGGGTGACCGCCGTTGCCGGAGGCCAAGGGGCGGCCGGCATGCAGGATCACAAAGGCCCAACCACCGGGGCGTCCTCCCGAGGAGTGGGAGGAGCCGTCTGCGTAGACGCTGATCATCGCCGCAGTCTACGCAGACGGCGCTCGGTTCGTCAAGCCCTCAGTCGCCTTCCAGCACCACCGCCTCGGCGGCAGCGCCCCAGCGACCGTTCTCGTACGACAACAGGACGCGATCGGGCAGATGTCCGCCACAGAGCCAGAGTTCTGGCTGCAGCGACATCAACTCGGCCAGTCGCCGAAAGAGTTCGCGGCCGGAGGTGGAGTCCTTCTCGGACTCCTGAACGGTAACGGCCGTGCGGTACCGCACGCGGCCGCTACCCAACCTCACTTTGCTTGTTGCTCGCTCAAACATCGTTCACCAACGGATCTTTCCCATGAAGACGTAGGTGAAGGGGTTGGAGACCAGAAACCACAACCGCTTCAGCCACGAGATTTCGTTGTTGACGACGCCAAAGGCATGAGGCGGCCACGGCATCTTGTCCTCGCCATAGAATGCGTCGTGCATCGTCTCCGTTTCGTGGAGACAAGACCGATCGTGCTGGTGACTCACAGTCCCGTGCTCCCGAAGCCGCCTTCGCCGCGGGTCGTCGTCGAAAGGTCCTCGACCATCTTGAACTTAGCCTGCGTCACCGGCGACACGACGATCTGTGCCACCTTCTGACCGGCCTTCAGCGCTCGCGGCGACTGGTTTATGTTGGCGAGAACGACACCGATCTCACCACGGTAGTCGCTGTCGACGGTCCCCGGCGAGTTGAGTACATGAAGGCCGTCCTTGAGCGCCAGTCCGCTCTTGGAACGGACTTGGATCTCCCAACCCGGCGCCAACTCCACCTGCAGGCCCGTCTTCACGAGAACGGCCGCGTTGCCGGGGATGATGACATCCTCAACGGCAAAGAGATCCGCACCCGAGGCCTCGGGCGTGGCATACTCCGGCATCTTGGCCTGAGGGTGAATGCGCTTGAAAGACACGAGGGGCTTCGACATCAGAACTCCAGTGACAGTGAAACGCCAACGGCGCCGTTGCTAAGGCCCCAGATGCCGCCGGAAAGCGGACCAACGATGCGTCTCTGGCCTTCGACGCCAAAGACCAGCTGACGATCGCTGAGGCCATCCTGCAGCAGACCGGGGACACTCAGTCCCACCATAGGTGAGATGCGCCAGTCAGGCAAGGGCTTTTCGACGATCTTCTCGACTTCCTTCTCGACTTCCTTGACGACCTCGACCTGCTTCTCGACGACACGGTCGACGTAGCGGATCTCGATCTGCTTCTCGACTTCCTTGTCCTCGGTCGTCTCCTCGGTCGTCTTTTCCTTGGTGCCATCCGGGCGCTCGACTTCCGTCGTCTTCTTGGTCGTTTTGCCGCTCTTCTCGCGGTCCACGATCTTGGCCTCAACTGCCTTCTCGCGCCAGACGATGCGCTCCTTCTCCACCGTCATCACCTTCAGTCGCTCGCGGTACTCCACGCGCTCGCTGGCCGTCAGGCGGCCGAGGCCGAACGAGAAGCCGGCCAGAAACAGGAGGCCGAGGACGACGGCGACCTTGACGCGATGGCGCCAAAAGAAGGCGAGGACGGGTGAGTTCAAGTTCATGACGCAAAGCCCCAGTGCGCTTCCGGCAGCGCCTGCCCCTTGTACTGCGCCAGCAGGCTATCGACCTGATCCGAAAGCGGGCTGGTGCCTCGATACCAAGTAGCACCCATGTCGTCACCGTGCGTCAGCGCGTGGCTGTAGTTGCTCTTGCAGACGACGGCCCAGCCGGTTTCTGATGACCGGCTCTTGCCGACGTAGTAGGTCACGCGGTTGTTGGCGATGGCCGAAGGGTCGCGGTTGATGGAGATGACGTTGGTGGCCACCATCATGGCGCCAAAGGACTCCGCGACGTCCTCGGGCGTCAGCAGTCGCTCCTCGCAGCCCTTTTCCCGCCGGTTGATGCGGCTGGCTTCGCGGTTGCCCTGAATCGCCACGAGGTTGTGGTAGCCCATCTCCGAGGCCTGACGATTCATGTAATCGTAGACGTACTCGTCCTTCTGACGCCGCTGCATATTGCCTTTGGCGGCCTGCTGCGTCGTCAACTTTGCTGGGTAATCGTCGACGACCATGTCGTAGCCCGTGCCATACTTGGCCATGCGCTTGTCGAAGCAGCGACGAATGATGCCGTCGAGTTCTTCGACGGTCAGCGACGGGCGGTGAATGGGGATGTAGGTCAGGAACCGGCTCAGGTAGGCCTGCGCGTTGGCGAGGCGCCGGCGGCCCTCTTCGGTCGTCTGCAGTTCATACAGCTGCTGGGTGTTGACGTTGAGGATGCTCTTCCACAGCTTCTCCTGCAGGTCGCTGGCGCGGCCCTCGTGGGTGAAGTAGAGCACCGACTTGCCGCGAAGGATGTTGTGGCGGGCGACGGTGATCATGGCCGTCGACTTGCCGATGTTCGTCGGCGCCAGCAGGATCGTCTGGTCACCCGGCAGCAGGCTCCCGGTCTTGTTGGCCGGCAACAGCAGGCGATCCATGGCCGTGACGCCAAACGTCAGAGCCTTTGCCGACTCCGTACGTTGATGCTCAAGGAAGGCGAGGCCGCTGCTGAAGTCGACTTCCGCGGTCTCGGTGAAGGAGATGTTGTCGATGCTGCGGCTGGCCCCGCGCATCGTCTCAAAGGCCTCTTTGAACTTGCCCTTGTGGAAGAGTTTGGCGCTTTCCTCGACGCCGCGGCGGTAGATGGCGCCGTGAATCCACGAGTCGAGTTCTTCTCGCAGAACATCGAGGCCATAGCGACGCATCGCGTCTTTGGCTTGGGCGATCTTGGCGTAGACCTTGTTTCGCGCCCCCTGTTCCTCGGCCATGACCTCCGAGGACTCCCGGAGTTCGGCCTCAGACGGCGGGCGGCTCCAGCGGCGATTGAAGCCAAGGGCATGCTCCCACGTCTTGGAGGCCCAAGGGTCAACCAGCAGGTCGGGGGTGATGAGTTCGCGCCCCTGCAGGAAGAACTTCTCGTCGAAAAGCAAGTGGCCAAGCAGGGCGTCCTGCTTAGCGATTGAGAAGGGGAGAGGTGGGGCCTGCAGGTCCTGCGAATCGCTCATTGAAGTCCCTTATTTTTTCTTGACGAAAAGCCTTTGGCGCATAGCATACGGCGAAACCGTAAGGAGTCAAGCCCCATGTCGCTGTCCCGTAGCCAGACCCCGTTTCTCGTCGCCACCAACGTCCTGACGTCGTGGCTCGGTCATCTGAAGATCCCGCATCGTCTGACTTCGGATAGCACCATCGTCATCGGCGAGCTTGCCTTCCGCCTCTTCGACTCCCGCAAGTCTTCGGCGCCCATGTGGTCCAACCACGCGATTGACGTGCGGGCGCTGGCCTCATCCAACCCCGATACGTCGCTGGCCGCCTTCTGGTCCATGACCTCCGCCGCCGGCTTCGGCAAGCCCAACCCTATGCGCAGCCGCACTCGTGCCCGGCGCCAGCAGCAGGCGGGCCTCAGCGCCCTGCGTCTTGCCGAGTACGCTCAGGCCCCCGATCTCTCGCCGGAGGCCTTGGCTACCTACATGCCGACGATCACGGCGACGGTGAATGGCTTCTGCGCCAGCTGGGCCAACTCCTTGGGCCTGCGTCGTGCCTGCCTCAGCCACGGCGACCTCGTCAACGCCGGCGTCATCTGGGCCACCAACTTCCATCACCGCTACCGTCGCCCCAATGACGCCGACGGCACCCGTCGCCTGCTGCGCCACTACGTTCAGCAGCGGCTCGTCCATCTGCTGAGCCTGCAGGCGGCCAAGACCAAGCATGTCAGCGCCTTCGTTGCCCTTGACAGCAAGGCCACGGAGGCCCTCGATCATGATGCTCTGGAGGCGTTGATCGACCACAACACCCCCGACGACCGCTTTGAACACGCGGAAACGCTCAAGGAGCGGCTTTCGTACATGCCGGCACCCGAGTTCCAGATCCGTCTCCAGCGGGCAGTGGAGAAGAATCCGGACCTCGGGTGGTTGGCGACTCGCTACAGCAAGTCGCTTCAGCGGAAGTTGACGAACACCATCGTCGAGTAAACGCGGCGGGCGTCATGGAAGCAGTCAAGCACTGCTTCCATGGGCATCTCACCGAGATCCTTGTAGGGCTTGGGGACCTCAATCAGGTAGGTTTCCTCAAGCCCTCTTTGTCTGATCAGGCGCGCAACGTCATCGATGGCGTCGGGGTCGAGGCCGAGGTAGATGCGGCGAATGCCCCTGTCGACGATGAGGTCCAGCTGGCGATCGCTCACCCACTTGCCGAGGGTCGCCACGTTGCCTCCACAGAGGTGGGCCTTGATGGCGTCAAAGGGCCCCTCGCAGAGCACGGCGTGGTCGCTGCCCTGTAGCCGATCGTGGAACATGAGGATGCGGTCGCGCGCCAGCTTGTCGCTGGTCATGGCCTTCAGAGGCTTGATGACCTTCTGTCGCCCGTCATCGAGCGTCACGACGTAGGGCTCGGTGGATTGCGTCGTGCGCGTCTGATAGCCGACACAGCGGCCGTTCATGACGATGGGGAAGACGATGCAGCGCTTCGACGTCCAGTAGCGGATGCCGTAGTGCATGGCCACGTCCAAGGGCACGCCGCGGCCCTCGACGTAGGCTCGCCCCTTCTTGGCGTAGAAGTCATCGTCAAGCGCCCATGTCTCTGGCGGCAGGTCGGCTTCAGGCAGCGGCGGCTCGGTCAGGATCTCCTCGCCCTCGTCGTCCTCTGGCTTGAAGCCCAAGGCCGCAAGGTCAAGGCGACCGACGGTGGCGCGGTCGGGCGTCCAGCGATACAGCTGCCGGCGGATGTCCGCCAGCGGCTGGCCAAGGATCTCCGTCAGCGCGTACTCTGGACGCCCCTGAAAGCCTTCGCCAGCGCAATGCCAGCAGACGAAGCGGCCGTCGCGGCGACGGATGTACAGCTTGTCCTTCTTGCCGCAACGAGGGCAGTCTAGGATGTAGGACTGGCCGGACTCGCGGAAAGAGACTCCGGAGTCACGCATCAGTTTGTCAAGGCGCTCGGGCTCAAAGTCGCTCATCGTTCCTCCAGCCTCTTGGGGCCCAGCCACGCCTCAACGAAGTCCTTGCGCTTCAACTCGGGCGGCAGCGACAGCTTGACGGCAACGTCAACGACGTCCGCCCAGTCCATGTCGCCTGTCGCCCAATCCTCAATGGCGCTGGGGTTGGCTTCAAACAGCGGCAGGGTGTCTTCCTTCAGGCTGCGCTCGACGTCACCGCCGAACTCAAAGGCGTAGTGGCGGGCTCGGTTGTTGGCGATGCGCGACACAGGAACGCCCCAAGTAGAGCCGTCGCGCATAACGAACGTGAGGTATTTTCGGTTCATGTCTTCTCCAAAGCCAACGGCCACGCCGTGGGGCGTGGCCGCGGGTTGACGGCAACGGTAGCTGATAATCAGCCGTTGGTCAACGACAGATCGCGCTCACGCAGCTTCTTGAGGATGGCGTTGGCGAAGTCAGGGTCCGTCTGCAGCGCCTCAAGGAAGGCAGCCTTCTGCAGCTTGCGGTCACCGAAGCTGTACCACGTTCCGCTGCTCTCTATGACGTTGTGGCCCGTGCCGAGGATGAAGATTTCATCCTGACGGTTCACCAGTCCCTGATTGTAGTTGAAGGTCATCTCGCCTGCGCGACCCGCCGGCCCGAGGCTGCTGTCCTTCATCACCACCCGGATCTTGTGGCCCGTGCGCTCGCCATTGTCCATGAAGTCGGTGACCGACTCATCGATGAACTCGCGCCCCAGAAGATCCTTCTGCGCCGCCTTCGCCTTCATGCGCTCGACGAAGGTGAAGTATTCGGCGTAGTGCTGGACACCGAAGGCCGCCGCCATCTTCACCTTGTTGCCGCGCTGCTGCTCGGCCATGTCCATCTCCGCTCGCACCTGCGCCGTCAGCAGGACGCCAAAGCGGTACTTGCGCTGCACACGCAGAATGCGCTTGAAGCCATCCTGCAGGGTCTGAGCGACGTCACCGATCAGCTGCTGCCCCACGCTGTCGGCATTCGACATGCGCCGGCCCATGATGCCGTTGATGGAGTCGATGATGACCAACTTCAGCGGGAAGCCGTCGTCGCACATCGCCGCGATCTTCGTCTCGATCTGGTCGAAGACGCCCTCAGCGGTGTTCGTCTGGATGGCCGTGTAACGGTCCCAGTCGATGCCGTAGGCCGCCGCCTGCTTCTGCGTCAGCTGACCCTCGTCGCGATACTCGGTGTCGAACTTGATGGCCTCCGCGTCCTCGTAGTCGCGGTGCATCTGCGAGATCATGGCGTAGGAGTACAGCGACTTGCCGCCCTTGGGCGGGCCGAAGATGCACTGGGTGTAGCCGAGGGGCAGGCCCCAGCCGTTGCCAAACGTGAAGTCAACGCCCGGCGAACCGGTGCGCAGCACCTGCCGATGAATCGACTCGCGGTCTTCGTTGGGGATGTAGCCGGACAGTTTCGACAGTTCTTTCTTCCACTTGCTGGCCATTGTCGTCTCCTTGTTAGTTGCAGTTTCAGCGGACGTAGGCAGCTTGCGCGAAGCCACGACGGTTGGACGTCGGGGCGGAGGGCGCTGGTTGCTGCCGTTGAGTGATAGCAGTCTGTTCGTTGTCGTCAATAGGCGTCATGCGATGACTGACGCCGGGGTTGGGGAGTTCCTTGTCGAGGAACACGGCCTTGACCGCCGAGAAGGCCTTCTCCATGGCCCGCGCGCGGACACTGAAGGTCTCGACGCCGGCCTTCAGGTCAATCAGCTGCTCGCGCATCTCCCGGTACTCGGGATCGGCTTGAACAACGGACTGACGCAGGTCTTCGCTGCCGCCGGGGCTGCGCGGAGACACAAGCCCCTTCTCCTTGAGGATCGCGGGAGCACGGTTGAGGGAAATGTCGGCCGCCAAGGCCTCCAGAGACGACTCGGCGCGTTGGCTGGCGCGCAGGAACACTGCGCGAGCCCTCGACGCCGCAAGATGGGCGTGATTGAAGAGATCGAGCAGTTCCTGAGCCCTGAACTTGGTGACCGACGCCACTTCGTGCATGCGTCGCTCCGCCTCCTCCAAGACCGAAAGGTCGATTCCTTCCAGCAGATCGATTTCAGACATGATGTTGCAACTCCTTGTCTCGATGGGGACGTACCCCACCCATACCCTAGCGCAGGTGTAAAAAGAAAGCAACCCGGCTTTCACCGGGTTGCTGCGAGAACCGAGAGGGGCTCAGCCCATCGACGGGTCGGGGAACTGACGCAGGAAGTCTTCGTTGCTCATGGCATCGAGGTCCGCGTCTTCAGCCACCGCCGCTGGCGCCGGCTTGGGGGCCGGGGCGGGCTTTGGGGGAGCCGAGATGGCCACCGCGGGCTTGGCGGCAGCTGCCTTCGCAGCCTTCTTGGCCGCCAGCATTGCCTCCATGCGCGCGATCTCATCGTCGTCATCGGCAGCCGCGGCCGCCGGCGCTTCCTCTTCCACGGGCGCCGGGGCAGGCGCCTGCGGGGCGGGCTTGGGCGCTGGGGCCGGCGTCGGCGCCGCCTTGGGCGTCATCGGCCGCGACTCGTAGGAGTCGGGACGACCGCTGTTGAAGATGGCGTCGACCTCTTCCGGGTCACCGCTGCAGTTGACCAGCTGCTGGATCTGCTCGCGGCTGATGACCGTCACCACCGTGTCGAGGCTCGGCAGGATGCGCAGGGCCTCGTTGGTCTGGTCCTCGGAGAGCGGCGCGGGCTTGGGGGCCATGTAGCTACGGCCATTGACGACCGTCTTCTCCATGACCACGTCCACCTCGTCGACGAGCGACGAGACGACCTTGGGGTTGCCGCTGCGGCGGAACTCAAACCAGACGCCGCTGTCGAGGTCCAGCGGATCGATGTCCTGCTCAAGCATCTTGGCGATGACACCCTCAAGGCGCTTCTTCGTCTCGTGGCTGAGCATGAAGACGTGGAAGCGGCCCGACTCGTCCATCGCCGCCATGTAGTGCTTGCGGTCGACGTTGTACTTGCGCAGCCAATCGCTGAGGTCCTTGGTCAGAGCCTTGGCCTCATCGTCGGTCTTGCCATCGGCCTTCAGCTTCGCCAGCTTGGCCTCCAGCGACTTCTTGCGCGACTGCATGAGGTTGCACATCGGGCAGTCGCTGACGACCATGCCGCGGCGCTTCTCTTCGACGCAGGCGAAGGGCTTGTGGCGGGTCTTGGTGGGGTCGCGGCCATCACGGCCCTCAAAGCCGTAGTGAACGCTGTGGTAGATGCTCCACTTGCGCTGAGCCGCGAGGTTGCCGAAGGGCGGCAGAAGGCGGACGACAAGGCGCGCGATGTCATCGGGGCCCTTGGGCATCGGGATCTTCAGACGCCCCCACGAGGCCTCGGAGTTACCGTACTTGGGCTTGTTGAATCCGGCGGTGGTCATGGTTGTTTTCTCCTGTTGCAGTTGTTGTTTCAGTCGCTTGTTCAGGTGCCGGAGGCGAGGGCTGCGAGTTCGCCGAGAGCCGCCACAACGGCGTCCTCAGTGACATCCTCGCCCTTCATGATAGTCTTGACCATCATACGCTTCCGGTCCCTCACAAGATTCTTGCCCACGGCCTCTTCCTCTTCCCCGGCGTTGTAGACAACACAGGGGACGCTGGTGTGGAAGCCGACTTCCAGTGCTTGTACCAGAACTTCGTGGCGTGTCAAGAGATTTGTGAAGTCGGCACCAACGACCTCGCGGACGAGGCCGCGGACGAAGTCGACGACCTGCGCGTCGCTGGTGAAGGACGCGGAACGGAACTTGGGCCGCGGCATATCGGCAATGCCGTATTCCTTGGCGAGAGCAGCGAAACCGTCGAGGAGCGTGACGTACTCCGCGGTGTCGAAGTTCATTGACCCCGTGCGCCCTCGCATCTTGGGCAGAATGAGTTCGGCAAGCTGCCGGTAGACGTTCTCGGTGTCGACGACAATGACGGGCCCGAGTTCACGCGCCATCTCAGCGAATGCGCCGCAGTGACGACGATTGCCGTGCAGGAACATGACGACGGTGTTGTCGTCAATGAACTTGCCGTACTCGCGCTTCAGCACCTCCAACTTCTCACGAGCCTCGGCACGCGAGGCACCAAAGGCAGCGCGGACGTTGGCGGGAACCTCGTCGAGGTTGATGTTGGCGCGCTCACGCAGCGCCCGCATCTGCTCCAAAAGCATGACCTCAAGCGGCTTCTTGGTGGTCTCAGGCGGCGTCTGGGGTTCGTTCTGCGGCATCTTGTTGGGCTTCTTGCTCATTCTCGGTTTCCGTTGTTGCTGGTTGGTGGAAGACAATCAGGTCGACGAGGCCAAAGGGCCGGCGCTCGGTGTATTTTTCAAAGATAGCAAGGCCAATAGCACCAGCGATGTCGCTCCTGTACCACGCCGGAATCTTACCCGTCTTCCGGTCGGGCCACTTCACGACGTTTACCGCGCCACCGCCCTCGCAGTCAAGGTCCAACTCGCAGGCCTCCTTCTCGCCCTTGGCGTAAGAGAAGACGCGGCGGCCTTTGACGACACACGGCACCGCCACCTTGATCTTCATGTCCGCGGGCCACGGCGTGATGGTTTCCAGCGCCTGCAGACGGCGATGGCTGACGACGGGGATGTCGTCGGCCATGTGGCGGAAGATGGGCTGACGGGCATGAGTCAGCGCCTTCCGCGGCCATTGTTCTTCGTCGGCCTCCAGCAGCAGCGGATACAGGGCCTCGCTGTAGATGGGCAGCACCTTCTTGCGCAGCTGGAAGTTGAGGACGCGGCTGTTGACGAGGTACTTGGGCGGCACCGGCTGGATCTTCTTTTCGCCCTTGGCCTCAGCCGACGCCTGCTCGTAGGCCGCGATCTTCTCCGACAGCGTGGAGTCGGCGGGGAAGAGGCTGTCCATGACGCCGGCGGCAATGAGGAGATGCACAACGCCTCGCGTCAGCGCGCTGCGGCCCTTCGTCCATCGCAGCTGGCCGTCCTTTGTCGTCTTTTGTTTCCCCGTTGCCTTGTCGATCAGCGGCGTCTTGCGGGCAACGCAATCGACCTCGATCTTCTGGCAGAAGTCGCGGACGTCAACGAAGGGGGCGAGGGCCAGTAGCTGCTGCTGTGCCGTCTCGCCAACACCCACGATCAGGCCCACGGGCGCGCGGATGTGGTCGCCTTCAATCCGGAACTTGCGCGACGACCGGTTGATGTCCGGCAGCTTGACGAGATGACCGCAGTGGCGCCAGAAGTCGTCGACGACCTCGTTCTTTGACGCATTGCCAAGGACGGCGCACCACCACTCCAGCGGGAAGTGGTGCTTGAGGTAGGCGCAGGCGTAGGCGATGTGGCTGTAGCAAACCGAGTGACTATTGCTGGTTACGACTCCGTTGGACAGCATAAAGTTGTGTTTCGGGTGGGCGACTTCAAGATCGTACATCCGGCGGATGCCCACTGCACGGACTCGTACAATGCGCCGGCGCACCAGACTCCGGGAACAGGAGAGCGGAGCGTCGCTGTAAGCCACTCTAGCCATTCGCGATGCATCCTCCCGTCGGAAGAACGGAAGCATTGCCCGGAAAGCCGGATCAATGTCACATCGCCGCGACGAAGCGCTTCGTCGCGCAGCATCGCGTACCTCTCCTGAATCTTCGTCAACTGTTTCCGAGTTTTCGATGCCTCGTGAAAGTGGAAGAATCCGTCCACTTCCACCCAGATTTTGTGGTCTGGGGACACGAAGTCCACCTGCTTCTTCTTGAGCCCGCAGCGGATCTGTGCATCCGGCCAACTCAAGATCGCCTCTGATCGAAGCCATGCCTCCGCCTTCGATTTCTTGCCTGCTCTTCTGGCGGATTCCCAGATCGCCTCGATCTGTTCTGGATGCTCTCGCTGCCAAGCATGCATTCGCGCCACTCGCTGCAGCTGGATGTCTCGCCGAGACGAAGTTCTCTGAGCGGCCTCCGAGGCCGCTGCCTTCTGTTCCGGCCGAGTGTTGTGCGCAATCATCCTCTGCCGAATGTTTTCCGCTTTCACGGCCGCGCAAGTCGCGCAGTCCCTTTTGTGCATCGCCCTCTGGCGTTTCGGCACCCTCTGGCCGCACGCCATTGGAATGCCCACCACTCGATTCTTCCATTGATACGCCACCAAGCACCTCCAAATCCCGATCAATGATTTCATGAAGGGGTGTCTGGCCAAGTTCTGTCAAGAACTTATGATGAGATGACGCAACTACCTTGTAGCCATCGTCAAACTCAAGTTCCCAACCCATCAGTTCGCCATGATCATGCAACGCCACGACTTCGGTCGCGGTTTTTTGCCCATGATCATCAACACACCAAACATGCTCTCCGCCCTTGAAATCGACGATGCGCTTCTGGTCACCGTCAACCGTAGACAAGATTGTGCTTTGGTCCATAGTTTTGTTGAAGCCGTATTGTCCCCATGTAACGAAGGTTTCCCAGATGGTCTTGGCGACTTGCTCGCCGCCAACCTTGGCGGAAGCACGCTCAATGAACGCCGGGTAGGCCTTCAGGACCTTGTCCATCTTCTTCTTCGCGACGTTGGTGCGGAACTCCTCGGCCTCTGAGCCGCTGCAGCCCGTCAACTCGCGATACGCGCGCTGCAGCTGCTCTTGGTAGGTCAGGACGCCATAGGTCTCGGGAAAGAGGACTGACAGGGCATTGATGCTGCCACAGGCTTCTTCGCCGCGGGCACGGCGGGCGTACTCCACGAGCATGTTGTGCTGGCGGCCATCGGGCCCCTCAACGTAGGCATCCAAGGGTCCGGGGCGGTCAAGGGCCGTGAAGGCCGACATGGCTTCAATGGAGTCAATGGCCTTGTGTCCAGCCATCTCGTCCTTCCAGTGGTTGAAGTGCCGCAGCCACTGGATGGCGCCGGGGGTGTTGAACTGGAAGACGGTCTCGGTCTTGCCCTCGCTGATCTCGCGAAACACCGCCTGATCCTCGGGCAGATCCCAAATGTCGTAGAAGCCGCCGTTGCCGTCGGGCACAAGACGATGGCGCGGCACAAGGCGGCCGTTGATCACCAGCGTCGCCGGATACCGCAGACCCTCGTCGCCACTGGCCCGGCCTCCGGGCAACGTCCCCTCCTGAATCAGGTTCAGGGCATCCTTGATGTCGCCAAGGCTGTTGACGACAAGGAAGTCCATCTTCAGCCCGCCGGCGGCCTCGACGGCAGAAGAGGTGTACTGCGTGGCCGTGACGCCGCCGATGTCCATCAACGGGATGAACTCATGGACAGGGCGATTGGCGATGATGAAGCCGCAGGCGTGACGGGTCTTGGACCGCGCGATACCCAGCAGCCGCTGCACCGTCTCCCATTCCTTGGGGTATCGGGAGATGTAGGTCTTGAGGGCGGCGTCGGTCTCGATGCTGCCGGGGACGTGTTCGTCGTTGGCCGTGTAGCCAAAGACGAAGTCGCTGTCGCTGATGCCCTGAGGAGGATTCTGGAACTGCTTGGTCAGTTCCTCGACGTCAGGCGGCACTGAGCCGTGGGTGGCGCGCGCAACGTCCTTCACCGACGACCGCAGCTTCAGGGTCGTGTCGGCGCTGATCTGCGCGTAGTGGTCGGCGCCGAAGCGCTGCTTGAGCCAAGGTTCCGCTCTCACCGTGACGGCGTTGATTGAGGTGATTTTCATCGTTTCTTCCTTGCAAGGTAGTACCAGACCTGCTGCCCGCGGTCTAGGTCAAACTTCTCTACATGAGAGATGGCAATGTTGCATGGATGGCAGACGATGCCACGGAAAAGCCCGGTGGCGTGATCGTGGTCGGCGTTCCATCCACGTTTATGGCGAGGGTCGACGCTATCACAGACCTCGCACCGGTTTGCCGTCTTTAGGGCGGCCTCTGCTCTTTCGTGCTCACCCGGCTGCCAATCAGTTCGTCCTCCCCTGCGACCCGAGGCTCTGGCTCTTTCTCGGTTATTCTCTTTCCATTCCTGTGCCTGTCTTTTCCGTTTTTCGGCATTTTGATGGTAGTCTTCTCTGGCTCTTGCGCGAGCACATGGCTTGCATTTGCCATCTTTGTATCGCTCGTCCTTGTTGCATCTTTGACAAATCATTCGATCACCTCAGCCTGTCGATCGAAGGCTTCCTGTGCTGTCATCATTCCTTGACTGGTTTTGATCTTCTGAGAGGGCGAGATGATCTTCTTGGATCCGTCTTCCATGACGATTTCTATCATATCCACGTCGTGCTCTTCTACGAGAATATCCCGAGACGGAAAATCAAAGTCAATGTCAGGCAACTTTCCCGACTTGATGCGATCGACGGTCAGGAAGCGATCCATCGACAGGTCATACTTCAGCGGGTCGACGTGGGTGATGCCCAGCAGGTACGTCAACAGGAGACCGGCGGCCGATCCGCGGCCCGGCCCAGTCAGAAATCCTTGTTGCGAGTAGGCGTTGCAAACGTCGGCCCCCACAAAGAAGTAGGGCAGCAGATCGATGGTCTTGTTGTAGTGCAGCAGGTTGATCTCCGCCCGCAGCCGATCAACGTACTTCTGGTCCTTCCACTGCATCCGCCCCTGCTGCCGAACGAGGTCGATGGTGTGGTTGAGGGTGTCGGAGGGGTAGAACTTCGTGGGCAGCGACGGCGGCTCCACCAGCTTGAAGTCCTTGAAGCGCTGACCCCACGCGACGTTGTTCTCCACCCAGCCCTCAAACTGAGCCTCCGTGGTGTTGTTGGCCTTGAAGTAGGCCCATGAATCGGCCGCCGACTGGCGGGCGTAGGTGCCGTAGAAGCGCCAGTTGCCCTGCTGCTGCAGGCGGATGTCCTGCACGATCTTGTCGTCGGCCGTCGCGTAGTGGCTGTCGTCGCTGATGACCACGGGGTCACCGTACTTGTCGGCGAAGCCAAGGATGATCTCGTTGCACGCCTGCTGGACGTTGGGGTTGGTCGTCCATGGCAGGCACTCGTTCTCGATGAAGGCCTCGACGCGCTTCACCTTGACGATGGCCTTGGGCTCAAGGTCGCGCCACACCCGGCGATCCATGACCGCCACCAGCGTGTCGCCCTTCCAGCCCTTGTGGGCAAAGGCCTTGGCGAGTTCCGCCGCCTTCACCTGCAGGCCACTGCCAAGGCGCAGGTTCTTCTCGTCGTAGTAACGGACCTCGGTGCCGTCGGCAAAGGTCACGAAGACGCCCTGCACCCAGTTGTGGGTACAGGAGTGCGGGAAGACTTCGGCGTAGAAGTTGCCGGGGCGCACGATCGATCGCAGGCGCGCATAGTAGGCCTCGGCGGTAGCCAAGTCGCCATGCGCCAACAGGTGGCGCTGCACCATACCCACGAGGCAGCCGCTGCCGACGGTGACGTTGCAGGCACCGATCTCCTCCAAGTCCGCCCAAGTGAACAGCGGCTTGACCTCGCTGCCATGGCGCTCAGTGCGAGCCAACGACGTCTTGGAAACGATCTTGTGGTAAGCCTCTTGGTCGAGGGCGTGTATGGTGATGTGGTAGTATTTGAGGTGCTTCGCGGGGTCGACGCCCTTGGCGCGCAGAATCGGGCAGTTGTCGTCGCGGAAGTAACCCTCGATGCCGAGGATCGGCGTCAGCCCCTTGCCGCGAGCGAGGTCATAGACCTTGCGGCAGCAGGACAGGGAGCCGTGGTCGGTGACGGTAATGGTCCCCGTGCCCAACTCCATCTCTCGCTTGATGATGGCCTCGGGGGTTGAACCCGAGTCAAGGCTCTGGGGATGGCAATGAAAAGAGGGAGGGTTGCGCTGTAGCATCCCTCCCTCTTACCCACACTGGCGCCTGAAGTCAACCGGCTTCAGCGAGCCAGCGACAGAGCGCAGAGAAGTCCTCAGCCGGAAGGCTCTTGATGGGGATCAGCCCCCACAGCACGCCATCTGCGTGCTCTGGGGCTACCTCAAGCCATTCCGCGCGACGTGCCACGAACACCGTGCCTCCTCGTCTGACCACACAGTTCTGGGTGTAGGGCCAGTTGGTCTTGGTGTCCCACTCAAGGGTCTGGGGATTGAAGAAATCCTCAACGACGTCTTCCATCATGTCATGTGCTCCTTCATCTTTCCAAGCGCCTTCTGCAGGATCTGAGCGACTTCTTCCTCCGTCAACCCCAGTGCTCGGGCGATGACCTTGTGCGGCACCCCCTCTGGGTGACGCGCAACGACCCTTGCGAGGCTGTTGTCGCAGTGTCGCATGAGGACGAAGTCGGGCTCATTCCGAAGGCGTTTCTGATCTTCCGCCGAAACGACCGGCGATGACCGGCGAGGCTCTGGCTGCAGCTTCGTTGCCGAGGCGGAGGGCTTCGGAGACGGCGGCGGTCCTGTCGTTGATTTGCGTCCTCTCATTACTCAGTCTCCGTTGGCTTTTCTGTAGTTCCGCGATCCTGCTGGTGCCCTCGGCGATGCGCTTGATGGTATGCCGATACTCTTCCAGTATAACAATCAGCGCCTTTTTGATCGCCTCAATGTTCTCTTCGTTCTTCGCGAGGTGCAGTCGAGTGGTCCGTAGGTGCGATTCGATGTCAGCCAGCATCACGCGATTGATTGATTCCGCGGACGCCAGATCCCTCGATTCCTGAGCCAGTACCCGCACCAGACCCTCGATTTCCGAGGCCGTCAAACCACGGAACATGCCTTTGTGAAGCCGCGGCTTCGGCGAAGGATCTTTGCCATGCACCATCCCCGTTTCCCCACACCTACTAGAACCCCTTGAACGGCGAAACGATCTTTTCCAGATCCGCTTCACGGTCGGTGTACTCGTCGACGACGAGAAAGCGGTGGTCGCCTACCATGTGCCCCGGCACACTCTCCCACAGCATCTGTCCACAGGCCGCATCGAAAGAGTTCAGTGAGAGCGCATGAGGTCCCGGAGGAACAAGGGCGCCATTGCTGATGAATACGGCGCGATTGGGCAGTCGCACACAGGATCCGATGTGGACGTGGCCGATCGCCAGCAATCCGATACGCTCGTGCTCACTCACGGGGCCGTTGTGGGCATTGACGACCTTTGTGACGGTGTCAATCGAGATCGTCTTGCCGGGGTAGCCGACGTTGGCAACCGTGTCGCCGTGGGTGACCATGCCCTTGCGACCGAAGGAGTCATAGAGGTAGTAGGGGGCGTGCTGGATCTCGAAAGAGATGTTGGGGATCGACGCCAGAGCCGTCTTGATGGCGAAGTAGATGATGTTGCCGATGCTGTCCCATTTCTGGGAGATGGCGCGCTCTCGGTGGCGAGAGATGTTGCGATCGTGATTGCCCGGCGTCGAGTAGACATTCACGGCCTTGAAGCGCGTGGCGAGGTGGGCGATCGACTGCGTCAGGTAGTGAATGGCGGCTGCGGCCTGCTCGGCCAACGGCTTGACATTCCGCGGATCGTGCAGTTCACCTTCAATGATGTCGCCGGCAAGATGAATGTTGAGCATCGTCTCATCGCGATACTGCAGCTTGTATTCAGCGGTCTGCGCCACTACCGCCGCCATGCGCCGCGCCTCTTCGTGGGGGCCAAATCGCAGTGGCACCTCGCGGGGATCGAGGTTGGCTCCAAAGTGGAGGTCAGAGAGAAGGAGGTTGAGCGCGCGCTCGGTCACCTTCTTCTTCTTGGGCGTGTAGGGCTTGGCGACGATCTTGTGACGGAAGATGGCCGAGAGAGAGGCCTGAAGGTCTTCGCGGAAGAGGCTGTCGCGGGCAGCGACGGTGGTGATGGTTCGGTTGCGTGACAGCCGATGCCGCTCATAGAGTTCGCCGACTTCTTCCAAGAGGGCGTCGGCCACGACCTCTTCGCGCATCCTCCTTCTCGTCGTCTTGTTCTCCTTGGGCTTTGCCTTGTCGAGAACCTGCTGAAGAAGGGGGCTGGTCTTGGAATCAGACCGCGGCGTCTTTGAAGCCATGTGGAAACTCCTTGGCGCGTAAACCGCCGCCAGTATGTTGGCAGATAGCATTCAGTCAACAAAAAGAAACGCCCGGCTGAGCCGGGCGCGTTCTTTTAGGGCAATCCCCTGTTCAGCCCGCAGCTGCCTCAGCGGCGACCTCGGGAGGCATCTCTGCTGCCGCCTTGAGCGCCTCGTCGCGCTCGGCCGCCGCAGCCGCCTCGATCTTGTCCTTCTCGATCTTGTAGACGGCCTCGATCGTGAAGGTGCCACCGTCGTCGATCTCAAGGCGATCGCCGGCCTTGGCGTTGAGGAACTTTTCCTTCAGGCTCGGCTGAAGCTGAGCGAAGGGCAGCGACGAGAACGGCGGGTTCTGCTGGGCGCCGGCGGAGTCGGTCTCAAAGCCGACGATGAGGCTGTCCTCGGCCACGGCCGGCGCCTCCGTCAGCAGCCCCTTCTCCAGACCATTGGCGATGGCCTGCTTGCTGCGCTCGACATCAGCCACGCGGGCCTTGAGCCGGCGAGCCTGAATGCGCGACTCAACCTCTTCGGCGCCGATCTCCTCGACGAGAACCGCCAGAACCTCGTCGATTGAACTGAGGCGCTGGCTGACGGCCTGCGCCAGCTGGTTGAGGTCTCCGGACAGCTTCTGGAGGATGGCCGGGCCCATCTTGCGGACATCAGTCAGCTGCTTCTCCATTGCCTTCACGCGCTGCGCGGTGTTGGGGGTGGACGATTCACGGAAACCATTGGCGGCGTTCATGTTCTGGTCCTTTCTCACGACTGAAGAGCGACGGCGGCAATCTGCGAAGCCTTGCCGCCCTGAGCGGCGACGGTCTCGGCGGCCTGCATCTGCGTAATAGCAGTAAACTGGGCGCCCTGCGGCATCGGCAGACGGTTGGGGTTGACGACCTGAGGCGTCAGGTCATTGGTGATCTTCTGATCGCCGACCATCAGCGTCCGCTTGATGCGGCCGTTCTTGGTGCGGCGCACGTCACCCTTCATCTCGACGTGCATGCCCGAGACCGGGTCGACGGGCGGCGTTTCGCCATCAGGAACCACGGGCGTCGGTTTCTCGGCGGGCTTCGGCCGCGCCTGCTTCACGACCCTGTCCTTCTGCGGAGCCTGCTTTGGCTGAATCCTGTCCTTCTGCGGAGCCTGCTTTGGCTTGGTCGCAGGCGCAGCCTTCACGGGCGTCACTTGAGGTGCCTTGGGCGGTGCCGCGACAACGACGGGCGACGGCGGCTGTACGGCAACCTGCTGTACAGACACCTGAGGTGCCTGAGTCCGCGGTTCGCGAGCGCGGGCAGCCAGCAGCTTCAGTACCCCCACCTCTTCAGGCGAGAAGGGGCTCTCTGCGACCACGGGCGCCGCAGTCTCTCGCTGCTTGAGACCCAGCAGCACCTCAAGTTCACGGCGCAGGATCGAACGCACCATGCGCTGGACGCGGCCGGCGGCCACAGAGAGGTCGCCACCAAAGAGATCGGCGGTCAGCAGAGCCCGCAGGTAGTTGGCGGCCTCGATGCGCTCCTCCACCGCCAGCATGGCGATGTCTTCTTCCTCGTCTTCCGACGCGGCTTCGGGCGCCTCGATCTCTTCTTCCTCTTCTTCCGCGTCCCACTGATCCTCTTCCTCGTAATCGTCCTCATCGTAGATGGGGGCGACGGGCGGGCGGCGGCGCGGGGGATTGGAAGAAGGAAAGACGGGCATGTTCGTCGTATAGCAAAAAGAAACGGCCCCTTGCGGGGCCGCTTCACTACGGGATCGCTGAGGTCACATGGGGCAGGCGCCGGTTGAGCAGAGAAGGGTGTTGATGTCGATCTCTTGCTTCAGGTCGTCGTCCTTGATCTTGCCCATGATCTCCGCCAACTCGTCGAGGGTCACGGCCTGCTCGGGCAGGTACTCGTAGCCCATCTGCGACTCGGGAAGCGTCGGCATGACGCTGCAGCAGCGGATGGTCGACTGGTTGCGCAAGACAATGCCGCGGTACTCGTCCAACGACACTCGGTCGGTGAAGATTTTCAGGGTGTAGGACACCTGATTGCCGCGGTGCTTGCCAATCCAGTTCTCCTCCAGCAGACGCAGGTACTGGTACTGCTGGTCGGGCGTGGCCTCAGGAGCCGTCGTCACCTTCGGCATGCCGAGGCGGCTGACGAGCGGCACCGTCGGGAAGCCGACGATCGTGGTACCAGCGTACTGCGTCAGCTGACGCATCGGGTAGCCCTTGGACTCAAAGACCGGCAGCTGCGGATCGCTGGCCTTCGCCCACTCACCAGCCTCCGTCTTGCGACCTTGGAACTGGACCCAACGCAGGTAGCTGGCCATCGAAGGCAGGTGAGCGCCTTCAGTGAGACCAAACAGCTTGCTGGTCGTCCCCGCGGGCTTGACGGTCGTCACCGTGTGCGGCGGCGAGACCCCGAGTTCCTGCGCGTAGTCGATCGACTCCTGCTTGATGGCCTCCGAGACATGGTGAAGCATGGCCCAGAACTGGTTGGCTTCGGGGCTGCCAGACAGCATGTCGTCGAAGGTCAGGCCGAACCGCAGCCACGCATACTCGTGGATGCCGGTGAGACCAACGCCAATGCGCTGGGTACGCTCGACTTCCTTCTGGTAGAGGGCCGGCATCTTGTTGACGCGCATCAGGGCACGAGTCGCGATCTTGGCGGCCTTGTGGAAGTTGTCGTCCCACTGCCGCACCTTCGCGTGCATCTCCTCGTTGGCCGTACCCCAGACGAGGGCCTGACGGATGGCAATCGCCTCGTCAAGGGTGCCGGGGAAGGCAAAGAGCGGGACGACGTCGGCGATGACACAGTAGGCGCCGAGGGTGTGGAGGACGATTTCACCGCAGGGGTTGGTGATGTACTCAAACCTGCAGGTCGTCGCACGCTCCCCCAGTGCCTTCAGCAGCGGCTGAGCGCACCGCGCCTGAAAGCGGTCGCTGCGGAAGTCGCTGCCATCGTCGTAGACCTGACGCTGGCCATGCTTCTCCAGCAGGTCGCCGTTGATGAAGCCCGGCTCGCCGTTGATGAAGGAGCAGGCGGTGGCGGCGTCAAAGATTTCCTTGGCCCGCACATCGCCTTCAGCCACAAGGCGCCAGAACTCGGCGTCGACGGTGATCGAGTTGTTGCTCGTCCACAGTCCGCCCTTCGACTTGATCTCGATGAAGTCGATGATGCCGGGATCGCGCCAGTCCTTGGTCGACATGCGCGCGGCACGACGGGCACCGCCAACCTGCACCTCTTCGCTCATGTAGTGGTCGACGACCATGGCCTGACGCCACAGCGGCATCTCCGAGGCCATGACGACGTTCCACGTCACGCGCCAGAAAGCGCGCATCGGCGACAGCGGCCCCGAGGCCGGACGATCCTGCATGCCGCCAATCGGTGTGCCCTTGGCGCGCACCAGCGACCAGTCAATCACCAGCGTCCGGCGATCCTGCAGGAATGCCATCGTCTCCCAGCGCTCCAAGGCATGGGCCCAGCCCTCTCGGCTGTCGTCGACCTGCATGTAGACGTGATTGTCGTCCTCAAACTTGCCTTCGGCGATCGCCGCCGCAACAGCGTGGTGATTGAGGGTGAAGGAATCGAGGAGAGCCGGAACGTCGTCGACTGACATTCCCCAGCTGCGGGCGAACTCGCGGATGGCTTCGGGAGAGTGCGGGTGATCGGTGTGTTCGGCGGAGAGGCCGAGGCGAATGTTCGGTCCCTTCTGCCAGTCCACAACCATCATGTGGTCGTCGTAGCCGCGACCGACGCCGCTGCCATTCAGCAGCAGGTAGAACTTGGCGAACGAAGCCGCCGCCGACGAGCAGTTGGTGAAGACCTCGATCGAGCGACGCGGCTGCTGATCGTCACCATGCTGCAGGTGGCGACCCGACATCAGCAACGACGCGGAGGCAATGGCCTCGGTCATCGCCTCGCATTCAACCTGCATGGTCGTCGGATGACCCAGCAGAGTGTTCCCCAGCGCCACGCGCTTCGCCACGTTGGCCCACGAACCCTCATCGGACGGCCGATAAACGGTACGCCGCGCCACAGCCTCGCCCATGCCCTTATCAAGTGGTCTCACCAGCATTCTGTCCTCCTTGTGTCATCGCCAAAATATGCCGACAACGAAGCGGGACTCTAACATCCCACTTCGTCTTTGGCCAGAGTTTTCCTCAGGTTCCGTCGCAGAATCGGATGCCGGGCTGCATCGCCGCGGCGCAAAGACACACGGCGTCAGCGACGTCGTTGTCCTTCAACTTCAGCTGCAGCTGAAAGTTGGCGTTCACCCAAGCCACAGAGAGATGCTTGTGTGTGATTTTGCCCGATACCCCAAGCGCCTTCTTGGTCGCCAAGGGGTCCTCGGTCTTCTTTGCCTTCGCCACCTTGGCGTTGTTCTTTCGATCCTCTTTCGACAGCCGCTGCGCAAGGGCGCGGCGCCATTCAGAGGAGTCAACATAGACGAAATCAAGGTGGCGTGATCGCAGTTCTTTGATCACAGCAAAATGAATGAACTCAAGCTGCTTCTGGGAGTACCTTGCCTTGCCCAGATTCGTTTGCTCAATGACGATTCGGTCTGGAGAATGATTCTCCACCCAATCCACAACGATTTTGGTTACGGATTCAGCGATGTCAACATGAGCAAATGGGAACGACGACTTAGCCTCGACGTGATAGCCCTTGTAGGCAATCAACCTCAGCTGCCCCTCGGGCTCAGCCTCGACAACCGCGAAACCGGGATTGCTGGACAAGTCGAGGCCGAGGACGCGCATACTCGCTCCGCCACCCCGCTATGCGTCAACGGAAGTGGAAAACCAAGATTCACGTCGCATAAAGCACAACCCCGGCCTTTCGACCGGGGTTGGATCAACTCATCTTGCGTCGCAAGAAACATTCCATGCGTTTTTCAAATCCTAAAAACGCACGGCATGAAACATGCATTCACTCCAGACCGCGGCTCTTGAGGACGCTGCGGATGAACTTGATGCGCAGCTTGTTCATCTTCGTGCCCTCGCGGTAGACGGCGCTGGCCACCGACGCCGCCGCCATCGCCTGCTTCAGGTCCTCGTCGCCTTCCTTGGCCGACATGAGTTCTTCCTGATCGAGGGCGACCTTGGAGGCCGCGGCGCGCACCGCCGTCTCTTCGCCCTGCAGGATTGCGTCCTTGAAGTCGCTGTCAAGGTTGGCAAAGGGGTCTTTTTCGGCCTTCATCTTCTTCGGCATTTGTGTGCTCCTATTGTAGTCTGCTACGACCGTTTTCGTTTACGACTTCGATCGTCCGCGAAAACATCTGCTGCGCTTCAGTACCATGGTCCACGACAAGAAGCAAGCGCTTTTCTGCGAGCAGCCGCAGAACCTCCATGACCTGCTCCGTCTCCGCAGCCGGAAGCCCCACGAAGGGCTCGTCAAGGATCAGCCAGCCAGCCTCAAGGCCCGTACGGCGCCCCAGCACCTGAGCCACAGCCAGATCCAGCGCCAGCTGAATGGCCGTCACCTGACCGCCACTGAAGACCCGCATCCAAGCGCCGGCGATCTCATGGCCATGGCTGCGGAAGACGGGAGTGATGACCTTCTGCTGCTTCTTGGATGTCGCCGAGGTCTTCGTCGACGAAAGCTGCAGGCTGACATGTGTGACGTTTGGCATGAGTGCCAGCAGGCGATTGGTCTCGGTGCTGATCTCCTCCAGCACCTCATCGAAGATGGCGCCGAGGAAGCCCTTGGGGCCGACGAGGGCCCTGAAGTCATCCTCGGCCTTCATCTCGGCGAGGGCTTGGTCAAGGACTTCTTGCGCCTGAGTCAGATCCAGCTGCGCGCGGACGATGAGACCCACGAGCGCCTTGTGGTGCTCGGCGGCCTGCAAGCGATTGGTGGCTTCCGTCAGCTTCTGTGACGCCTCAGCGCGTTCAGTCGTCAGGGCGCTCAGGCGACGATCGAGGTCGACGCGGGCGGCGGCAATCAATGCATCTGCGGCCGCCGAGTTCTCCAGTGCCTTCTGGCGATGAGCCAGCTGCAGCTGGTCGTAGCGCTGCCTCAGGGCCACGCGCATCTTCTGCTGCTGGGACAGATCGGGCTGGGGAGGCGGCTGCGGTTTTTCTTGCGTCACCGCCATCTCGGCAACGACAGTCTCCTGCGAGGTGATGCGCTTGCGCAGTTCCGCAAGAGACATCGAACGGTCGGACTGCTCTTCGTGATCGTGCCAAGGCTGATGGCAGGTGGGGCAGACGCCTGAAGTCAGGGACTCCAACTCGGCCGCCTTCGTCTGCTCCTGCCGCCGCAGGGCAGCGAGGTCGGCCTCTGCCTTCGCCAGCTTCGTAGACGCCAGAGACCACGCCTGCGTGGCCTTCAGGTACGCGGCGTTGGCCTCCGACCACTCTTTCTTCGCCGCCGCCTCCTGTTGATCCACGGCCTTGAGGCGTGACTCAAACTGAGCAAGCATCGGATCGGCTGGCGGCGGCGCTCGCAACGCCGCAACCTGCTCTTCAGCTTCCGGCGTCAGCTGCGGCGACTGCTTTTGCAGCTGGGAGATTTCCGCCGTGCGAGCGGTGACGTCGGCCCGTGCCGCCTGCACGGCGTCCTTCGCTTCTTCCACCGCAATCCGAACGGCATCCTGTGCCGCCGTCAGGTCGTCAAGAGCAACGCCGCCAGCCCCCTTCAGCGCCTCCTTGTTGGCCTGCAGGCCGCCGGCGATGGAAGCAAGTCGGGCCGCTGCCGCCTCCTTGGCCGCCTGCAGCCTCGGCATTTTCTCTTGGCTTTCTTCAAACGCCTTCTCCAAGGCATCAAGGCCAAGGACACTGGAGAGGAAACTCTTCTTCTCGGCGTCGCCGAGGGAGAGAAAGAAGGAGCCGCCATTCTGTGGCCGATAAGTCAACGGCAACAGCCATTCAAGGTCCTTGACGCCGAGTGCCGACGGCAGCGACTCCATGGCCTTTTCAGCGCCATCGATCGTCAGTGACTGCGCTTCGCCGCGGCGAATGGAAATGTCCTTTCCATCCGCCTCAAGCTGGAGCGACACTCTGCGGCAACCATCTCCGTGCCACGACTTCAGCTGCGTCGCGGGGACGGGGCAGATGCCGATGGCATCGTAGATGGCCATGAAGAGGCTGGACTTGCCGGCGCCGGATCCGTTGCCGCGCACCAGTACAAGTCCCGTTTCTGGAAAAAGAACCCCAGCCGGCTCCACATAGCTGCGGAAACGGCTGAGTTCAAGGCTTTTGATGTTGAGGCGCATTCTCGTCGATTATCAGACACGACGAAGCCTGTCAACCCTCTCCGACTCGCCGCCCCGACCACGTTTCGATGTTGGCGTCGGTTTCGACGTGGTTGATCTTCTCTCGATGCAGGCGTGGCTGGTCCACGACCCGCTCCACGGGTCGCGTCATGACGCCATTGTCGAGCGTCTCCATTACCGCCACGCCCGGCCCCTTGGGGGCCCGTGCCATCTCAGCCCCGCATTTGGGGCAGGGCTGAGACTCCGGGGGCTTGCTGCGAATCCGCTCGTGGTCGGCTCCGCATTCCGGGCAGCGATAACGGTAGACTGGCATCAGGGCTTCTCGTCGGCTGGATTCACATTCGCGTTGCGCTCAAAGGCCGCGGCGGCGCGGGCCTCGGTACGCTCCAGATCCGTGTCGCGGTGGAAGACGACGGTGCCGCCAAGGGTACCGAGGAGGCTGGCGATCGAAAGGCTGTTGCGCAGCGCCTCCAAGACCGCGGGCAGAGCGTCGACAACCCCCTCCTGCAGCGCCAGCACTGTCTTGCCGCTCGACACGTCAACGATCGTCGCCGACTCAAGGCTCTCTTCCGGGTCCTCGTAGAGCGCCTTGGCGTTGGCGCTCACAGCCTTCAGCGCCTCTTCGCATTCACTGGCGTTGTAGCCGGCGTTCGTCAGCAGACGACGCAGCGGCTCCTCCAGCGAAGGAATCAGGATCTGCTCAAGGATGCCCATGGGGTCCTCGGCCGCCCGCAGCGCCGCGCAGAGGTAGAGGAAGGTCCAGCCGCCACCCGGCAGAGCGCCGGTCTTCAGGGCACCGCGGACGGCGCAGACGGCGTCCTCGGCGCGGTCACGCTTCTCCTTGAGTTCGCCGTTGCTGGCGCCAAGGCAACGAAGCCGGGCGATGCCACCCGTCAGACGCGCGATGCGCTCCTGAATGAGCATGCGATCGAGTTCGCTGGAGCCGCTCTGTGCCGCCTGTTGACGCAGGGCCTCCATGCGCTCGACGAGACGCGCCTCGGTGCCCTCTTCCTCGGGGACGCCAATCAGCGTCGACCGGAAGCGGTACATCTCAAGGTGGCGAATGCCGCGGCAGCGGATGCGCGTGCCACGCTCGTCGCTTTCGTCGACCATCGGCGCACCGAAGTCCTCCAGCTGACACTTGTCCATGGGGCTGTTGAGGGGGTCGAAGATGCGGGCGCCGGTGACAGCCGCCACGTCCTCAAGGAAGGCGCGCTGCGCATTCAGCTGCGGCGACATCGGCACCATCATCGGCACGATCTTGATGGTGTTGGGCTCGTTGAAGTTGATGGCGAGGTGACCAAGGACGCTCTCGCTGAAGCCAGCGGCCACCACCACGACGTTGTGGTTGTAGCCCAGCGAAACGTACTTTTCGCTGATCATCTGCAGGGCCGGGAACAGGGTCTGGAACTCCGTGACGCGGCCGTCAAAGAGCACAAACACAGGATCATCGAGGAGCACGCGCTGATTGGCGACGTCGTTGAGGAAGCGCGAGTAGAACCGCGCCATCGAATCCTCGTAACCCATCTGGATCGGGTAGCCGCTGATCTTCTCAACGTCGTAACCGCTGGGGCCCGAAGACTCAACGATCGTCACATTGCCGTCGTCGCCCGTGATGTCGAAGGCCTGCGAAACGGCATCGGCGAGTTCGCCGTCGCCGTTGGCCGAAGTCGAAGCGATCTGCTTCAGCAGCTTCTGCCCCTGCTCCGACGAGGAATCAACGGGGATGGCGAGGTCTCGGATCATCGGCTCCAAGGAGTCATTGAAGACTCGCTGGAGGCTGCGAACAACGCGCTGAGGAGAGACCTTGGGGTTGTTGCGCGTGAAGTTCAGGGTGTGGCGGACGATGGCCTCCGACAGCACGGTCGCCGTCGTGGTGCCGTCGCCGGCCTCCGAGGCCGTGCGGATGCTGGCATCACGCGCCGTCTCCATGATGGCGTGCGCCACGGGATCGGCAAAGCCGAGGCTGCGGTAGACCGTGACGCCGTCCTTGGTGACGAACGGCGGCAGGTCTTCCTGTCGCTCAATCAAGACCTGCTGGCCGCCGGGGCCGAGGGTGGCGCCGACGATCTCTGAGACCCGAGACATGGTCTCAAGGATCGTCGACTCCAGTCGCTTGCCCTTGGGCGTGACGTTCTTGGCGACGGACTTGACTTTCTGGTAGCTGGTCATGGGCTGGGTTCTCCTGCGACTTCTCGCGACTCATAGCACAGCCCGTTTTCCAGCGCCTCAGAACAGCTTCATCTGCTTGCTCTCAAACTCCCTGATCGCCTTCTCCTTGGCGATGGCACCCGCGAGCGTTGTGTCTTCATCGGCGCCGTACACCAAGGAACTGAGCATGTAGCGCTTGGGCAGGACCGGGGCGCCAGAGGCGGAGAAGGCCATCAGCCGCGCCTCGGCGTTGTCTTGCGTGTAAGACAAATCATCGATTGCGTCGTCGATGTAAGACGTCGCCTCGTCGGCGTCCTCCGCCAGAACCGGGTACTCCATCTCAAACCTCACCACATACAGGCGCTTCTGAGCCATGTCTACCTCCAGCCGCCGAGTCTGTGGTCGAGGCGAGACACCTGTCAAGTCTTTTTTGCAGGCGCCAGCAAAGAAAATCGAGTGCTATCGCGCGCGCGTTACTGACGCCTTCAGCTGAAGGCCGCAACTAAAGTCAGCTGACGCCGGTCAGGCGTCGGCTGCACTAAGTATCCAATAATAGAGAATGATTCATGGAAGCTGTATGCAGTGAAACTTCCCTATTTATTGTAACTAAAGAAAGAGTCCGCGCATGGACTCATCGCGCGGCCGCGCGCGATAGCACAAGACTTCGGCGGGTGGCCGATGACCCCCGGATCAGGCAGTTTTGTGCTATGGATTGTTGACCTCATCTCAGGAGACTGGCATGTTGATCGGTTTTCTCGGCATCCCCTCGTCTGGGAAAACGACGTTGGCGGCCATGACCTTCGTGGAACTCAAGCGCATGGGCGTTTGCGCTGAGTTCGTGGTCGAGATCGCCCGCGGCTACATCGCCAAGAAGCGGCGACAGACTGGTCAGGCCGTTGTCCTCACCGATCGCGACCAGTCGGAGATCCTTGGGCAGCAGGCAGAGGCCGAGGACCTGATGAATGACAAGCAGGTCATCGTCATCAGCGACTCCTCGCCTCTGAACTCGCTGCTGTACCTCACCGACGACCCCTTTGAGAAGCTGATGGCAGACAAGGAAGGCGTCGTGGATCTCATTCGCGACTACGACATGCTCGTTGTCTGCCATGAATCAGATGCCCCCATCGCCAAGGACCTCAATCGCCTTCATGGGGAAGAAAGCCGCCGCGCCTTGGCGGCGCGGCTGCAAAGGATCTTGGCCTTCATCCGCGAGAACGCATCAGAACTCCCACTGATCGAACGCCAGTTCCACGAGGATTTGTCCAGCATCATCGCCTTCAAGGCCGTGGACACCTTCTACGCCGCAAAGGCCCAATGACCGTCCTCAGAACCTACTCGCCTTGCCGCACTCGCATCGAAGGCCTGCCGCCGCAAGGTAGCCGAGAGCGACTGCAGGTGGAATCCGCCTTGTCGTACCGTGACAAGAAGGCGGTCTACGCCCTCAAGCGTCTGAAGAACAGCGCTTGGCTGCGGCAAAGCATCATTGAATCCAGAGGCGAGGAAGCCTACTTGGAGGAACTGCGGAAGTTGAAGGAGCAGCAGAACGGGACCTGCCTGTTGCCGGAGGACGAGACCTACAGTGGCCTTGGGCCGCGGCTGCAGTCGATCCTTGGCTGCCAGCTGATCAACGAAGTTGAATACCCGGACAGGGAACTGGTGCCTTGGGACAACCAGCCCAAGAACAGCCTCCGTGGCTACCAGCGTGAGGCAGTCGAGAAGTTGCTGGCTGCTCGCCATGGCGCCGTTGAGTTGGCCACGGGCCTCGGCAAATCCACCATCATTCTGTACCTTGTCAAGGCTCTGGGGCTGCCAACAGTCGTCATGGCGCCATCGAGATCCATCGCCAATCAGCTGTACGCTGACTTCAAGTACGCCCTCGGTGCCAAAAGGGTTGGATTCTTCGGAGACGGCAAGAAAGACTGCAGCAAGCTGGTGACGATCGCCATCGCCGCTAGTCTCGTGCGTGTTGACCCCGACAGCCAGCACTGGGAGACCTTTCAGAAGAAGCAGGTCTTCATCGCCGATGAAAGCCACCTGACGCCGGCAGCCACTCTGCAGCAGGTCTGCTTTGGGCTGCTGGCCAACGCCCCCTATCGCATGTTCTTCTCAGCGACTCAGATGCGCAACGACGGACTCGACGTGGTGCTAGAGGGCATCACGGGACCCGTGACAATGCGGATGTCGACGAGAGAGGGTATCGACGGCGGCTTTCTCGCCAAGCCCCACTTCCGTGTCGTGCCGGTTGAAAGCGAGGACGACTACCGGTCTCAAGACATCATGCGCCTTCACCGACACCACGTCGTCAACAATCGGCGGCTGGCGAAGGCCGCGGCGGCTCTCGCGAACATGACCGTCGATCGCCTGAAGACGCCTTGCCTCATCCTCATCGACGAACTGCCGCAGTTCACGCACCTGCTTCCTCACCTGCGTCACAAAGTGGCTCTGGCACATGCCGCCGACGGCAAGAAGGCAAAGGAAGACATCCCCGCCGGCTACCAGTCATCCGACGTCGATGCTCTCGTCAAGGACTTCAACGCCGGCAACCTGCCGATCCTCGTCGGCACCTCGTGTGTCTCCACAGGCACCGACTTCACCAAAGTCGGCCATGTCATCTACATGGTAGGTGGCGCCTCCGAGATTGCCTTGCGGCAGGCTATTGGTCGAGGAACACGCAAACCCGAAGGCAAGTCGTCTTTCATCTTCACTGACTTCGATGTCGTCGATGTCCCAGAACTTCATCGTCAAGCCGAATCACGTCGCGCCGTCTATTCCGACATCTGGGAGCCGGCAACCGAGGTCAAAATCAATGGCTAAGAAAACAAAAGGCAAACCCAAGATCGACGACGATGGCTTCGTGCAGGTCTTTGCCGCCAACGTCGCTGGGGCGCTCGCCAAGTACGAGAAGATGCCGGTGCGCGACCCCGACGCGCTTTTGGATCGTCAAAGCCGGCAGATGAACTTGCTGGTGGACCTTGAGGATCGTTGCCGCAAGGCGCTGATTCAGGACCCGCGGGGTCTCGACGTCTACGATCGCTTCGTGACCTTTATCCGCGACGAGCGGAGAAACGCCCTTGCCGCCCAGCCCTACTTTCGAGAGCCTGAGGGCATCTTCATCGATGAGATTTCCCCCGCCATCCGTACGAACTCTGTCCGTAGCCTGTTCAGGTACCACTTCAACTTCCCCTTCGTCGCCTTCGCTCGTCGCATCATCGAGAAGGGATGGGAAAACGGCACCTCTAGCCCCTTTTGGGAACTCAGCCAGCAGCTGATTGCGGCGCGGCAGGAGTTGGTTGAGACCAACCTGCCACTGGCCATCAGCCGCGCGCGCATGTTCTATGGCAAGACGCCCAAAAGCCACATGGACTACCTCGACTTCGTCCAACTGGCGGTCGAGGGGTTGTTGGCGGCCATCGACAAGTTCCGCCTCCCCTTCCGTCCCGTGTTTCGCAGCGTCGCCATCGGCCGCATGACGGCGCTCTTCATCGAGCGCTACAGCGAAACGACCCTTCGCTTCTATCCCCTTGATCGCCGGCGCATCTATCGCGCGAACAAGGCCCTGCGGCGAACGCCGCCGGATCAGGTCGACTACACAACGCTTGCCGAGTCGGTCAATAACGGCTTGGAGAAGCGCTATCAGACCTCTCCCGAGGACTTGGCGTGCCTGATGTCGGCCGTTTCCATGCTGTCGGTCGATTGGCAGGACACGATGTCGGAGGGCGACGAGGGTCGCACCTTCGGGGATGGCCTTGCGGCGCCTGAAGAGCACCGGCCGGACTCGGAACTGGAGGCCAAGGAGCGAGCGATGCGCCTGCATGGGGCGCTAGAGGCACTTGACGCCATCGAGTCGAAGGTGGTAAGAATGGCGATGAGCCTCGACCTCTGAGGTTTTGGCTATCTATCGTACATTGGAGGCAGCTGTGGAAGCAGTCAACGGAAGTATCGGCGTCTCGCCTTTCCCTGAGCAGAAGGCCATCAAGCGCATTGGCCCGGCGCTGGCCGTCGGCGGCCATATGACGCTGGTGCGTCTGCGTGTAATCCTTGGCAACGAGCGCTTCCCCACCGGATCCACGGTCTTGGTGCGCGCAAACCACGCTTCTTCGCCTTGGGCGAAGGAAGTCTTTGAGTTTGAGGGCATCAATGAGTCATTCATCTTCATTCCCGAGTCCATCGTATCGGTCGTGGAGAAGGCTCCCGCAGTTGTGTCGATTGTGGCGTCGCCCAGTGTGGGCATCGCGGCTGATCCCGCCTCCAACGTCGTTTATGTGGCGGGGTAAACGATGCTCAAGGACTTCATTGTTGTTGGCGACCCACACGTCGTCGTTGAGGAGTTAGACGAATGCCGCCGTCTGGCGGCTTTCATCTTGGAGAAGCAGCGCCAGCACCCCGAGGCTACGACGGTGCTTCTCGGCGACCTCTACAACAACCACTCCAACATCCGCGTCGAGGTTCTGGCGTTCTGGGAGCAGTTCTTCTCCGAGGCCAAGAACACGATCGCCATCGTCGGCAACCATGACCGCCCCCACAAGGGCGGCGAGGGCGAGCACGCGCTGATGGCGCATACCAACGCCGCCGTCGTCGATCAGCCGACTGTCATCGACGGGGTTGGCTTCATGCCCTACATGGAGACACCCGAGGCCTTCGTCGAGGCGCTGAAGGGCCTTGATGTCCGGCACCTGTTCTGCCACCAGACGTTTCAGGGCGCTCGCTACGAAGCCGGCTTCTACGCCCCCGATGGCGTGGCGACCGAGTCGTTGCCGGCCGACCTGCACGTCATCTCTGGTCACATTCACAGTCCGCAGCAGATCGGGCGGGTGTGGTATCCGGGGGCGCCGCGTTGGCGCTCGGTGGCTGACGCCAATGTCGACCGCTTCATCTACCTTGTGCGACTTGATGTAACATCAAGTACCCCCGCCAAGGTCGTCGAGCAGTGGCCGACGGAGTCCGCGGGCTGCACGCCCATTCGCATCAAGACGGTGGCTACGGCCGAGGAACTGGAGGCAGTGACGCCGGCTCCGGGGCTGCGGATTCAGGTGCAGGGCGCAGAGGCCTTCGTCAAGGCCGCGGAGAAGGCGCTGAAGGAAAAGGGCGTGCGCTTCCGGTCTCAGGTCGTGGGTGGCGCCGTTTCCGCGGTTCGTGAGTCCGAGGGCGTCGCCATCGCCTTTGGCCACTACATCGACAGCTTTCAGGCGCCAAACGGGACGCCCAAGGATGCGCTGAAGAAGTTGGTTGCTACGAGGATCAGCTGGTAGGAGCAGGCGATGAGCGACGGCAAGCCCACGGTCACTGAGCAGCTTCAGGCTCTGGCGGCCATCAGCAACTTCACCGGCGGCCTCCATGAGGCGCAGCTGGGGCAGCTGCGGCTTTACGGCCTCGCCTGCTCTAGCGCCGTTCGCGTCTGCGAAGTCGGTTGGGATCCGGAGAAGCGCGAGATTCTCTACTATCTCGACGTCGATCAGGATCAGCTGGAGCCCGACTTCCAGAAGCGAGTGACCTTTTTGAAGCACGCCGCCGCCGCCATCATGCGTGGGTGGGATGCCAAGGTGCGGCTGCGTCGCTATGGCACCATGACCCCTGACGCAGCGGAGGTGCTGTATGGCGAACTCGTATCCGACTGACGACCAAGACGTTATCCCCGAGGGCAAGCGCTTCAGCAAACGCGAATGGCGGGCCTACGAGACCCACAAGCACGGCCTCGCCAATCCGCGTCCGGGGCAGATTGAGAATCAGGTGTCGACGGTCGATGCCGCGCAGATGTTTGAGGTCTACCTGCATGGCGCTTCCTGCAGCCAGATCGAGAAGCAGTGGCGCAAGTACAAGCTGGGGGCCATCGTAAAAGCCGCCATCGAATATCAGTGGCATGACAAGCGACAGGAATACCTTGAGCACCTGCACCGCGACGCAGTCGAGCGTGGCCGGCAGGCGGTGGCGGAGTCCGTTGGCTTCACCGCCGACCTCTTGGCCGTTGCCCACAAGCGTTGGGGTCAGCGGCTGCGTCGATACCTTGCGACCGGCGATGAGTCGGAACTCGATGGTTTTGAGATCCGATCAATCGATCAATACCGCAAGGTCGTCCAGACGTTCTTGGAGTTGACGGGCCACGACCCCTCCGAGGTTTTCATGAAGAAGGCGCCGGATGGCGGCGCGGAGATGATGACGGCCGGCAGTGTTGGCGCCAGCGGCCTCGACTGGGTGTCTGTGGCGTCCTCGGCGAAGTTGCGGCCTGAACTGGCCGCGGCGTTGCTGTCCTTGGCCGCTGCTCCGCCGCCGCAGGAAGAGAAGCAAGAGGAACGACACGAAACGGTGACGAGCGTCGTCGTGCGGAGGTAGCCGTGGTGTCTCTGAGCGCCGAGGATCGGGAAATCATCAAGCATCGGACGGCCTTCGTGCGTCGCACGACGAAGGAGGACTTGGCGCTGTGGATCGCCGAGTACATTGGCTTGGAGTTCCCCGACATCGTCGTCGACCCCGAGTCGAAAGTCAGCCCCATGGGCTTCATATGGGAGGTCTACAGCAAGGTGATGGACAACCGGGACCCCGAGGTGAACCGGATCCTTGCCTATGCGTCTCGTGACAGTGGGAAGACTCTGGCGGCGGCGGTGCTGGAGTTCCTGATGATCGTCCACTTCGATCGCAACGCCGGCCACATGGCCGCGACCCTTGATCAGTCGGCCAAGGCCACGGCGTACGTCGGCAAGTTCTTCAGCCGTCCCTATTTCAGCCGCTTCGTCGTTGGCGACAACAAGAAGATCAAGGAGTTCGTCCGCTACGAGCACCGTGAGACGGCAGAGAACATCACTGAAAAGCAGTGGGCGGTGCTGCCGCCGATCCAGCAGGTGCGATACGAAGAGCATCGCAGCAAGCTGGAAATCGTCGTCTGCACGCCAAAGGGCGCAAACTCCCTGCACGTCCCGTACTTCACGACGGACGAGGTCGACCTCGCCAATCCTCAGGCCTACGAAGAGGCCAAGATGATTCCGACCGCCGACGCCAAGGGTCATGCGGCGTTGACGGTCTTGACGTCGACGCGCAAGTACGCCTTCGGTCTCGTGCAGAAAGAGATCGACGACAGCCAGAAGACGGGGCTGCGGATCCTGCACTGGAACATCCTCGACATCGCACGTCGCTGTCCGCCCGAGAGACATTTGCCGGACGAGGAGAAGGTCCGCGTTCTCGTCGACCACGAAAACATCCGCGTCTACTCTGGTCCCGAGATCGAGAGGCTGACGGAGGACCAGAAGGCGGAGTGTGCTGACGAGCAGGCTTTCTCCGGCTGCCTGAAGAACTGCTCCCTGTATGCCGTCTGCCGTGGTCGCCTTGCGACCGTTCAGCAGAACCCCAAGTACCCTCAGGCGTCCTCGATCCACAAGCCCATCGAGCACCTGATCTCGCAGTTCCGCAACGTCGACGCGGAGGTCGCCAAGGCGCAGCTGCTGTGTCGCAAGCCTTCGATGAGCGGCCTCATCTACCCCTTCTTGGACCGCGAAGTCCACATGAAGAGCCCCAAGCAGATCGCGGACATGGTGGTGGGCGAAGACATTCACCCCGAGACGTTCACCAAAGAAGAACTCGTCGCCTTCTTCAAGTCCCGTGACGCTCAGTTTGTCACGGGCATGGACTTCGGCTATACCCACAACTTCGTCGCCATCACTGTCGCCGTCGACGGTCGTCGCGCTTTCGTTATCGACGCCGTGGCGCAGTCCGAGATCCTGACCAACCAGCAGATCGCTCTCTGTAACGCCAAGTTGGGGCGCTACAACTCCGAGGTCTACGCCGACCCCGAGAACCCGCAGGGCGTCAAGGAGTTCAAGGACGCCGGCTGGAACATGAGGAAGTGGAGCAAGGGGCCGGGCTCGGTGCTCATGGGCATCGAAATCATTCGTTGGATGATCCGACCCCTTATCGGCGACCCATTGTTGTACTTTTTGTCAGAAGACTCGATGGTCGACTGGGTGTTCGGCTGCCTCTCCAAGTATCACTGGACCGTTGACGCCGCCGGCAATCCGACGAACGTCCCCGACGAGGCCGACGACGACGCATGCGATGCCCTACGCTATGGTCTGATGAACCGTTTCCGGAAGGGAAAGACCACCGTTCTGGCGCCAGAGGCCAACAAGACTCCGGGAGGCCGATCGCCGGTCGTCACCGATGTGCATCGCCAGCAGATTGCAGATCACGTTGGCGTCAGCCTGAGTCTTGATCCCACTAAGCCCGTGAGAAAAGGCCGCTTTTTCATGTCATTGGGCTGACGTCATCGACTGAATCTTCCATCCGCCTTCGTCCCAAGGGTGTTGCATGTCTAACCTCAAGATGCTGACCTCGATCGTCGCCTTCCGCGACCCGATTCCGGAGACCGCCAACCCGCGCCTGCGGCACGTCGACTGGATGCGGTCCTTCAGCATTCAGGACGCCGGCAACCCGCGGTCGGACAGCTACGGGCTGGCGCCGGCGGAGACGCGGGTCATCTTCGATGGCACCCGGACGCTGACGGTGAATGGCAACACCGTGTTTTCGCTTTCCTTGGTGCCCGGCGAGACCGTCAACTATCGCCTCCGGCACACCTCCGGAACAGCCCCCGGCTTCCGTACGGAGCGAACCTTCAACGACGTCGGCGGCACTGTTTCGTTGACGGTGAACGCCGACCAAACGGCGACGATCTCCATCACCTCCGGTAGCTTCACGGGCATTCAGGCCGGTGACACGCTGTGGTTGCCGGGCGCCGAAGAGTCCGTGACGACCCCCTTCCAGCTGGCCAACCAAGGCTTCTGGCTGGTGATGACGGTTTCGGCCTTGACGATGGTTGTGCGTCGCACCGGCGACTTCAACGGCATCACGCAGTCTGGACTCGTGATCAACGGCAATGACCAGATGAAGGCCTTCAGCGCCGCCGGCGTTCAGGAAGGCGACAAGATCGAACTGCTTTCGGGCTGGGCGACCGCGAACCTCGGCACCTACGTCATCGTTGGTGTCACCAGCAGCTACATCGACATTCAGTCGACGGCCAAGCCCTTGGCGTTTGAGAACACGGTCACGCCGACGGCGCTCGGTCAGACAGTGTACAGTTCCGGCAAGCGCATGCTCTACGTCGAGTCCGATCAGGAGGTCATCCTGCGCATCAACGGCGATGCCGGCAACCTCTACAAGGTCGGTCCTTGGGTGGCCGGCGAAGATCCCGGCCAGTTCCTGATGACGGGCGCCGTCTGGGCCCTTACTGTCGTGAATGCGGGCCAGCAGATGGCCAACATCAGCGTCATTTCCGTGGAGTGATCGGTGACAACTCCCAGTAATCCCACTTCCGCGTACTTTCAGGCCCTCATCAAGTCCGCGACGCCAAAGACCGAGGGGCTCAGCAAGAGTCGGCGGCAGGTGCGTTTCACCGACCCATCGATGCCGCAGCCTGTGCTGACGGTCGAGAAGTTGGACTCTCTCCCGACGGTCCCCGACGCCGGGCCCGTCGTTGGCCATCAGCGTCTTGCCAAGAGCCTGATGAACCTCCTCAACGGCGGCGAGACGTCCATCGAGCGTCTGGCCTTTGAGGTGGACCCGAGTCAGGTCGGCAGCAATCAGGGGCTGTGGCAGCAGAAGCTGCGTGGCATCCCCGACAGCATCCTGAAGCGGATTGCCATTCAGGACAGCCTCGTTGCCTCGATCGTCAACACCCGCGGCAACCACATCGGCTCCTTTGGTCGTCCTCGTCGTGATCGCCACGGCGTGGGCTTTGGGATTGTCCCGATTCCGGGAGTCGAGGAGTCACTGGAGCCCGAAGAGCAGAGGGCTCTTGACGAAGAGATCAAGCGAGCGTCCGAACTGCTGCGATCTTGCGGTCAGACGAAGGGCTGGTCGGATCAAGAGCAGATGACCTTCAGCCAGTACCTGACGGTCTCGACGAAGAATGCGGTGGTGCTGGGGCGCGTGGCCACCGAAATCATTTGGGTCTACAACGTCCACACGGGACGTCGCGAGTTCCACTCCTTCCGTCCCATCGACGCCGGCACCATCTACCGTTCCGTGCCAATGAACCAGATGGCGGTGGAGTTGCGTGAGACGGCGGCGAGGCTGCTTGAGCGCATCAAGCGCAAGAAGCTGGAGCACGAACCCAACAACACGGTGACGCCGGAAGACATCGCTTGGATTCAGGTTCTGGAAGGGCAGCCGCGACAGTCGTTCACTGCCGAGGAATGCCTCGTCTACAACTTCTACCCCGTCGCCGACGTTGAGTTCCGCGGCTATCCGTTGTCGCCCCTCGACACGGTCATTGCCGCTGTCACGACGCATATCAACATCACGACCCACAACAAGCTGTACTTCCAGAGCGGCCGCGCCAGCCGCGGCATCCTCATCATCAAGTCCGATGACGTCGATGACTCGATGATCAACGACATCCGCCAGCAGTTCAACGCCGCCATCAACAGCGTGCAGAACAGCTGGCGCGTGCCGGTGCTGGGCGTTGGCGTCGAGGAAAACATTGAGTGGGTTTCGACGGATGCCAGTCAGCGCGACATGGAGTTCCAGTACCTGAGCGACATGACGGCCCGCATCATCTTGTCGGCCTTCCAGATGTCGCCGGAAGAACTACCCGGCTACGCCCACCTCAGCCGCGGTACCAACAATCAGGCGCTGTCGGAGAGCAATCAGGAGTACCTGATGATTGCTCACCGCGACGTCGGCTTGCGCCCACTGCTCTTGGCGTGGCAGGACTTCATCAACGCCCAGCTTCTGCCCCTGATCGCGCCCAACCTCGTTGGCAAGTGCGAAATCCAGTTGATGGGCTTGGATGCTGAGACGGCCGAGAAGGAATCGATCCGACTGCAGCAGGACGCGCCGCTGCACATGACCTACAACGAGGTCCTGAACAAGGTCGAGAAGGAAGAGATCCCCGAGGAACTTGGCGGCGACTTCCCCTTCAACGCCCAGTGGCAGGCGGTCGTCGACAAGTACCTGACGGTGGGCCAGATCAAGGAGCACTTCTTCGGTCAAAAGGGTGCGGCCAAGGACCCCAAGCTGGCTTACGTTCGCGACCCCTTCTGGTTCCAGTGGCAGCAGCTGCAGATGCAGGTTCAGCAGATGCAGCAACAGCAGCAGATGCAGGAGCAGGCGGCCCAGCAGCAGGGTGGGCAGCCGCCGCAGGATGGCGGAGGTGGCGGTGGAGGTGGTGGCGGCGGTGGGGGTCCGCAGCCGGGCAAGGGTGAGGCTCAGCAGGCAGAGGCCTCCCAGCAGGCGGCGACCGCCGAGTCCTCGCAGCAGCAGTCTCAGCAGGCGGCTGAGCAGGCTGGCGGTGACCTGACGCGCGGCCTCGATCAGGCTTCGGAGATGCTAAAGTCGGAAGCCACGCTGTCGCCGTCCAAGCGCAAGCTGCTGGCCAAGCATCGAGCCATCGTCGATCGCTTCCAGAAGACGTGGGAGGATGACTCTCGCGCCGCTCTGGCCGAGATCGGCCGCGCGCTATCAGCCGATGAAGACATCGGGGAGTAGCCGTGAAGAAGCAGACCATCAGCCGCATCCACGCAGCCATCGACAGCCTTTTTGAACGCATCAAGGCGCGGTTTCTGGGGGTGCGGCTGGTCGACAAGACGCTGACGGTCACGTCCGATCGCCCGGACTTGACGCTGGCGGGCATTGCTACCGCCGCGGCCGCAGATGACGGCGCCAAGATGAGCCCCAAGACGCTCTTGGGTGTCGTCAACATCGCCGGCTCCTACCTCGATTCAGCGAGGGAGCGCGCAAAGGCCGAAGTCCTTCACCATGTTTTGTCGGCGGAGCAGGAGGGGCAGCCGAGTTCCGGTGCCCTTGCCGGCAAGCTGGTGGACGTCTGGTCCAAGGTCACGAACGACGTGATGCGTATTGCCGACACGGAGACCCAGCGCAGCCGCGCCACGGGCACTCTGGAGGGCATCACGATGCTGAACCTGCAGGCGGGCATCGATGACGCGATGGTCTTCTTCGTCGTGGTCCGCGATGGACTTCGGTGCAAGGAATGCACGCGACTGCACCTGATGCCTGATGGCGTCACGCCGCGTGTCTGGAAGATGTCCGAGGTCGGGACCGGCTACCACAAGCGAGGCGAGAACAATCCCAAGGTCAACGGGCTACATCCCCATTGCCGCTGCAGTCTCGCCACACTGATGCCCGGCTATGGCTTTGACGCCGCTGGGATGGTTCGCTTCGTTGGCCGGGGTCACAACGAATACGCAACCCAGCGAGGTCGCGGCTGATTAGCTGGCCTTGGCGCGCTTAGTCGCCAAGACCTCCTGCTTGACGGCCATGTGGTAGCAGGCCGCCAAGGTCGTTGAGAACTCCGAGACCGGGCCTCGGCTACCCTTTTCTCGGAACGAGATGGTACCGTTGGGGCTGATGGTCACCACCAGCGGTCGCCCGTTGATGATGACGTTGGTTTCGCGGACGACGGGTTTTGTGAGTTGGGTTGCCATGACCTCGCATGCTACAGCCATCGCAAGGGGGGCGTCAAGAGGAATCTTTCGCCCGTCAACTGCTTTCCGAGGACGTAGTCCATGAACAACGACATCATTGATGGTTCCAATGGAATGATTCTTGATGGCATTTTTGCCAGTCAGGTATGGGATTCCAGTGGTGAAGTCCTCGACATCGAGGGCTGTGACATCAGTGAGATGATCGAGGGGCGTGGGCTCGCCAACTACGAGCACCGCAACGACGAGTCCACCGGCGCTACGTCGCAGGACATCGTCGGCAAGATCGTTTTCGCCAAGAAGATCATGCAGGAGTCGGACGCCGACGACGACCGCCAGAAGATGTTCTGGAAAAAGGTCAAGGTGCCCTTCATCTACGGCATGGTGCGGCTCTATGACGGCGCCGGTCACCTCTCGGCTCAGGGGCTGGCTGCTCAGGTCCGTGACGCGGTGAAGAACAAGGAACAGATCCTTGTCCGGTTCTCGATCGACGGCTCCACGCTGGAGCGCGATGGCAACAAACTCAAGCGCACGATCGCGCGTCGCGTGGCGCTGACCATCAAGCCCTGCAACAAGACCTGCGACAGCGACCTCGTGGTCGACCCCAACGCCCCCGAGGGCTACGAGAAGAAGCCCAAGAAGCCGATCGCCGAGTTGGTGAAGAAAGAGCACCCGCTCTACGGCCGCCTCGGCTCTTCGGGCGAGATCGAGCAGGATGCGGCTGAGCAGCAGACCCTCTGGAAGGCACTGAAGGCCTCCAAGGAGCCGAAGCCGGCTGCCAAGAAGCCGGTGTTGCCGAAGCCCCCCAAGCCCCCAAAGCAGTGGGAGTCCGAGGACGGCGTCGTTATCCCCCGTGCCGGCACTCCCGATCGCAAGCGCTGGGATGGCGCGTACGAGAAGGCCCTGAAGCAGCACTTTGGCGGCGGCAAGAAGATCACGATCGACGTCGACAGCGCCCAGAACCTCAACCCCATCAAGAACTACGATCGCTATGCGATGTACGTTCAGATGGCGCAGCACGACAAGCTGCCGCCGGCCGTCGTTCGCCGCTCCGGAGCCGGGGGCTGGGACATCGTCGACGGCAATCACCGTCATTTTGCGGCCAAGAAGGTCGGACTCAAGACCATGGACGCCATCGACATCACTGAGTCGAAGGCGCGCAAGAGTGAACAGGAGACGGGCATGAAGAAGGCAATGGACGCGGGCATGGCCACCGGCTCGCCCTCTAGCCTCATGGGCGGCGCGGCTCTGCAGCGCGAGGAACTGGCGAAGAAGCTGGTGAAGTTGGCTCAGGAATACCATGAGTCAAAGGGCAGCATGCGCGACTTTCTGAAGTCTCAGCTTCCGGAGGTCAGCGACAACTACCTCGATCACTTCACCGACCTCGCCACCGACATCCGCGCGAAGCTGCGGAAGGCTGAGCCGCTGGCAAAGGCCCGCAAGGCCGCGGAGCCGAAGGCTGCTGCTCCAGAGAAGGCTTCTGCTCCAGAGAAGGCCGCGCCCGCCCCGAAGGCCCCCGCCGCTAAAGCGCCCAAGGCTCCTGAGGCTCCTGCGTTTACGATCCGCGGCGAAGGCGTCAAGCCCACGGGCCTTTCGGGTCCGGAGATGACGTTCAACGAGCACACAGGCCAGTTGAAGACCAAGAACGGCCACTTCAGCCTCTACAACCCGGATGCCGATAGTGATTCAGGCGAGAAGTTCCGTCAGGTTTGGAACTCACCTGAGGTTCGCCGCCAGCACGACTACGCTGTTGGCAACTGGATCAAGCTGAATCAGGCCCTGAAGCAGGGGCGGCTGCCAGAGGCGGTGCTGGCGACGTCGGTGGCCTTCTCGCAGTTGAGCCCCAACACACCCGTGCCCGTTCATGAAATGATGTACAGCTACCTGCTGGACACCTTCAAGGACAAGGGCATGGACATCCGCGATCCACGCTTCGGGTCTCCGGAGGTCAAGCAGGACTGGATGTCGCGCGACCAGCCGCAGGCTTGGCCGCAGTCGTCGCGCGACTACTTCACGCAGCACATCGGCAACCTCGTGACGAATCAGCGAGATTCCACGCAGACGGGACGCCTCGCCGGCGAGCGCACTTCCTTCATGCTGCCGCACAACAAGTTCGCCAACATGGCGCGCTACGCAGATGCTCACCAGCACATGAAGGATCTCGTGGCTCGCCACGGCGTTGACGGTCGTTCGGCGGTGGCTGAGTTGATGGGCAACAAGGGCAAGGCGGAGTTGTGGGAGGCTTCCCGCAAGCGAGCGCTCGATAAGGGCAAGCCCGATCCGGGTGCTTTTCAGGGTCTGCACATTCCGGGGCTGGCGCCCAAGACCGCGCGCTTCGCCTACGCGATGCTGGGGGCCGGCAACTCCTTCGTCCCCGACACTCACTTCAGCCGCCATCTCTTTGGTCTTGACAAGGACAAAGACAAGAACTCGATCCACCACGTTCGCGATGACATTCTTTGGAACCCGAAGAATAGCGAACTTCTGTCGGCGATGGATCGCTGGTATTACCGCAATCATCCGTCGGTAAAGCTGATGCTTCAGCATCCGGAGTTTGGATCCTACTTCAAGGACAACCCGGAACAGGCGGTTTTCCCGGCTTTCTGGGGGCACTGGCTTTCGATCGCTCCGCACGAGCGCTTGATGGAGCACAAGCGAGCGAACGTCGCTCACAATCAGGCGGCCAGCCACCGTCCTCTGTTTGACGAAGTTCAGCGCCTCCTGCAGGACCCCAAGGAATCGCAACAGACGGTTCCAGCCCGCTCGACGCCGCTGCCCGAATCGCCGGCGCCGCAGGCCAATCTGCGCTTTGGCTTCAAGAAGTCCGAAAGGTCGGGTCCGCTCATCGATCCGCGTCTTGCCGCCGCCCTTGTTCGTCACTGGATCAATCACCACGGCGAAGAAGAGGCCTCGTTCCGCTACTACTCGCAGCTGCTGCCGCTGCTCATGCACGGCTCAGAGAACGAGGACCCGATCCTCAAGGCCGAGAAGCTGTCGGTCGAGGTTCGCAACGCCGCGGCTCAGCTGAAGAAGGCCAACGGAAACCCTACTGAAGCCGCGCCGACGAGGGGTGAAGGCCCCGCTGACTCGTCGCGGCATTCGCTGGGATTGGCTCAGGAAGCGGATCTGGTCGAGAAAAACCCAAAGCGCATCGCCGCCGTCAAGATCACGGCTGCCGATGGCAGCGATCGCATCAACAACACGCCAGAGCAGAAGGCGCTGATTGACGGCGTGGATCTGAGCCGGAACCTGAAGGCCAAGCCTGTTCACGCCACAGAATCGCTGACGTCGCCAACGCAGATGTGGATTCCGCATCCCGACGGCAAGCGGTTGGTGCTCGTGAAGCATGGCCACGAGTGGTCGTATCCGCACATGGGGGCTCGCGAAACTGCGTACCACAATCTGGCGCGCGACGTCTTTGGTCTCGGCGAGTACGTCCCGCTGACGGCGATGGCCAACCATCCCGGCGGCTGGGAAATGAGCATGCAGGAGATGGTCAAGAACCCGGAGCATCACAACTCCGGCAGTGCAGCACACCTGAAGACGCTGATGCACCTCGGCGATGCCGGCGAACTGCACAAGTTGGCGGCCATGAACTACATCCTTGGCAACGACGATCGCCACGGCAACAACTACCTGTTCTCGCGCGCCGACGACGGTAAGCTGAGCCTCAAGCTGATCGACCACGGCCACACCTTCCGCAACACAGCGCAAGAAGGAACGCAGTCGCTGGAGGCTCAGCTTCATCAAGAGCCGGGGTCGGGGCTGCAGCCGCGGGAACTCCGCAAGCCCCATTACCTGAAGGTGTACGAGTTTGAAAAGGCGCGTCCCGCGGCTCAAAGCAAGGGCAGGGTTGCCGGCCGCGCGATGATGGACCCGAAGTCATCCCCGGTCCATCCCGATGCCGTCGAATGGCTTCGGAATCTGAATGGCCCAAAACTGCGAGCGGAGATGGAGGGGATGGGGCTGGGCGATCGAGCCGTCGATGGCGTCATGCGTGACTTCTATGCGCTGCGCGACGCTTGGACGAAACCCGGCGCAACGACGGATACGCCGGCGCCGTGGTCTGATCGCGGACTGTTTGAAGGCAAGGACTTTGCGCCCGCGGGACAGGAACTGCACTCGGATGAACCCGAGGACTGGCAGCGAAGCGATTGGTCGGGGATGAAGTCGGCTTCCACCTCAGGCCCCACTCGGAAGATGAAGAAGACTGACAACGAAGACGCGCACGACGATGAGGAGTGCTCTGAGTGTGGAACAGATCATGTCCACATTGGGGCCTACATCGTCGAGCACTGCCATCACGAAGAAGGCAGCCACCTGTGCATCTACGACGAAAAGACTGGAGAAAAGATCGCTGAGACTGAAGTCTCCAAGGATCTCGACGACGCCCTCGACAAGGCAGACAAGCCTTTCCACGGCTACAACAAGAATCGTCACAGTCGCAGCGGGGGTCTGAGCGATTCCTACCGCGAGAAGGTCAATCGCGAAGAGGGCAGCAACCTCAAGAGGCCTGTGACGGGCAAGGTCGAGCCCGGCTCCAAAGCCGCCAAGAGGCGCAAGAGTTTTTGTGCGCGGATGAGCGGTGTCAAGGGACCCACATCGAAGGACGGCAAGCTGACTCCGAAGGGGGCGGCCCTCAAGCGCTGGAAGTGCAGCAAGAGCACCCTTGAGAAGTCTGCCGGCGAGGGGCTGGCGACTCTTTCCAAGGCCGAACTTCTGCGTGCTTTGCAGTCGCTCGGTGTTGCGCCCCAGACCTCTCTTGACATCTTGCGTCCGAAGGATAAGGTCTGAGCCATGATGCCGACTTTTGATACCTATCTCGTCTACGCTCTTCATCCCGATTTCAAGCGGATGAGCGTGCATCCGCGCCTTGTCGGCAAGTACATCCTTCACGACGGCGTTATCCACGTCGTGGAAGACCACGAAGGCATCCTTGACGGCCTCGATGAGCAGCCTCTGGCGCGACACCAGAGCCGCATTGAGTCGCTGATGAACAGCCACTACTACCTCGTCGACAAGAAGAAGCCGGCCAACGAGCAGGCACAGGTCGACGATTGGGAGAACGAGGTCTTCGGTGACTCAGACGCCGCTGATGGCGGCGAAGTCACGCAAGCCCCGACCCGCGACGGCGTCTTCCATTATCATCGTGAGGGCTACAGCGTCCCGCGGGTGCTGGAGGCGAAGAGTGGCCGGTTGACTCTCGACGGCAAAGAGGTCTCGCGCGACGATGTGCAGGTGATGCTGGACAACGCCAAGAAGGGCGTAGCCAAGATCACTTATGTCACGCCCCCGGATCTGGGTGACTTCAAGAAGTCGGCGATGAAGGCTTTTGAAGCCTTTGCGCCTCTCCGGAAGTCGTCGCTGAACGATACCTTCTCGCAGTTGAGGGCGCTGGTTGACGCCGGGCACCTGCACAAAGACCACTACGAGGCCCTGCGCAAGGAACTCTACCACGACGAGATGATTCCGTCGCTGGGTAACAAGCGAGCGTACCGCGACTTCATGGCCAGCCCCGAAGCCCAGACCGGCGTCCACGCGATGCTGGACGGCGACGGCATGAAGGCTATCAACGACGCCCATGGCCACCCTGAAGGCGACAAGGCCATCCAGTCTCTGGGGCAGTCCCTGCGTTCGGCCATCGATCAGACGGTGGGGCACGACAACGCCAAGGCGCATCGGTTTGGCGGCGACGAGTTCCACTTCTGGACGAAGACGCCGGAGCAGGCGCACATGGTCTTGCGCCAGCTGCACGACAACCTGTCGAAGCTGCCAGACGTCGGCGGCACCCACAAGGTGGGCTTCAGCGTTGGCCTTGGCGAAAACCCCAAGGTCGCCGACGATGCACTGCTGATGGCGAAGGATGGCAAGAGGGCAGAAATCGCCGAGGCTCTTGCCCAGAATCCGGGCATGGATGCGCGCATGGTGCAGCCCACCAAGCCCCTGCGCTTCCACTCCCTGCTCAAGCAGCCAGCCATGTCTTCCTCCTTGACTCCCGCGCCGCAGCCCGCTACCGTGGCGCCGGGAGGTAAGGAAAATGGTTGACGGCAAATATATCGTGGTGCCACTGGCTGAAGACGGCAAGATCGCCATCGGTCATCGCACGGTGGGCGTGCGCGTGCGACTGATCGGCACACCCTACCATGAGGTCATCATGGACGCCAATCGCCCCCTGTTTGAACTCGTGGCCGAAGCCAAGCGGCGGCTGGCGCCACACCTGCCCAAATCCGATCTACTCACGGGCTTCGCCGTTCGCGACCTTACGCGATAGCCGACAGGCGACGCAGATCGATGCGTCGCCATAGAAGTCAAGAAACAGAGTCTTCACCTCCCGGCACCTTGGGCACCATTGAAGCCCTTGGTGCCGGAGGCATTTTCGACACACGCCATCGTCAACCAGCTGGCGATGTTGGCTGCAGACTCGACAGGCTACCGGGTGCCTTTTGGCTGCCTGACGCCGTATTTCGGCGCTGCGATCTCTAGTGCTGCGACATGTGCGACATACCATAGCCTTTCCTGTAGGCCGTGACGAGTCGTTGTGGAAGCAGTCTTCGGGTAGGTATTGGCGGCAGCGACGGCACTCAAGCATACCCTGTATGTAGCATTTTGATGGGTCACAGAGAAACTCGCAATCTGATGCTTCGCTTCCGTTATCTTGACGGAAGCCAACTTCACAGGAGTCTAACATGGCTGCTACTCAGAAGGCCGTCGCTCTCCTCGACGCCATCGCCGAAGAACTCTCCAAGCGCCTTTCGTCCATCACGCCCCAGACCAAGGGTCAGGACTCGCTGCTCAATCCGCAGCTGGTTGTCGGCGCGGGCACGGCCGGTGCCGCGGGTTGCTACCTGCGCGTGATCCCGCAGCCGTGGACGGCGAACAACGTCCTTGGCGTTGCCTCGCAGGTCTTCTCGCCCCACGTCATTCAGGTCGTCTTTGAGGCGAACAACGCGGCTGGCGCCGGTGCTGACGTCAACACCCTCGCCACGCTCTCGACGATCATCGCCGTTTGCGCGCGTAAGGGCGCGGCTCTGGAAGTCTTTGAGGAGCCCAACGGCGCGGCTCCGGGCGAGGCCGACTGCGTTTCGTCCAAGCTGAAGGTGCGCCTCGACGCGAGCCTTGACTTTGGGATGATCGGCAACCAGTGATGGTTGTATTCCTCAAAACTCAACAAGGAGGACTACACCATGTCTACCCCTGATCTCACGAACGTCGACATCGATGCCATTCTGGCCGATGTCCAGAATGTCCTCGTCAACATCGCGAAGTCGGAGAAGGACCGGGCTGAGAAGCTGGCCAAGGCCGCGGGTGATGACGAGAAGTCGAAGATGGATGCCGACGACGCGGGCGAGGCTTCGGCCCCGGCCCCCGCCGCGGAAGACGACGACGGTGGTCCGTCGGAGGAAAGCGCCAATGGCGCTGAGGCCTCCGCGTCGCCGGCCGACGACCCGGCTGCCCCCGGTGACGAGGGTGGCGAGGGTCCCGACGCTGGTGGCGCCATGGACCCGGCTGCGCTGCAGTCTGAGTACGCCAAGCTGCCGCTTGACGAACTGAAGATGCACGCGGAAGCGGCTCAGGCTGCCCTCGCTGCGGCGATGGGTGGCGGCATGGGCGCTGGTGGTCCTGCTGCTGGTGCCGGCGCCCCTGAGGCATCGGCTCCCGCGGCTCCGCCGCCGGCGATGAAGGGCGAGATGAAGGCCGACGGCAACGGTGGGCAGATGAAGCCCATCGCGAAGTCGGAGACCACCGAGGTCGCCGCCCTGAAGAAGAGCCTTGAGGAGCAGGGCAAGATGTTGGAGCGAGTGATCGGCGCCTTTGAGGCCGTCGTCTCCAAGCCCATGCGCAAGGCCGAAACCATGCTGACGCCCGCGGCTGCCGCCGTGGCGCCGAAGCTGTCGAAGTCGGAGATGGCCGCGAAGCTGCGCTCCAAGGTCCGCGATGCGTCGCTGACCAAGAGCGATCGCGAACTCATCAACGACTTCTTCCTCGGCGGCAACGTCGATGCGAGCAAGTTGTCCCATCTGCTGAAGTGAATCGAAGTCTCAACCCATTTCCCCGTCGCTGACGGGAAACCGTACTGGAGGATACAATGAACCCGAGTTCCATCGAGCAGCTGGAGAAGCTGGTCAAGGCCCTTGAAGCCGGCTCCTACAACGCTGCCCCCTCGTCCCTCGTTCAGGGCGCCGCGCTTCAGGTCGAAGACCTGTCGCCGGTCCTTGAGAACGTCACCTTCGACGACAGCCACATCAAGCTGCAGTCGATGCTGAAGTCGAAGGCCGTCAAGTCGACCCTCGCTCAGTTCGACCGTCAGCTGTCGTACGGCCACTTCGGTGGTTCGGCGCAGCTGGAAGGCAACCTCGGCGCCGAGAAGACCAGCGACTTCGTGCGTGTGGTCGTGCCGATGTGCTACTACAGCCACCACCGCCGCGTGACCATCGCCTCGACGCTCGTGTCGACGGTCGACGGTGTGGCTGCGGATGACCGTGCGGCTGCCGACGCTGCGAAGATCATCGCTGCCGACGTCGAGTTCGACCTCTTCCGTGGTCGCGCCGACTTCAGCAACGCTGGTGTCTTCGACGGCAACCCGCTCGCGATCCCCGGCGTCATGGCGAACATGATCGGCGTGGACGTGCAGATCCGTCAGTCGGACAATCAGGCGACGGCGCAGGACCGCTACTTCGCCGAGTTCGGTGCCGATGAGTCGTGCGTTGTCCCCGGTGGCGGCGCGCTCTCGCAGGACCTGATCGAGGAAGCGTCGGTTCGTTCGGCGATGCACATGGGCAATGCGGACAAGCTGGTCGTCGACCCGCGCGTCCTCAGCGTCTACAACCGCATCGTCTTCGGCAAGGAGCGCATCATCCTCGCCGGCTCGCCGCAGGGCGCGACGGGCGCGGACCTCCGCAAGCAGTGGACGTCGAACGCGACGGTCGCCGTGGAGGCCTCGCGCTTCCTCAGCGGCAAGACCCGTCCGTCTCCGTCGCGTCCCGACGGCCCGTCGGCTCCGACCCTCACGTCGGCGACGCCGGGTGCCATCTCGGGCGCCACGACGCCGTTCCTCGCTGGTGAGGTCTACACCTACTACGTTACCGCTGGTAACGAAGTCGGTGAGTCGGCGGCCTCGCTGTCGTCGTCGGCCACCATCGCGACCGCCGGTCACGGCGTCACGCTGGTGATCACGCCCTCGGGCTCGGGCACGACCCGCTTCCTCAACGTCTACCGTTCCGCCGCTGGCGGCACGGCGGCGTCGGCGAAGTTCATCGGTCGCGTCGTGGCCGCGGCCACCGGCACCACCAGCTTCATCGACATCGGCAACAAGCAGCCCGGCTTCGTCACCGGCTTCCTGCTTCAGGGCGATACGATGGAGATCAAGGAACTGGCGCCGTACAGCCGCCTGAAGCTGGCGGTTGCCGACCTCAGCATCCCCGAGGCGCACTTCCGCTTCGCGACGCTGGCGGTCATGCAGCCCCGCAAGAACGCGCTGATCGACAACCTGCGCTGAAAATAAGCGCTAAATCAAGCGCTTAGCAAGATGGAGGCTGGTAACGGCCTCCATCTTGCTTTTTTTACGCGGTTGAATCTATGCTATGCCTCTGGGGTAATGGGGTGTGGCATGAAGGCTTTCTCTCAGGATCTGGTCGACGAAGTCGTGAGGTTGCGGGCCGAGGGCATGACGCGCGAGGCCGTCGCCCAACGCCTTGGGCTCACGGTTTCACAGATCAAGAACATCCAGACTCGCGCCCGGTTTTCCTTGCCCCCAGACAAGAGGCAAGAAAATGCACGAGCCGGCCGCCTCGCAAAGGATCCCGATGCTTGGGAGACGATGCGAAAGTCTCTTACCCCAGAGGTCTTAGAGCGCCGTGCTGCCTCCGTCCGAACGGCATGGCGAGACGAGACGCTGCGAGCGGAAGTATCCAAGGCTTCAAAAAGGCGTTGGAGGGACATTCCTGAAGAAGACCGGACCAAGTACCGGGGGCGTGACGTCCATGTCGTGGCGCAGCGACTGGGGATGCGGTGTGACCTAGACGCAGACGCCCCTATCCCGCTGGGACGTGATGGCCTGCAGTTGCACTGTCACTGCGGCAGACTGTTCCATGTCCGTTCTTTTGATTTCTTGTACATGAAGGTGCGTTCTTGTGGGTGTGTGAAGAGCCACGCTCAGGGGGAGATCGCCGATCTCCTTCGCCAAGCAGGGTTGGAGGTCTTTGAGAACGTGCGCCACGTCATTTCTCCGCTTGAGATTGACATATGGGTGCCGTCCCTGTCTTTGGCCATAGAATACTGCGGTCTTCATTATCACAGCGAGATCCATACGCCAGAGAAGGCTCGTAGGCGGCATCTGGAGAAGCTGCAGGCCTGTGAGCGCCTCGGCATAAGGCTGGTGACGGTGTTTTCCGACGAGTGGATTCAGCGTCGTGCCATTTGCTGCGCCTACCTTCAGGCGCTTTCTGGTTTGCCGGGTCAGCGAGTTGGAGCGCGGAAGTGCGAGGTGGCCGAGGTCGACATCAAGACAGCGGCTGAGTTCTTCGACGCTCATCACCTGCAGGCCGCGGGAGCCGAGACTCGTTGTTGGGGGCTGAGGCATAGCGGCGAACTGGTGGCTGTCGCTGGTTTTCGTCATCGCGGCGATGGCGTCTGGGAACTCTCTCGCTACGCTTTGACGGAACGACTTCATGTCGCCGGTGGCCTTCAGCGGCTGTTGAGTGGCGCCATCGCCGTCCTGCGCCCCACGCGCATCGTCACCTTCTCTGATCGTCGTTGGTCTAGTGGCGGCATTTACGAGCGCTCAGGGTTTATCGCGGCTGAGGTTCTTCCACCGGGATACTGGTACATCAAAAAGGGATCAGATCGCCATCGTTGGCATCGATCGAAGTTTCGCAAGGCGGCCTTGGGGGTGGGCGACGAGGTAACGGAGCACGAGGAGATGGCGGCTCGCGGCTATGCGCGTATCTGGGACTGCGGTCTTGTTCGCTGGGAGATGGACTTGACACCTTCATCGTCATCGGCTATCGTCGCTTCATGACGTTCATGAACTGGATGGTTCCGCCAATGGGCATGGCTCCTATTACTCACGCAGAAGTCCTTCTGCCAAAGTCAGACCGGCCGACCCTGCCCGTTGTCGCCTTTGGCATGGATCGCTTCGCTCGCACCGTTCCGCGCTTCTTTGTCTATGCCCCGACGCTGCCCGAGGGCATGGGGTTCTCCGACTTTGAGGCCGCGATTCTGGCCGTCAAGCACAGCCAGACTTGGTACGGGCCAGCGCCTTCGTTCATCGTCGAGTACGCCACCAACCATGTCTGGGCCTTCAACACCACTGAGGAGTGAATATGCGTCCCCAACACCGCCGCCACGTCGTTGCCGCCTTTCGCATGCAGAACCGCAACGATTCTTCGTCTGAGTTCAAGCCCGGTCACGTTGTGGCCATCGACGGAGATGCGGTTTGGGTGAAGTTGGTGGGGCATGTGGCGCCTGACGAGTTCAAGCCCGCCGACTTCTCTCAGAAGCCGCGCGTGGGCGACCGCGTCTGCTATCACACCTACGTCGATTTCGTGTGTCGCAGCTGGGGCATTGAGGTGGTTTCGTGAGGTCTTTGGAGATCGTCGTTGACCTTGATGGCGTCTGCGCAGACTTCATCGGCGCCTACAGCCAGCAGGGGCTGGTGCCCACCTACAATCGCCTCTCGGGCGAGACTGTAGCCATCGAAGACTTCCGCAGCTGGGACATGAAAGACGCGGTCAAGAACCCAGAACTCTTGACCTACATCTTTCACAACCCCGGCTTCTTCAGGCGTCTGGCGCCCATTGAGGGCTGCTCCTATGCCCTGAAGAGGCTGATGCACAACGGTCATAAAATCTTCGTCGCCACCAGCGGCTGCACCCCTCACTCCTTCACCGAGAAGGTCGAGTGGTGCCACGAGCATCTTCCCTTCATTCCGTTGTCGCACATCTGCTTGATTCATCACAAGTCGCAGCTGCATGGCGATGTCATCATCGACGACGGCCCCCACAACGCCCGCGCCTTTCGTCAATCCAACCCGCGGGCGGCGGCGGTCTCTATGATCTGGCCCTACAACCGCCAGTCCCAAGACTTCACGTCCCTGATAGGGGACTGGCGAAGACCCTACGAGTCATGGGTCGGTATCGTAGAGGCCGTCAACGGCATTGCATCAGGAGGATGAGAGTGAAGGACCCGTACCTGAGCGCTGAAGTCGACCATTGCTGCAACCTGTCGTCGTATCCGGGTCCAGAGGCCATGAAGTGGCTGTGGAATGACGGCAAGTTTGAGTCTTTTGCCTGCCTGCGGCAGGCGCTGAAGGCCTACAAGAACATTCGCGTCTACGAGGAAGGCACGCGCCTGTACTTCTGCAGCATGTCCATCAACGCTCGCACCGATCTCGACGTAGAGATCAGCTTCGACAACCGCTTCGCGACGCCCGAGATCGCCCCGGCTCGATGCTGGATCTCGTACCCCGATGACGATCTGGGCCAACGCATCTACGCCGATCCGCCGTTCTTTGAGATCGGGTGCCGTAACCCTCGCGGCTGGGGAGTGCTAGAGCGTCCCGGCTACATCGCCGCCGCCAACGCCTGTGGCTTTGGGCTGCCTGTGCTGGCGGCTGCCAAGAAATGGCTTGCCGCCAACCCCGCAATCGTGTATTGAGGAAGGGAAGGAGCCAGCACATGAGTCTTCAACAGGTTGAGTCTTCCGGCATCTCCGTGCGACTTGTCGCGCGCCCATCTTTCGTCGGTGATGACATCGAGGAGTTCCGTCGATGCCGCAGCGATCAGATGCAGGGGACCGAGGGCGAGAAGATCGCTGAGTTCGCCGGCCGCGGCTGCTACGACTCGTTCGGTCGCGGCCGTAACAGCGACGACTTTCACGCCAACATCCTTGAGCACTACCATCCCAACGTGCTCTACCACAGCCACTTCGTTCTCTGGATCACGGGCGTCACCCGCAACCTGAGCCACGAGTTGGTCCGCCACCACGTCGGCTTCAGCCCAAGCCAGCGCAGCACCCGCTACGTTTCGGAGGCCGAGTCGCGGGTGATGATGCACCCGGATCTCTCCGACCTATCACCGGAGTTGCACGAGAAGCTGACCAAGTTTGATATGGCTTGGCGCGATGCCTACAAGGGCGTCGTCGAGCACATGGTGGCGAAGGGGCATGATCGGAAGACGGCTCAGGGCGCTGCGGCTCGCATCCTGCCGAACGGCATCGAAACCCGGCTGACGTGGAGTGGCAACGCCGCGGCGTTCCTTCAGATGTTCCCGCGTCGTGACGCCGAAGTCGCTGACAAGGAGTTCCGCATCCTCGTCACCAAGATGTGGCAGGTCATCAAGCCCGAGATGCCGCGTTACTTTAGTCACTGGTCGCCGTCGCTGGTTATGGCGCTCACGGAGGATTGAATGGACTGCCTTACAGCGATGAAGAAGGCGTATCAGGCGTTTCTTGTCATGCGCGACGGCATGATCCCCGACGCCGTTTACAGCGACTGCGGCATCTGGGTGCGGCCAAAGTCGTGGAAGGGGCTGCAGGCGCTGGTGCCCGACACCGACGCCCCCATTCGCTTCAAGATGGTGCCCGATCACCGCGGTGGTCGGTCTGCATACCTGCCGACGCTCACGGAGTTGTGCGAGGAATGGGAGGTCATCACCCCCAATCAGTTCTACCAAGAGTCCGAGGACTTCGACCGACGAAACGGCTTCAGCCATGTGTGAAATCTGCCATCAGATCGAGGGCCTTCGACCCAAGCAAGCGCTTCAGGTCATTGGCTCCAAGATGATGGTGGGCAGTGGACGCCCGATGAGCCGTCACCTGAGCCAAGTCATCGATCGACTGCTGGGCACTGACGTCGAGGAAGAAGTCGATCGCGACAAGGAGGAGGCTGCGTTCAGTGCTATGGCCAGCAGGAGGGATGACGCCTCCGGAGACTGATGCCATGACCAAGATGTCTCGCGCAGAATCGACCAGAGCCCTCACGGCTCTGGCTTTTTCTTGGCTCTGGGTCAAGCGTGAGTGCCGCGTCATGGCAGAGGAGGTCGGCGTCACCAGCCTCTGCAGCCGCCTCTGTGCGCCCTTGGACTGTATCTTCCGCGCCGACGCCGTTGGCTGCACCAAGAAGGGCAACCAGTATCGCATCGACATCATCGAAGTGAAGGGCAGCCGCGCCGATGCGCGGCGAGAGGACATGAGCGCCGGCAAGTGGGAACTGCTGCCGCAGGGCAGGCGCCTGACGGGTTGGCTGCTGGTCTCCCACGACGTCCGCGACGAAGACATCAAGGGCCTGCCGTTGGCTTGGGGGCTCCTGCGGGCCTCCGAGGACGGCGCCGTCGTCAACGTCATGCGCAAGGCCCAAGAGCACTGGCTGCCTGACAGCGAAGTCGCTCGGGATCTCTTCTTCCTTGCCTCCCGAACCCTCGGGAGTGGCTTGCCGTGGATGGGCCGCACACTACCTGAGTGCGTGGCGAAGCTGCACGCGGCCTCAGAGGCGCCGAAGTGCTCGCCAGAGGCCTTCGTTGGCGTCGACGAAGAGCCGCCGGACCCCTTGCCTGCCCAGATTCCGGGTGCCTTGCCGGCCAACGTCAAGGTCATCGACATCGATCAAGCCCGCACCTTTGCCGTCCGCGGTGTTGTGAACGGAGAGACGCGCGACAACGGCAAGCTGGTGCCCATTCGCGGCATCGAGGGCGCTGTCGTTGGCTACGCCAGCGTGCGCCCGGTGGTCAACGGCCTCGTTTTTGATGGCTCGATCGACTACGAGACCCCGGAGCGGCTGCTGCTGGAGACAGGGCAGGGGCGGCTTTCGGCTGAGTTGACGGCAAATGGTATAGCTATTGTCTGGCCGCCGGCCGAGGCTCAATCTTGAGGCGGACGTACTCCCCCGGAGCCCAACATGCCTCAGATTGCGATCCGTCTGCTTGACGACGTTCAGAGCGTCAACTCTCTGGAACTGGCCACCGAGGTTTCGGTTGCCTCCGGCGACCCTCTGACCATCAACCTGCAGCTGGTCAACACCATGCGTCTGTCGTGGGACCTCAACAGCCCCGTCGTGCGCTACATGCCGGCTGCCGGTGCGACTCTCAGCATCACCTTTGAAAACATCGATAGCAGCAAGCGCATGACCAAGGTCGCCAGTCAGCCGTTTGCTCAAGATGGATCGATCTGGCGTGTCGAGTTGATGTCGCAGGATACGGCAAAACTCCGCGGAACTATCAGCTTGGGATATACTTTGACAGAAGGCACCCGTGTCGTTTCGGGACGTCTTCTCGCCGCCATCCTCGTCATGCCCTGAGGTGATTCATGGCCGACTACGGCAACTCCAAGTCCATCGGTAAAGACCTTTACCTGCCCAACGCCATCGAGACGGCGTGGCAGCGTCTTGAGCCGTTGGTGACCCCTGAGCAGCTGCGCATGCGCAAACTCTGGGGCATTCCGCTGTACAGCGCATGGCGTCAGGCGCGATCGAACGATCCGGCGCCGCGCATCACCGACGAGCAGCTGAAGGACATCATCCGCCGCGCCGTGATGGTGCTGGAGACCGAAACGCGGCTGACGCTGATGCCGACGAAGTTCCGCGAGCGCAAGGCCTTCGATCGTCAGGAGTTCGATAGCTACGGCTTCTTCCGTCTGGAGAATCGCCCGGCGTCGAGCGTCGACAAGCTGTCGATTCAGGACAGCAACGGCGTTGACGTCTGGACGGTGCCGCCGCAGTGGATCGAGCCCGGCTACCTTGCCCGTGGTCAGGTCTACATCCTGCCTCTGTCGCCCGCCAACACCGGCGCCACCTTCGCCGCCCTCGGCACGGGTTCGCCGTATGGCTTGGCGATGATGCACCACATGACGATGACGGGTCGCATCCCGGCCTACTGGACGATCGAGTACACGGCCGGCTTCCCCGATGGTCAGCTGCCGACGCTCGTCAATGAACTCGTGGCCGTCATCGCGGCCATCGAGACCCTGAGCCTTCTCGCGCCCACATTTGCGCTCGTCGGCAGCCACAGCCTTGGTATTGACGGTCTGTCGCAGTCGGTGTCAGTTGCCGGCGCCAGCCTCTTCCAGCAGCGCATGCAGGAACTGGCTGAGCAGAAGAAGACGTTGATGGGTCAGCTGCGCAACCTCTTCGGCAAGAAGATCGTCGTCGGCGCACTGTGAAGGGGTAGGACATGGCTGATACCAAGGATGCCGTCGAGGTTGCTTCTATTGCCGTCTTTGATGGCGCCGGTGACATGCTTTGGGGGCGGCGGCGCGACAACGGTCGTTGGACGCTGCCCGGCGGCCATTTGGAGGACGGCGAAGAGGCCTACGAAGGCGCCGTCCGTGAACTCCGGGAAGAGACGGGCCTGAAGACGGGGAACGAGGTGCTGGAATCCCTCGGCTCTGACGTCGTCGAAAGCCGTGGCCGCAAGATCCTTGTCCATGCCTATCAGGTGACGTTCCACGACGAAGAAAAGCCGCGCGTCACGACGGAAGAAGACCCCGACAACGAGTGCAGTGAGTGGCGCTGGGTCGATGTCAGTGAGGGGCTGCCGAAGGAGATCGCCGACAATCTGCATTCGCCGCGCAACGTGACGCTGCAGCTGCTGGGGATGCAGGATGGGGAATCGCAAGCCGACGGACTGGCGAAGCACGACACCCCCGAGTTCCAAGAGTGGTTTTCGGGGTCGCACGTCAAGGATCCGCAAGGCAAGCCCCTGAAACTCTACCATGGGACGTCAAAAGACGTCGACTTTTCTTCTTTCAAGATCGGCAAGCGGGGCGCTTGGTTTACGAATGATCCGAAAGAAGCGTCGATGTATGCCGTCGACAACGACAGCCGCGGACCAGTGTTCTCCGGCGGTCAGATCGTTGATCGCAACAACGCCCCTCGCGTCATGCCCGTCCATTTGTCGATCAAGAACCCCTATGTCTTTCAGCCGCAAGACGTTGAAAGTCACCGGATGGCCCCCAACTATGCCAAGTGGCAGGCCGCCTTCTTCGATGGGCTGAGGAACAAGGGCCACGACGGAGTCGACTTCGGCGATGGGACTTGGGTTGCTTTCTACCCCCATCAGATCAAGAGTGTTTTCAACGCCAATCCGTCGCTTCACTCTAACATCATGAAGTCTGAGGCCCTCGCAAAGGGCTCTGGAATCGCCGAGTGGTGTGGCTCCGACGAGAGTTTTGGCGTCCTTGACCAGACGGCCGCCGCGGGATCGACGTGGCACGCCGGCGGCTGCAGCCTTCTGGCAAGGGCCATCCAGAAGAAGCACCCTGAGGCGAGGCTGGTGGGGATCCAGATGGGTGACGACATCCATCACGTCGGCGCCCGCATTGGCGACACGATCCACGACGCCTATGGCGACCACGCAGCCGGCGACTGGCTGGGTAGCTGGCTCAATCACGAGCAGATCCACACCCATCAGCCGACTGCCGTTGTTGACATCCATCATCATCGCCTGCCCGACTACGAAAGCCCGGCCACGGAAGAGGACGTGCAGCGTGTGGCGGATGCCATGCCGACGCTGCGTCTCGGTGACACCCACCAGCACCTTGAAAAGGGCCTGAAAGAGAAGGCGCTGGCGGCCGCCATCGGCCTCGGTGGGCTGGGCTTGGGGCTCCATGGCCGTGCGCCTGAGGCCAAGCTGGCGCCTGTCGTTGCGCCGGCTGTCGCTGCTCCCATTTCTGCTCCCGCTCCCGCTGCAGAGTCGAGTCAATGGACGCCCGAGGGCCTGCATCCGGGTCTGCATCCGGTGGCGCAGCTGGAGTCGTCGTTTGGCAAGAACATCAAGCACGCCGCGCATTCCAAGGGGCCCTTCCACACGGCCTTCGGCGCCGTTGGCTTCAAGCCCGTGTCGGGCTACGACCAGTACCAGAACAGCAAAGGCCTGCAGGCGAAGTATCCGGGATTGGATCAGGACTCTTTCACCGCCAAGTTCCAGAGCGACCACAAGTTCTACAACGAGGTCGCCTCCGATCACTGGAAGTGGCTGCAGGACAAGCTGAAGACGCCTGAGCGCACGGCCTACGGCTGGCGCTGGGGTCGCGGTGCGGCCATCAACGCCACGCCTCAGCAGATCGCCAAGTCGGGTTACGTCAAAGAGTACATGAAGACGATGCAGGGCATGAAGGCGCCGGCGAAGGTCAAGATCAAGCCCGGCACCCTCAAGAAGTCTGACTACCTGCACAAGATGGCCTACGAGGCCGTGCAGCATGGCATGAGGCCTCATCGCACCAGCCAGTACGAGGGTGGCCTGCAGAGCATCGAGACGTATCGGGTGCCTCACAGCCAGCGCCCGGCTGGGGAAGACCACGGCAGCCGCGAGAAGCCCCTGTACCACCATGTCGTCAAGGACACACCATACGACCACGGCGGATACAGCGTGATGCACATGCTGTCTTACGACAAGGAGCCTTTTGGGTTCCCTGTTTCCTCCTCGGCGGCCAGCGTCGACAGCAATGGCGTCGTCGAGCACGGCGAAACAGCAACCCATGGCAGCGCTCAAGGCTCCGGATACGGCACCCTGCTGTATCAGCGCATGCTGCGGTATCACGGAAAGATGCGAAGCGACAAGTCGGTTTCGCCGACGGCCAACAAGGTCTGGGACAAGATCCTTGCGATGCCCGGCGTCGTTGGCGCCAAGGGTGCCCCCGAGACGCCAGAGCAGCACCACGCGCAGACATCAGAGCCGTGGAACGAAAACCCCGTGGCATCGGCGAAGCTGAATGGCTTTCCAATCGCAAGCCTCGACGAGGCACTAGACAGTCCCAACAAGCGCTTCATCGAGGAGAAGGACTTCAGCGGTCGCCCGATGACGAGACTCTACTCTGTCGCCGGCGACATCGATCACGAGCCCAGCGCCAAAGAGGCCCTTGATAGCTACGGCCCATACCGCGAATCGTTCCTGCGCAAGATGGCGCTCAAGGACATTCCCGTGGGGCAGAAGGTCGGTGCCAACAGCTTCGACTACAACCACGTCTTGACGCCTGAGCATCGAAGTCAGGGGCTGTCGCTGCGCGTCAGCGATGTTCCGGATGAAACCGGCGACCCTATGCCCACGGCCCGACTCTACAACGTCGAGGGCAAGCAGGTGGGTACAGTCACTGGTCGCGTCGACAAGAAGACGCTCAACGTCACCAACACCTTCCTGCACCGAGGTCTGAGGAAGCAGCGGCTGGGCGTGGCGATGTATGAGGCCCTGCTGTCGCACGCAAAGAATCACTTGCGGCTGCGCAGCGTCGCCGGCGAAGAGCATTCCACGGCCGCTTCTCGTACCCACATGCAGTTGGCGGCAAAGCACGGCCTCGGCTACGAGCCCGAGTACAAGTCACATGTGACCACGGGACAGGACTACGACGAACGCGCCGGCCCGTACTCGTATCTGCTGAAGGCCGAGAAGGCCGTCGGCGAGCCCACGGGCAACCACGAGTTCTGGAAGCCGCTGAAGAGCAAAGACCCGACGCATCTCGCGAAGCAGCCGGTGAGTGTGGTGCGCGCCTACGGTCAGGACAAGTTCTGGCAGGAGTCCGCGCACGCTGGCGCCGCAGCTGAGCGCCTGAAGAAGATGGACTTCGTGAATCGGCCGCCGCCGAAGATCGACCCGTCGTTCGTGCCCAAGCACGAGCACTTCTCGTTCCCGCATCAGCCAAGTGACATCTACGCGGCCCACAACAAGGCCATGCGGGCTGCGGCCGCGGCGCCGGGGGACTTGCGTAGCAAGGCTCTTGGGCAGGTGCGAGGCGAGACGCTGAACAAGTGGGGGGCGGCCTTTGATGACGGCCAGAACGCACCTCATCTGCAGCGCCTGCGTCGGGGTCTGGCTCACGTCACTGGCATCAACGAAGGCGGCAACTCGCTGCCCCTGACGTCGGTTGTCAGGGCCACCAGCCAGCAGCTGCCCCCCGGCGTCCTCGGCGATTACGGGACCAAAAATGGTGGTGGCGTCCGGGTACATGAGACTCACGCCGGCCAGTTCATGGAATCCCTTGGCGGAACCGCGGCCTTCAACCCTGAGGCCCATCATGATTCATGGGCGGTGGTGATGCACGAACTGTTTCACAGCGTCTCGCATCGCGACCACGACTACGAGGGGCGCGGCAAGGGGCTCGGGCCACAGGCGGCAATGGAAGAGGCCTCCACGGAGATCCCCGCCCGTCACTACTCCCACGACATCGCCTTCGATCATCTTATGCCGGCGGCCTCGACGCCCGAAGAACATCAGAAGCGTCGAGAAGACAAGCAGTTCTTCCACTTCACGAACGACGGCGAGGTGGACGCCAAGACGCCTATGGCCTACACCCACAACTGCGCGCAGTTCGCTCGCCTTGTGGGGTTCGCTCATCGTCGCGAGATCGCCGGCGACAACGAACGCCTCAACAACGCCGTGGTCAACCACGCCCTGTTGGCCAAGCGCAGTCCTTCGCACGGCGGCGGCGTCGAAGACGCGCGTCTCGGCAACCTGATCTCGTTGATCATGATCAACAACGGCATGGAGCCCAAGTCGGCCATGGGCTGGAACAAGGGCTATGAGTCGCTGCACGACAACCTCAAAGACTGGCTGATCTCCGACGGCACGTCGAAACATCTTGACGAATACCTGAAGACGGCGCAGAAAGAGTATCAGAAGGGCAAAGCCATCGCGGCGTCCTACGGTGAACCATGAGCAACGTCATCGCAACACTGAAGGCCGCTGAGAGGCTGATCCTGAGCCCCAGCGCCACCCGCGACCAGATCGCCGCCGCCATCGCCAATGTCGATGCCCTCGGCAACGCCGCGGCGTCTAACGCCATCCGCGCCACGGCACACGAGTTCTTCCTCAACCACAAGGCATCGGCCGAGGTTCCCTCCCAGCCAGCGCCCGAAGAAGAGCGCGACGCCTACCGGGCTCTGGCCGCCGATGACGCAAGAGAGCGGGCACTGGCTACCACGATGCCGGGGTTTGGCCCCCGCCACGTCTCGCAGGCCATCGCCGATCGCGTCATCGATGATCTGCCGGCGCCCCATATCGTTCACCAGCTGTACGACGGCAAGGCGTGGTGTGACGTAGTGCGTCACGTCAAGATGGAGCGCCTTCTCGACATCGTCGGCCACCCCGCGGCTACGGAGCACAATGCCCAGCAGCTGCGCACGAAAGAGGGCCGCGATGCGCTTTTGAAGCGACTCGCCATTGAGTCACCTGAAGCCGGCCAGCATCTGCTCGATGCCTTGATGCCCGCTGTGCCCCTTGACTTCATCCCCACGATCTACCGTCAGCTGGCGCAGCGCTCGCCGGCGGACTTGCCGGCGCAGGACAATCCGCTGTTGCTGTTCATCGCCTCTGCTTCCCCTGATGCGCAGGCGCTGATGCCCGAAGACGTCTGGCGTCAGTTCTGGGAGCAACTGGTGCTGCCGCAGGGGGCGTGGGAGCGCGTGCCGCTGTCGGCGCCGTTGACGGAGGAAGACGCTGAGCAGTGGATGGACGCCGCGTTCCATGACGGCGAGGGGCTGCGGCATCTGGCGATGATGCGTAGCCTGCCGCCTCGCATCTCCGAGGAACTGCGCGACCGCCTGTTGACGGCTCGCCTTGACAAGTCGGAGGTTGCCCGCGACTTCCTGTTGCCGTTGCCTCCCGGCGTCTATGCACATTGGCGCGCGGCGCTGTCGCTGACGGGCGAGAAGGCCCGTGACGACGAAGAGGCACTGTTGAGCCTGCGGCATCTGGCGTGGCTCAACGACGCCGATCCCGTGGCCACGGCCTTGGCTGCCATCAACTGGCCCGACACCGCAGAGAACCGAGGCATCCTGAAGGCGGCGGTTGAGATGATGCCGCTGGTGAAGTCGGAGTCTTTGACGAAGGCGGAGGCCAAGAGCAGTCTGCCTGTGACGCCGAGGTCGAAGATCGAGGCCATGCACGCCAGCGGCGAAGACGTCGCCAAGCTGCTGACTGACAATGTCTTCTCTGCGCGTCCAGCGCATCTCGATGGTCGCCACAGCGCTGGCTCCTTCTTCATCGACACCCCCGCCGGTACTTGGTACATGAAGCCGGGCAGTGGCCGCGCCGGCCCCATCAAGGGCATCCAAGACGATCCGGCGCCGCCGAGTGCCCGTGAAGGCGCCTTCTGGCAGCTTGCGCGCTCTTGGGGGCTTGCGGGCGACCTCGCGCGCACTGAGTGGGTCAAGGTCGACGACAAACTCTACGCCGCCATCAGCTTCCTGCCAGAAGAGTTCAAGCCTCTGATCGACATCCGAGAACAGGATCCGGGGCGGGTGCTGTCGGCCATGGAGTCCTACCGCCTCCGCGGCCGCCTTTGGCAGTGGTCGGTCCTTGACTGGGTGGCGGGAAACGGCGATCGGCATGGCCACAACATGCTCATGAATCCGCAGGGCGAGATCCATTTGATTGATCATGGATCGGCCTTCGCCGGCATCCACTTCGATCCCGCCCACGATCAGGAATCTTTCACGCCCTTCTACCTTCGCTTCATGACGCCGCAGGGTGAGACCTTCAACACCCTTGCGCCGAAGCAGAAGCTGGCGCTGATGCCGGATTTGCCGGCGTCCGTTGCCATTCGCATGAAGTCTTGGCTGGCGTCTCTCTCGGAAGAGAAGATGGCCGAGGCTCTGAGGACCTTTGACATCGATCCTCGACCTGAAATCATGCGTCTGCGCCAGATCAAAGAAGCCGGCGGCGACCTCGGTGGCTTCGTCAATGGCCTCTGGGCCGGCGTCTGAGGCAATCTTTGGGGCGACGATCCGGAGGATCACATGACAGCGACTATCCCGGCATCCGAGATCCGGTCGAAGAAGAAGATCGGCACGGACGGCAGCGACGCCGTCTATGAGGTTTCGACCGTCGGCGGCCTCTACATGGTTCTCGCCGCGCGCACCAAGGGCCCCGAGACCCTTGGCGTCGGCAGCCACAAGGCCGTCGCCCGCTGGCTGGCGACGAAGAAGGCCAAGGGGCTCCAGCTGACGGAACTCAGCAAGTCGGAGTTCGTGGAAGAGGACTGCATCCGCCATCTGCTGCCGAAGTGGGAGGCGATCACCGACAGCGTGCGCCGGCGTCAGGGGCACTGATCCATGGCCGCTGAAACGCCCAGCATCTACCCCGTGATCGGGGGGCAGGTACTGTCTGAGCCGCCTCCGGCGGTGGCTCTGGTATCGGATTTTCCACGCGATCTCGTTTCTTTCGATACCGATGCCTTCGACGTCGCGATTTCCGGTCATGGCATCCATTTCCTGCACTATCGCGCTATGCGCTGCCCCATCGGCATGACGTCGACCACCGACATCCGGAAGTCGCACGACAATCACGCTGGCTGCAGCCATGGCTTCATCTACACGCTGGGCGGCCAGATCACTGCCGTCTTCACTGGCAACCAGTCGTCGGATCGTCAGGTGGCGCCGGGCTTCGTCAATGAGGGCTCGGCTCAGCTGACGACGCCGCGGTTCTACAACGAAACCCAGACGCCGTTCTACGCCACGAAGTACGATCGCCTGTACCTGATGGAGCCCGGCATCTTCGTCACCAACTGGGAACTCTTTGAGTGCTCGGTGTCGGGACGAGATCGCGTCAGCTTCCCCATCGAGTTCGTCATCGATCTCGTGGACAGCGACGGCAACCGCTACCACCTTGGCGTAGACTTCGCTATTGATCGTGGTGCCATCGTCTGGGGCAGCGGTCGTCGTCCGCTTGCGCCCATCAGTGGCGAAAAGGGGCAGGTCTGCGCCGTTCGCTACCTCTATCGCCCCTACTGGTACGTCACGCATCTCATTCACGAGGTGCGCGTGGCGCGTGGCGAGATGGTGGATGGCAGCAGCGCCGTCCAGCGGATGCCTATGAGTCTGGCTATTCAACGGGAATATCTGTTTGAGTCGGAGGCGGCTCCGGTGCAGGGCGAGGCCCTGTCTCCGCCCCCCAATCCCCGACAGGCTCCTGCCCCTCGGCAGGGGACCTTCAGCCCGAGGTAGTGTGGCATGAATCGACACCAGATCCTGACGGCCCTCGTCGGCCCTGAAGGCGCCAAGGCGCTTCGCAAGGCCGCGGAGCGCCTTCCGCATCTTGACAACGCCATGGTGCCACGAGCCCTATATTCTTGGCTGGCCCTCGCCGGCCATGGCTACGATGGCGAGATTCCGGGGGTCGGCGGACGTCTGGTGCTGCAGAAGTCTGACACCGGCTTTCATGGCGCGATGACGCTGGGCGACGTCGACTACTCCTTTGACACTGCCTCCCTGCTCCACGTCGCCGCGGCCCTTGGCGTCGTCATGGGCCTTGATCGCAGCCGCGTGCCCGAGGTCGTGTCGGACGCCGACCTGTATCGCCTTGGAAAGAGCGTTGACGCCCTCGTCGGCGCCCGCGTCGCCCATGCGGCGTTGCGCAAGATGGCGTCTGAGCGCTCTGAGTTCACGTTTGAGCACGAATACGACGTCAGCGGCCCGGCGCCACTCACGCTGCTGTATGCCGTCAACAGCTTGGGGCAGCAGGTTGGCAAGGCGACGCTTTCCGGTGGCCACAAGTCGCTGACGCTGCAGGCGATGGAGACCGATCGCCGCTACCCCACTCTTGAAAAGAAGATGGTGGATGCCGTTCGGTCACTTGTCGGCTTCGATCTGCAGAAGGCTGAGCAGTCCCTGCCACCCCACACCCTGATGTCGGCCGAGAATCCCCTCTTCCCGAAGACGAAGGACCTCAGCAACCAGCAGGCGGTCCAGTACCTGCGCGACGCCGGCGAAGACGCTCACCCCACCATCGGTAGCTACGGTCGCCCCGAGAACTCCCTGATCGTCTACAACCCCAAGAACCCGAAGATGATCGAGGGGCTGGCTCGTGATCTGGGGCAGGAATCCGTGATTCACTCCGATGGCCTGCATCACAAGATGCTGATGGTCAACGGCGAGAACACCGGTAAGCATCATCCGGGTCAGGGCACGAAGTGGCACGCCGAGAAGCCCGAGGACTACTACACGATCCTGCCCGACGGCCGCATCTTCACCCACGACTTCGACTTCAACCAGCTGCACTCGGATCTGGAGAAGGCGGGAAAGGGCTCGGCTGAGATGCCGGGGCCCGCGCACAAACCCACGCAGCAGGCCGGCCCCCTTCAGCCCGATGCCCCGAGTCGACAGCAGGTGCAGCCGCCGAAGCTGCGCGGTCGCAAGCCGCCGCCGCCCCCCAAGGCTACCATGAAGCTGCCGTCGCTGCGTCTCTCTGAGAAGCAGCTGACGGCGGCCTGCGGCGTCTGTGACGGTCATCAGCTGTCGGCTGGTGGTCTGTTTCAGGCCTGCTACTGCTTCCGGGATCTGGCGAATGACGTGAAGTTGGAGAAGAAGGAGTCCAGCTACCTGCTGTCCTTTGGCGGCAAGTGGAAGGAAGACGCCATCTTCGCTTTCTTGGACACCGTCTATCGGGGACAAAATCATGGCAAAGAATGATGGGATGTGGCAGGGGCGTCGTATCATGGACGGCGGTCACGCCGCTGAACTCGATCATCGGGCGGCGGTTTTGGAGTTCGGCCGCGGCCTGACGCGCGAGGCCGCCGAAGAGCAGGCCCATGGCGAGTACGTCCGTGACCAGCACCTGAACGCCGCCGCCCATCACCTGATGGGCGCCAAGACCGCCAAGGCCGCGGGCGCCATCGAAGAGGCCCAGCGCCACGGCGCTCTGTACTCGCAGCACCTCAAGGCTCTGGGTATCGAGCCCATTGGCCCCGTGCCGCCGGAAGTCACCCAGCGCCTGCAGGCCCAGAAGGGCGTCTATCGCTTCCGTGGCCATGGCGCTGACGGCCATCTGCCGCAGGAGCAGGCCCTGACGAAGTCAGAGGCCCCGCGGGGACGCTACCCGCACCCCCACGCCTACGAGTGGCATGACGGCCACACGCGCATGCACATGGCGGGGCTGGCGAAGGCCGACAATCCCCCGGCGCCGCCGAAGCCGGGCGCGCACCCGCACATGGACGCACCCCCGAAGCCAGCCAACGAGCAGGCGGCGGGTGTCGGCGTTTCGACGTACGCCCACTACGCCAAGCCCTACGGCGACATTCATCCGGGGACCAAGAGCGACCTGTTTCACTACGACTACCGCGGCAAGCTGCCGGCGGTTCGTGATCTTGTGGCTCAGCACGGCTTTCAGACCTACTACGCCGGTGGCCAGTACGGCAAACCCGACCTCGCCAACCGCAACTACAACACGAAGCACCTGATGGTGTACGACCCCACGCCGTCGTCGGGTGGTGATTTTGGTGATCGTGACTACACGGATGCGTGGCGTCAGATCCATGAACTTTCCCACGCCTTGGTGTATCCGGAACTCAACAAAATCTACGGCGAGGGCCGACGCATTGGCAAGCTGGGGGTTCAGCGCAGCATGCGCGAGGCCAAGCGGGCGGTGCATTGGGAGTGGCTGGCGGCACACAAGCAGCGCGAGTTGTCGGAGCAGATCGGGCTGCACGTCCCCGATGAAGTCTTCCACAAGGAACTGAACACGGTGATGCACGATGCCGTTCATCGCGCGGTGACGGGTAAGTTCACTGAGCCCTCTGACGAAGGCTTCGTGCCCTCGGCCCAGAAGGTGCCACTTGAGACCGCCTTGGGGCTCGTCGATCAGGCTGGCGCGAAGATGGGCTTGACGCATCCCGATCAGGTGCTGAAGCGCTGATCTCGCCGCAATCTTCGTTGTCTAAGAGGTCTTCATGAACCAGCAGAAGCTGTACGTTGCTTGGCAGTGCCACATGGGCCATCGCATGGCGCCGATGGTGGCGGCCTCGCATTCTGAGGGCCTGCAGCGTCTGCATCAGCAGGTGCAGAAGGCGACTCAGGACTCGTGGCTGCTCTGGGCTCAGGGCCTTGGCGGCGCCGTCGTTGTGCTTTCTGGCACCGAAGGCGTCGTCTCCGTTCCCCCGCGGGGCCTGCCTCAGGTCGTGCGCCAGCGCCAGCGCTTCAAGGAGACGCTGGGGGAAAGCGCCGTGGCCGTCGGCATCGGCTCCAGCATCGAGAAAGCGCTGCGGGCTCGTGAGTATGCGGCGAAGCGGGGTCGCGACGCGCCGGTGCTCTGGAGCCAAGAGATCGACGCCGGTCTCGCCCAGATCGAGAACGAAGACAAGGGCCTGAAGAAGGCGATCGCAGAGAACCCCGGCACCCATGCCGGTTTCGGCGGTTTCTCTCGCTCCCCGCCGGCCGCCGCTCCCGCGTCACCGGCTCAAGAAGCCAGCGAGCACAGCGAAGGCGAGGCGGCGCGCTCGCAGGCGCTCGATCGCTCCAATGTCCCGCCGCCACCCGAGATGACGCACGCCGCCGATCTCATCGACAGCCTGCACGAGGTCGCCGGTAAGGCCGACGAACAGAAGCAGCAGGGTGAGGGCAAGGCGACTCAGGATCTGACGGCGACAAAGAAGAAGGTCGCCGAGGTGCTGCAGCAGGTCCGGCAGCAGGCGCCGATGCTGGGGCAGCTGAAGGCCGCGGCTCCCGATGCCTATGCGTCGGTCGAGGCCCTGATCCAGAGCGTCATCGCCTTGGCGCGCGCCATGCCGTCGGTGGATGTCAAGAAGTCCGAGGTCGACGTCATGGACGGCGTCTCGGATGCCGAGGCTCAGCAGCTGGCGGACGAACTCAAGGTGGATCTCGACAAGATCCCGTTTGAGGAGTGGAAGAAGGGCGTGACGCACGAGCGCGAGCACGCCGACGTCAGCACCGACGCCAAGGAGATCGCCAAAATCGCCTTCGCCCACCTCAAGGAATCGCCCAGCTACTACTCGGATCTGGAGGCCTGCATGCCTCTGGAGAAGAAGCTGGCCGACGTGCCGGTTGGCAAGCCCATTCCCACTCCCACGCCGGTCTGGGACTCCAATCACGACTACAGCCACGTTCTGAGCCCTGAGCATCGAGCGGCTGGCTACTCCCTGCACGTTCTGGGGAGCGGTGACCAGCTGGCGGCGCGCATTCACCACAACGGCCAGCCCGTTGGCAGCGTCCTCGCTACCCACCACCCCGAGAAGGGGCTGGAGGTCGATGTCGCTGAGGTCGAAAAGGGGCATGCGGGTAAGGGGCTCGGCGCCGCGGCCTATGAGTCACTGATGGCGCATGGCAAGAATGCGTTGGGTATCTCTCACGTCTTTGGCGGCCTCCACAGCACCTCGGCGTCGGCGACTCATGCCAAGGTCGCGGCGAAGCATGGCATGGACTACAAGCCAGTGGCCTCAGAGTTGCACGCCAACCCCTCCGGGCCCATGGACGGTCGCTTCGGGCAATATGCCTATGCCCTGAAGGATGAGATCCCGATGGAGAAAGAGGAGATGGCGACTCGCGGCCCGCGTCACCACCTGAATCTGCCGCCGGGCACTATGCTGCAGGGTGGCCCCGGCAGCGATCGCCGCCGCGTGGGTAAGATCAAGGTGCAGCATGGCGACGGGTCGGTGTCGTGGATTCAGGCGCGGGCGGGCATGGTGACCGGCGTCGCCGACCGCAACGCAAAGCCGATTCTGGGGCATGCAGGCCACCCGCTGTCGTCGAGAAACCCGACGGGGCACTGACATGCTGAATGTCACGCTGGACTTCTCTATCCTGACACAGATCAGCCAGACGCTGGCGCCAGAGGCCATCAAGCAGCTGGCGCAACAGGCGGCGCGTGACACGGCAGCGGCGACCCACGCCCACATCATCGAGCGCGCCAACGCCCGTCTTCACTCGCGCCTCAAGCCCTACTTGTCCGGTCTCTCGTTTTCTCAAGAGAACGACGACACATGGGTTGTTGTCCTCGACAAGAGTGTGCGCTGGATCGACGACGGCATGGAGCCTCATTCCATGGTCGAAGACCTGTTGTCGCCGAGAGGCGGCAAGGGGCAGGTCCACACGTCGAAGGATGGCCACAAGTGGCGTGTCATCCCCTTCTCGCATGGCCCCGGCAAGGGGTTGGCGTCTACGACCCCTGCGCAGCAGTCTCTGATCTCCACCATCAAGCAGGAGATGTCGCAGAGGAAGATCCCGTGGGGCAAGGTCGAGAAGGACGAAGCAGGGCAGCCAAAACTGGGGATGCTGCACTCTTTCAACATCTCTTCTGGTCCCCTGAAGACCCACAACGGACCCGGACAGGGGTGGGGGCCGGTGGGAAAGGTGAAGCAGGGGCCAACTGGCATCCCCTTCCTTCGCGGCGTCCGAGTGTACCAGCATAAGGTGAAGGACGCCACGGGCGGCGAACGAGTCAAGCGCTCGGTCATGACTTTTCGTATTGTTTCGTCGAAACACGCCGGAACCAAGCGCTGGTTCCACCCCGGTCTACCCGCAGAACACCTCTTTGAAGAGGCTGCGGAGTGGGCGCAGAAGGAGTGGTCCGAGAAGGCGCTGCCGCAGTTGATGGACGCCCTGTTGACTGCCGGTCGCTGAATCTTCCCTCCGCTTCCTAGCGCCGTCGGCGGAGGGCTTCTTAGATGCTTTGGGTTGTCTTCACGCGATCGGAGTCTTTGATCTCCAAGATCATCCGTTGGGGCACCAAGGGAAGCTACAGCCATGCCCTGTTGCTGTGGGAAGACCCGATGCTGGGTTGGATGCGGATGGAAGCCGACTGGGATGGCTACCACGTCCGCCCCACCAATCTCCGCCCGCGTCTTGACGGCGTCAAAGTCATCGACCGTCAGTCGATCGATGATCTGAGCGTTGTCGCCATTCCGCTGCAGGACACCTACGATAGCCTGCTGCGTATTTGCGCTCAGTGGCTGGGGCATCGCTACGACTACCCGGCCATCGCCGGCTTCCTCGTCGTCGTCCTCGGTCGTTGGCTGCGAAAGCGCTGGCGCAATCCGTTGTCGAGCCCCAGCGCCCTTTTTTGCTCCGAGGCCATTGCGCTGGGGCTGAAGCAGCTGAAGTATCCGGGGTTCCGTGATGTCGTCACGGAGAACACCACGCCTCAGGACCTCTTCGACCTGCTGAAGCAGGAGCGCAAAGCCGTTTGGTGCCTCGAAACGACCAAGGGGGCTTGATGCCTGACGTCCGCTCTACAGAGGTCGTCGGCATCTTCCAAGGCGACGTCATCATCCGCACGGCCATTGAAGCGGCCATCGCCGACTTGCGCGCGCGTCCCGACGAACTGGACTACATCTGGTCGTCGCTGGCGCAGGACGAGTTGACGCGCACCCACGACGGCTACGGTGAGACGCAGATCGCCCTCGCCAAGCAGTGGTTTCTGAACACCGAGATCCCCGTCTTCGCGAACGTCCGCGTGCCTGACAACGTCCGCAAGGGCGCTTTCATCACCATCAGCATCCAGAAGAGCGACGAGGCCTATAACACGCTGGGTGACAGCCACTGGGCAGGCGCCGAGGCCGTCGACGGCGGCCAGCCGTTCTTCACCCGCCCCTTCACTGTCTCCGCCTTCGATTGGACGACGGGCCTCATCACGATCCCGGATGATGTGGCTTCGCAGGGCGTCCTCAACAAGGACGTGATCCTCTTCACCCGCAACGGCAAGTCGTTTCCCATCGTCGAAGTCGTTTCGCCGACCGTCGTTCGCGTCGACAACCAGCAGCTGCGCATCGACCTTCGCGACCTCCGGCTGCGTTGGCCGCCGCTGAAGCACTTGATGCCTTTGGAGGGTGAAATCTCGCGGGAACTGTATGGTATTGGCTGTCACAGCTACCACGAGCCCATTCACGCCCTCTATCTCTACGGCGTCGTCCGCTACGCGCTCTCGCGTTACCGTGAGAAGTATCTGGAGGGCCGTGGCTTTCAGGCCTCTTCGATGTCGGTGGGGCAGCTGGACGCCGACAACAACTTTGAGGCCGAGGTCGGCTACAGCCGCTACATCCAGCTGACGGGCATCGTCCATCAGGTGTGGAACAAGGACATCAAGTCGTCGCTGATGGCCGTCACCAGCCGCGTTCGCGTCATCGGCGGCGCGCGTGTGCCCGTTGACGTCGACGTGCAGTCCCTTGACGACCTGCTGTGGATTGGCGACCTCGATGGCCTTGGCGTCACTTTTGGCGCTGCCGCCACCCCCACGCCGGCGTCCGCCGGCGCCGTTGCCGGTGTCTTCTTTGGCGCCGCGCCGCAGATCACAGGCGAGACCGAGGTGCGCTCGCTCGCCTTCCGCGCCACATCCATCCGCCAGACCTCCTTCACGGCCGTAGTCGACCCCGGTCAGTTCCTGTGGTACGTCGTCCCCGTGGCCTATGGCGAGCCGATCTTTGAGGTCGGCAAGGTCGTCGGCGGCTTCATCCTCTCTGACCCGAATCTCGTTGTGGATGGCGTGTCGTATCGCGTCTATCGCTCGGCGCAATCCGGACTCGGCACCACCAACGTGGAGGTCCTGTGACTCAAATCCTCGGGCCCGTTGAGGTCGCCAACACCATCAAGGCCAAGAACAACCTGACGTTCCCCGTCGTCGAAGACACCGACATCTGGGGCGGATTTCAGGTCGTTGCAACGACGACTGAGCGTGACTCGATTCCCAGCGGCAAGCTGAAGGTGGGCATGCGCGTCGTCGTGCAGGCCGACGGCTTTGTCTACAAGCTGATGTCTGTCTCGCCGATGACTTGGGCCATCGATTTCGGTGGCGGTGCGGCTGACGGTGACAAGGGCGACATCACGGTTTCTGGTACCGGCACTGTTTGGACCATCGATGCGACTGTCGTCACCAACGCCAAGTTGGCGAACGTCGCGGCCTCAACTTTCAAGGGTCGTACGACTGCAGGCAGCGGCAGCCCCGAGGATCTGACGGGTACGCAGGCGACTGCTCTGCTTGATGTCTTCACGACTTCGCTGAAGGGTTTGGCCCCGGCTTCGGGTGGTGGCACCAGCAACTACCTGAGAGCAGACGGCACTTGGGCGACGCCGCCCGACACGAGCGTCACCGATGGCGACAAGGGCGACATCACGGTTTCCGGTAGTGGTGCGACTTGGACTATTGATGCCGCTGTCGTCACCAACAGTAAGTTGGCCAATGTTGCCACCGCCACCTTCAAGGGGCGCACGACTGCAGGTTCTGGCTCTCCGGAAGACCTGACGGGCACTCAAGCCACCGCCCTTCTCGATGTCTTCAGCAGCACGCTGAAGGGCTTGGCGCCTGCGTCTGGTGGCGGCACCAGCAACTACCTGAGGGCCGACGGCACTTGGACGACGGTGGCCGCCTCCTCCATCAGCGGCACCCTTGGTGTCGCCAATGGCGGCACGGGCACGTCGACGGCGTTCACGCAGGGTAGCGTCGTGTTTGCGGGCGCCAGCGGCGTCTATTCCCAAGACAACAGCAACTTGTTCTGGGACGACACGAACAACCGATTGGGCATTGGCACGGCGACGCTGAGCGCCTCGCTCGTCGTCAACAATCAAACCAGCACGGCCCCTATTTTCCTCGCACTCGATAACGGAGGGGGCGGATCCAGTGGCGCGGGCGTCGTCACCATCGCCGATGGCGTCGACGTTGCTTCCGGAGTAGCATCGGGTCGGCTTTTGATCGATAATGGCGCGGGCACTGCCACCAACACGCGACAGGTGTCGCTGTGGACGCAGAATCACGCTATTGGTACGGGAACGTCGCCGACTGACCTCCTCGGATCCAATCTGCAAGCCAACTACGCCATGTTTTACTACACGGCGGGAGCCACGGGCGGCTACAACATTGGAGCGAGCGGTTACTCGTCTAACTCGTCGACAAGGAACATCGGCGTCATCGGCATGGCGAGCGCCCGCACGTCTGGCGGCGCAGCCACTGACGCGATTGGCGTCTACGGCAAGGCTGGTCAGCATACGGGCGGGGCAACGGGTGCGCGTGTCGCAGGCATGTTCACGCTGTACGACACCGATGCCATCGGCACGCTCACTGACGCGGCATTGATTGTAGACAATGCCGACAAGAGCGCTCCGATTTTTCTTGCCCGCGACAATGGCGCCACGACGTTCAGCATCGGCGACAACGGCGTCGTCCTCGCGAAGAACACGCTGGACAGCACGGCGGCGTTCCAAGTGCAGAACGCGGCGGGCACGACCGTCCTCGACGTGGACACGACCAACGGGCGTGTCGGCGTGGGCACGGCGACGCCGTCGACGCCTCTGCATGTTCGCGGAACTGTTGCAGGTGATCTGGCCTCTCGCGTAGAGAACACCGACGCATCTGGCGCGGCTTCGGTGCAAGCCACCAACAACAGCGGCGCGGCTACGTTCGTCAACGCCTACGGTTCGACCAACGCGAGCAACATTTGGAACGGGCAGGCTGCTGCTTCTTGGGCGGGAGTCGGGTCTTTCAACACGACCGGAATCGCGTTCACGGCGGGCGGTTCTGCGGGCAGGAGGATGGCTTGGGCTACCTATGCGTCGAGCGAAGGGACGATCAATCTTCGTGCGGAGATTGAGGCGGGCGGTGCGTTCGTCGTCAACCCGATTGGCGACACGATCACCGACTTCCGCGTCGCGAGCGACGTCAACGCGAACATGCTGCTCGTCGATGCGAGCGCGAACGCGGTCGGCATCGGCACGGCGACGCCTGCCTCTGCCCTCAGCGTCGGCGCCACGTCCCAGTTCCAAGTCAACGCCACCGGCAACCTGACGAAGGTCAACAACGTCACCTACAGCTTCCCGTCGTCACAGGCGACGGTGGCTGGGCAGATGTTGACGAACGATTCTAGCGGCAACCTGACGTGGACGACGCCTCCCAATGTCGCGTCCACTGGCTTTGCTGATGGTAGCGTTACCAGCCCCTCGATCTTCTTCGCCGCCGACACCGACACCGGCATTTATCGGCCGACAACCAATCAGCTGGCGATTGCGACGGCTGGCGTTCAGCGGCTGCTGATCAAGGACACGGAAGCCGTCTTCAACGATGGCGACTTTGCCTATAACTTCCGTGTCGCCGGTGACGCCGACCTCAATGCCCTGTTCCTGCAGGCGTCTACCGATCGCGTGGGTATTGGTACGTCGTCGCCCACGGCAAAGCTGAATGTGCAGGCGGGTACGCTCGCCAGCGCCGTGCCTGCGTTTGCTGTCACGGGCACGCTCTCTTCGGTAGCCGCTACGCAGCGTGGCGTCACCATGTTCATCACTGGCGCCGGCAGCGGCAGCCAGCAGATTGAAGGACTCATTGCAGGTATCAGCGGTAGCGGCTACACGGGTACCGCGACGTCGATCGGCGCCAACATCTACAATGAATCCGTTGGCACCGGCAATCAGTCTTTCGCACAAACTTTCGGCAACATTGCAGTTCGCGGTCAGGCGTACGGTGCCTCTGCAACCGGACACAACGTCGGCTTCTATGCCACGGCACAGAATGCGCTGCGCAACTTCGGCTTCATTTCTGTACAGAACGCAAACTCGCAGACGAACGGCTACAACGTCGGCGTCGCCACCAGCGCCCACAACGGGGCATCGGGTGGCGTTCGGGTCGGCGGCTTCTTCTCCATCAACACCACGTTCCTGCCCGCGGAGCCAACGCTCACCAACGCGGCGCTGATCGCCGACAACACCTCTGCGCCAGACCCCATCTTCATTGCCCGTGACAACGGCACTCCCGTATTCACGATCGCTGATGGCGGCGCAGTCACGGCCACCTCCACGATCACGGCCAGCAACCTCTCTGGTACCAACACTGGTGATCAGACGATCACGCTGACGAGCGACGTCACGGGCTCCGGTACCGGCTCCTTTGCCACTACCATTGCCGCTGGTGTCGTCAGCAATGCCAAGTTGGCGAACGTCGCCACTGCCACCATCAAGGGCAGGACGACTGCTGGCACCGGTAGCCCCGAAGACCTCACTGGTACGCAGGCGACGGCTCTGCTTGATGTCTTCAGCAGCACCCTCAAGGGTCTGGCTCCTTCCTCGGGAGGCGGCACCGCCAACTTCTTGAGGGCTGATGGCACTTGGGCGGCGCCTCCGGATGTGGCCACGAGCGGATTTGCCCTCGGCACTGCCGCTGCTCCATCCATCTTTTTCACCGGCGACACCAACACCGGCATCTTTAGTTCTGGCGCCGACAACGTCAACATCTCCACTGGCGGCACGAGCCGCTTGTCGATCTCGACGACCGCCGCCGCCTTCGCCGTTTCCCTTTCCGCCAACAACCTCTCGGGCACCAATACCGGTGACCAGACGATCACGTTGACGAGTGACGTCACGGGTAGCGGCACTGGCTCCTTTGCCACCACCATTGCCGCTGGCGTCGTCAGCAACAGCAAGTTGGCCAACGTCGCCACTGCCACCATCAAGGGCAGGACGACTGCGGGCAGCGGTAGCCCCGAGGATCTGACTGGTACGCAGGCGACTGCACTCCTTGATGTCTTCAGCAGCACGCTAAAGGGTTTGGCGCCGGCTTCAGGCGGCGGCACCGCCAACTTCCTGAGGGCTGATGGCAGCTGGATTGTTCCTCAGGCCCTCAAAACCCCAATCTCTACCAAGACCGCCAACTACACCATCACGACGGCCGATGGCACTATCATCGTCAACGCCGCCTCGGGCCCCGTGACCATCACCCTGCCCTCTGCTGCATCGGCGACTGAGTATCATTTTACGGTGAAAAAGGTCGACACTTCTTCCAATACAGTGACGATCGCCGGTACCATCGACGGCACAACCAACTATGTGCTATACTCGCAGTACGAAGCCGTGCGTGTGCAGTCCGATGGCAGCGTCTACTGGATCATCTGATCGGGAGCCTGAGCGATGACCTACACACCCCTCATCAGAGAGCAGTATCGGATGTCGAAGGAGCCCACGGGCTTCCCGAACCAGACCGACAGCACGATCTCGTTCGACAACGGCACTCGTACGTTCTCCATCGCTCCCGTCGGCGCGACCTTCGATTTCTTTGTGGCTGGCGTTCGCTACATCAAGAGCACCACCCAGACCGCCACCATCACCAACACCGAGGGGCTCTGGTACTTCTACTTTGACGCCTCCGGCGTTCTTCAGTCGACCAACGTCTTCGTCCCTGAGATCATCACCCAGTACGCCTACGTCTCTTTGGTGTATTGGGACAGCACCAACCTGCAGGCCATCTACTTCGGCGAGGAGCGCCACGGCCTGACGATGGACGGTGTCACTCACTCGTACCTGCACAACAGCGTCGGCGCTGTCTATCTCTCGGGCCTTGCTCTCGACGACTTTGACATCAACGGTACGGGAAATCTCGCCACGAACGCCCAGTTGTCGTGCGCCGATGGTTCGTTTTACGACGAAGACATCAGGAACACGGCCACCAATGGATCCCCGCAGACGCTTGCGCCGACGGCGCAGATTCCGATCTACTACCGCAACAGTTCTGGAACGTGGCGCCGAAAAGCCGCCGACACCTATCCCGTTATCTACAGCGGAACCGCGGGATACACGGGTGCCAATGGACGGCTGCCCTACAATCAGGACCTCGGTGTCAACTGGGTGCTGACGGAAGTCGGCAACCTCAACTTTGTCTTGGTCCACTACTTTGCGACCAACGACAAGAACAGCCCCATCGTCGGCGTTCAGGGCATTACCGAGTATCTGAACCTCAACGACGCGCGTGCGGGAGCCAGCACGGAAATCGCCACGGCCTCGGGCTTGCCGTTTTCTGAGTTCATCCCCATCGGCTCTGTCATTTTTCAGACGTCGGCTGGCTACGGGAACGTCCCCAAGGCTCGTATCCGTACTACGGACACCGGCGACAACTACGTCGATTTTCGTACCACGATCAATCTGCCTCTGGGCTCGGTGACGAGCCACGCCAACCTCTCGGGCCTCACCAATCCCGATCACCCGGCGTCGGCGATCTTTACCTCGACGACGAACTTCAACAACATCCTGTCTGCCGCCAACACCACGGTTCAGTCGGCGCTTGACACCCTCGACAACATCATTCCGCTGACGGACGGCGACAAGGGCGACATCACCGTCGCCTCTTCCGGCACCTCTTGGACCATTGACGCTGCTGTCGTCAGCAACAGCAAGTTGGCTAACGTCGCCACCGCCACCTTCAAGGGCAGGACGACCGCGGGTACGGGTAGCCCTGAAGACCTGACGACGGCTCAAGCGACAGCGTTGCTTGACGTCTTCAGCAGCACGCTGAAGGGTTTGGCGCCGGCTTCGGGCGGTGGCACCGCCAACTACCTGCGGGCTGACGGCACTTGGGCAGCGCCTCCCGGCGCCGGCCTGACGGACGGCGACAAGGGCGACATCACGGTTTCTGCCAGTGGCGCCACTTGGACCATCGACGCCGCTGTCGTCAGCAACAGCAAGTTGGCTGACGTCGCCACAGCTACCTTCAAAGGCAGGACGACTGCCGGCACTGGAAGCCCCGAAGACCTCACGGGGACGCAGGCGACTGCGCTCCTCGATGCCTTCACCAGCACCCTCAAGGGTTTGGCTCCGGCCTCGGGTGGCGGTACTGCCAACTACCTGAGGGCTGACGGCACTTGGGCGGCGCCTCCCGGCTCCTTCACTCAAGCCGCCGCCGACCTCCTGTACCTGAAGCTGGACACCAGCAACGGCCCGCTGACAAACACGCTGTCGATCAACAAGGCGACGCCTTCGATCGCAGCGCCGACGCTGACGACGCCCTCGGCTGTCGACTTCTATCTCTCTGCGGCCTCGGGTGCCGGCGGCCGCGGTCTCTTTATCTCTTCGTCCACCGCCACCTCCGCCGACAACGGCGTCACCATCTTTGGCTCGCCGGCGGCGACGACCGGCCGCACGTCCGTTCTCGTTTCAACGACGGTTTCGACGGCCGCCGACCGCTACGCCTTCCGCGTCACGAACGCCACCGGCGACATCATCCGCCTGAATGGTCTTTCGCAGACCCTTGTTGCCGATGGCGTGGTAGCCAATCCCTCGATCTCCTTCATCAACAGCGTCGGCACGGGCCTCTATCGCCCCGCCGCCGATCAGATCGGCTTCGCCAACGCCGGCGTTCAGTCCCTGCTGTTGACGGGAAGCGCGGCGACCTTCGCTGTCTCGATCTCCGCCAGCAATCTCTCGGGCACCAACACCGGCGACCAGACGATCACGCTGACAAGCGATGTCACTGGTTCGGGTACTGGCTCCTTCGCCACCACTATCGCCGCTGGCGTCGTCAGCAACAGCAAGTTGGCCAACGTCGCCACCGCCACCTTCAAGGGTAGGACGACTGCGGGCACCGGCAGCCCTGAGGACCTGACGACGGCTCAGGCCACCGCACTCCTCGATGCCTTCACCAGCACCCTGAAGGGCTTGGCTCCGGCTTCGGGTGGCGGCACCGCCAACTACCTGCGGGCTGACGGTACTTGGGCGACGCCGCCGGGGACGTTCTCTCAGGCGGCAGCGGATCTTTTGTACCTGAAGCTGGATACCAGCAATGGTCCGCTGACCAACACGCTGACGATCAACAAGACGACGCCTTCGGCTTCTGCGCCGACCCTGACGACGCCGTCGGCCGTTGATCTCTGGCTCTCGGCGGCCTCCAACGCCGGCAGCCGCAGCATCTTCGTGTCTTCTGGCGCCGCGACGACGACGGATAACGGCATCACGATTACGGGCGCCGGCGTCACCACCGCCGGCCACACATCGGTGCTCATCAGCACGCCGATCGCTGCAACTGTTGATCTGTATGCCCTGCGCGTTACCAACGGCACCGGCGACATCCTTCAGCTGAATGGACTTTCGCAGGCGCTTGTGGCGGCAGGCACGGCAAGCAGCCCCGCTTTCTCTTTTATCGGTGACACAAACACGGGCATTTTCCGCGACGTTGCGGATCAAATCGCCTTTTCAACCAACGGCATCGAGCGCCTTCGGATTACGACGACGGCGGCTACATTTGCTGTCCCTGTTTCCGCCACCAACCTCTCTGGCACCAACACCGGTGACCAGACGATCACGCTGACCAGTGACGTCACGGGTAGCGGCACCGGATCCTTTGCCACCACGATCGCGGCTGGCGTCGTCAGCAACAGCAAGTTGGCGAACGTCGCCACTGCCACCATCAAGGGCAGGACAACTGCAGGCACTGGCAGCCCCGAAGACCTTACTGGTACGCAGGCGACTGCGCTCCTTGATGCCTTCACCAGCACCCTCAAGGGGTTGGCGCCGGCCTCGGGCGGCGGAACCACCAACTTCCTGAGAGCCGACGGCACTTGGGCAGCGCCTCCGGGTAGTGGCGGTGGCGTCACGGATGGCGACAAGGGCGACATCACGGTTTCTGGTACCGGCACTGTTTGGACCATCGATGCGACTGTCGTCACCAACGCCAAGTTGGCCAACGTCGCCACGGCTACTTTCAAGGGCAGGACGACGGCTGGTACCGGCAGCCCTGAGGACCTTACTGGTACACAGGCGACGGCCCTTCTTGATGTCTTCAGCAGCACGCTGAAGGGGTTGGCGCCTGCCTCGGGCGGTGGCACCGCCAACTTCCTGAGAGCCGACGGCACTTGGGCGGCGCCGACGGTCAGCGGTACGTTTGCTGATGGAAGCGCCGCGGCTCCGTCAATCAACTTCACCAGTGACACGGACACCGGCTTCTACTGGAACGGCTCCAGTGGCGACATCGGCGTCACCTCCAACGGCCTTCGTGTTTTCGTCATCGGCAACGCCGGCATCAACGCCAATAACTTTGGCGGCGTCCTTATTCGCCCCAACGCCAACAACACCGCCGCTGCCCCAGCCTACGCCTTCCATGGCAGTGTCGGCGCCGGCTCCAATGATATGGGTATGTATCGGCCAGCCGCCGATACGCTGGCCTTCTCGACAGCTGCCACTGAACGGCTTTCGATCTCGACGGCCGTCATCGCCACCACCCTCGATCTGGCGGTGGGTGTGGCGACGGCCAACGAGAGGGCGACGGTCGAAGGCCGCCTCAGCCTCAGGGAGACGACGGCGCCGACGGCCACCGCCAACTACGGCAAGGTCTACGCGAAGACCGCCGATGCCCAGCTGTATTTCATGGACGACACCGGCCAAGAGTACAAGCTGTCGGGCGTCCGCCGGGTTGTGGGTCTGGTGATTGACGGAGCGGGCTCGGCAATCAGCACCGGCGTCAAGCAGTATATCCGCATCCCCACGGGCCTCAACGGCGTCGTCACCAAGTGGACGCTGCTGGCGGATCAGGTGGGTTCGATCGTCATCGACGTTTGGAAGGATACCTTCGCCAACTACCCGCCGACGGTCGCCGACACCATCACCGGCTCTGCCAAGCCCACCCTGTCGTCTGCTATCAGTGCAGAGAGCAGCGTCTTGACGGGCTGGACGACGACGGTGACTGCGGGCGATGTCATCGCCTTCAAGGTCGACTCGGCGGCCACCGTCACCAAGGTGACGCTGGAGTTGGAGGTGTTGACGTGATCCTCGGTAATGGCGCAGCCAACAAGTCCCTTCAGACGTTTTTTGACCACGAGAACGATCGTTGGGTGGTGGTGGTGCCCGCCGGCACCCCCGCCTTCAGCAAGGCGACGATGAAGGGCGTGACGGATTACATCTACAAGATCAATCTTGATCGCTGGCACTCTGCCGCCCCCGGTGACCGCAAGGAGCGCATCGGCACGGCCCTCAAGGCCCTTCAGGAGGGGCGTGTCGTTCAGCACCTGACCGGTAAGGGTGATCAGGTCATGTTCCAGAGCACTGAGAAGATGAACCCGGATCGCACCATTTTTACCTGAAGATCAAGGCGGGAGTAGGCTATGGCCAACACATGGCAGGCAGCGGGTCAGAGCTTGGCGATCACCCCCGGCAAGCACATGTTAGATGTCTTCAACGCTGCTGCCTCCACGCGCGTCATCCGCATCTACCGTGCCTACGCCTTCAACAACGGCGTGACGGCGGTGACTGGCGTTCTCAACAACCTCCGCTGTAATATCACTTCGACCGCCACCGTCGGGACCGCTGTCGCTCCGATTACCATGGATACCAGCAACACGGCCCTCAACGCCAACACCAGTGTCGGCACCAATCGTAACGTCACTGTCGCCAACATCATCCGACAACTTCTGCAGTCGCCCGACGAACCGACGGTGTCTACTCTAGACTGGGATGCGTTGGCTACGCTGGTGCCCTTCGCTGAGGTCTGGAATGTGGGCTACGGTGATGCCAACCTTCAGCCAGTGACCTGTAGACCCGGCGTGGCTCGTGGCTTCAGCCTGCAGTCGCTAAACCAGACCGTTGGCGTCAACGACTACGAGATCATGTTTACGGATTCAGCGACTTGACTCACTGTTAGATTTTAGGAGAAGATCATGGCAAATACATGGCAGGCGGCATCTCAGGCAGTGACTTTTGCCGCCAACAAGCACATGCTCGACGTCTTCAACGGTTCGGCGTCGACGCGCTTTATCCGCGTCTACCGTGCCTACGCCTTCAACAACGGTACGGGAGCGGTCACTGGCGTTCTCAACACCTTCCGCTGCAATATCATTACGGCATCGACGGCCGGCACCGCCGTCACGCCGGTGACGATGGACACCACCAACACGGCCCTCAACGCCAACACCACGGCCGGCACCAACCGCACTATCACCGTCGGCAGCATCATCCGCGCCCTCTTGCAGTCGCCCGACGAACCGACGGTGTCTACTCTCGACTGGGATGCGCTGGGTACGCTGGTGCCCTTCGCTGAGGTCTGGAACGCTGGCTACGGCGACGTCAACGTCCAGCCCGTGACCTGCAGAGCCGGTGAGGCCCGCGGCTTCAGCCTGCAGTCGATCACGCAGACCGTCGGATCCAACGACTACGAGATCATGTTTACTGACTCTGCTGCCTGAGGGCTAGGGGGCTTCGTGGCCGATACCTTCTACTACTCGGGGATGGTGGTGGCGGGGCGCGACGACGCCCTGCTCTCCATTTCCAATGTCACTGACACAACCATCGAAGACGGCCGCCGACGCTTTCGCTTGAAGAGTCTGAATGTGTCTCCGGTGCGGACTTCGGCTTCCGCAGCCGCCGTCCCCGCCAAGTTCGCCTTCGGCCGCTACTTGGGTTTTGCTGAAGGTGGCTACAATGTTCCTGTCGTCAAGCCAGATACGGCAGAGGCAGATTTGCCGGCGGGCGTCAAAATCAAGACGATGGCGCTGATTTCTGCCGGTAGCGATGACCCTCAGAACATCTTCAACGGCGTTGATGGCATTCCCGATTACCTTTCGGGGTTCTCGTCTTTTCAGGGGAGTCGACGGTTGATGACGCCCTATGGCGTCAACAACCTGACCCTGCTATCGCCCGGCCCGCTGTCATCCAATGGCACATCTACGTCGATGCTCATCGACTACCGGAAACGCATCTCGGACATCCAGCCATTCAGCATCAGCACCGGTCAAGGCTTTGCTGTCGTCCTGTCGGAGGCCGACGCTTCGGCGCATTCGCCTGCCGGCGTCTGGAATGCCAACGTCGTCATCGACATCGGCGTCAACTCATATCTCATGTGCTTCGACTTCGTGTTGGGCGGCAGCGGTGTTGCGACCCCCAACACCGTCGATGAGTACAAGACCTACATCGCCCCCTTCGTCATCAAGAACGACGAGCCGGGCACGACCATCGTCATTGAATCCATCGAGATCACCTACGCCGGTCCCAACACTACTGTAACGGCCTTGGTCGATCAGCCGATGCTGCGCCTCTGCAAGATCGGTGGCGTTGGCGGCGGTGAAGCGATTTCTCTGGCTGCGGCTGATTCTTCCGTTACCCAGCCAACGCAGCTGCAAGCGAAAGTATCGCGTCATTGGGCTCCGTTGACTGCTAGCTTAGCAGTCAACGGACTGAGTCCGGAAGGCGATTTAGGATACCCTCAAACAAACCAAGGCATCGTTCGCCGTATCGGTAACCTTGGTCGGCGTCTAACATTTCAGGGCTATGATTCTTCCGTCGGTTTCACGATGGGTAATACGCCAAACTTCGGTTGCGCAACGCAGCGTGGCTGGGAGTGGTCGTACGACAAGGCCCCGATCATCGATCCCGGTGAGGCGCTGGCTCTGATTCAAGAGAATGCCACGGCCTTTGGCGCGTGGCAAATCGACCTTGTGCTTTGGAGTGAGCCTCCGCCGGCGGTGACTGGCGGAGAGACCTCTTACACCTTCATCGGCTGACTGGAGTCGTCATGTTTATCGAGCACTTTGCTTGCCCCAACTGTGGCTTCGCGAATCGCATTGACTGGGGCGACGGCGAGACGAGCCGCGACGTCAGCTGCATCAACTGCCGCCGGGATGTTCCGGCGGCAGCCGTCTCTGACGACGGTCGCGAGCCCTACACCTTCTGCACCTGCAGCCCCCTGAACCTTGACTCTCATGTCGAGGGCGCTCGCTTTACGGCCGTCAAGTTTGGCGGGCCGGCATCGGGCATCGGCGTGCCGGATCTGACGAACGTCAAGGCTCAGCACATCAAGGCCCTGCGCGACGCCGTCGACGCCTTCATCTCCAGCCACTACGACGCCCCGGCTCAGCAGGCGCTGATGGCGTTGATGATGGAGGCCTCGGTCACCGGAAACACTACGCGCCTTGCCTACGCGGGACAGGCCATCAGCTGGGTCAAGGGCGTCATCTCCCTCTTCTACCCCTTGCGCGATCAGGTTTTGGCTGCTACCACCGCCGCCGAGGTTCTTGCCGTGTCTTTTGATGCCACGGCAACGCCTTCGGATCCGATGGTGACCATCGAACAGGCGATGGCGCTGTAGGATGCTGAATCTTTGCCCCAACTCGCTTCTGGAGAGGTAGCGCAATGACCACGACCCCCAAGGATCTCGCCGACAAGCTGCGTCAGGGACTGATGCCGCTGCTGAAGGGCACCATCGGCGATCTGGAGGCGCATTATCGAGACCTGCGTGAGCGCGAACTCCGCAAGGCCGAAGCCTGCCAGAAGTGCGGCGACATGCACAAGCCGCTGGAGAAGTGCGGCGAGATGGCTGCCGGCAAGCCCGAGGTCAAGAAGGAGGAGCCGAAGATGAACCCGGCGCCCCTGAAGGACCGCAAGACGGTACCTGACCAGAAGGCGGCTCCCGATGCCGCTCATGACGACTCGGTGCTGCCCAACGACAAGAAGTCGAAGGACCTGACCGACAAGAAGACGGGCAGCGGCGGCCAGCTGGAGAAGATCCGCAAGGCCGCGATGTCGGAGACGAAGAAGGCCGAGAAGCTGGCCAAGCCGGGCGCGCACACCGAGAAGGAAAAGCGTCAGGCTGCCCACATCAAGGAGTCGTACGAGTCCAAGGGCCGTTCGCCGAAGGAAGCCGAGTCGCTGGCTTGGGCGACGGTGAACAAGTCCGAAAAGGACTCTTTTGACTGGGGCGCCGCAGTTCCTGAGCCCCTTCACAAGGCGAAGAGCGATGTCCGCTCTGTGCCGATGGAGACGTTGCACGGCCAGCGTGTCCATGTTTACCGCAATCTCCACAACGGTCTCTTCAGCCTCTGGAAGGACGGCAAGGTCATTGCCCACGTTCCTGAGGTCCACCTTGATGACGTGAAGCTGCATGTCCGCGAAGGCGGTCGGCAGCGGGTGATCAAGGAGAAGAAGAAGAACGTCCATGCCTTCGTCATTGGCACCGTCAACGCTCAGGCCCACGCTGACGCCGGCGAGCCCGTGATCTACAACCCCTACATGCACGCGCCCGAGGACAAGGGCTCGTTCGTGCGCGCAGCCGACCAGTCGAAGGTCGGTGGCGCCGCGCACGTCCACATGCGGATCGTGGATGACGCCAAGGGCATCGGCGGCAAGCGTGCGCTGATGAACGCCGTTGGCGTCAAGGCTCTGGGCGAGAAGCCCATGGCCAAGGCCGCGATGTCGGTGTCCATGGCCAAGCCGCCCAGCGGCAAGAGCCCGACGGCGGCGCCGAAGGGCGCTCCGGCGAAGGCGCCCACGGCCGCCCCCGCGTCGTCCTCCACCACCAAGGCCCCGTCGATGAAGGCTCCGGCCATGAAGGCCGAGAAGAAGCTGGCGAAGGCTGCTGATCCCGAGATGATCGGCTTCAAAGAGCACGCCGCCCTGTCGCCTGAGAAGCAGAAGGCCTACATCAAGCTGCCGGGCGTCGGCGCCTTTGCTGCTCGCTCCAGCGTCGCCTCGCAGGCCCCCGGCCCTTCGGGTATGCCTGCTGGCGCCAACCCCAACGCCCAGCAGCCGGTGAAGATGGATCTTGCTGCTGGGCAGGACGTCGGTCTGCGTCAGGACTCGGCCTACGGCACCAAGGAATGGCACTCGCCCGAAGCCCGCGCCGGTCTCGGCAATGCCCCCGGCACGGTGCTCAAGGCGAAGGTGCTGGATGTCGGGCCGCAGCACGCCACCATCCAAGACGAGTCTGGGGCTCAGCACAAGTTCGTGCCCAGCGACAAGGGCTGGAGCCACATGATCGTCACCAAGGACGCGCAGCCGCACGCCGGCCCCCTCTCGCTCATCCCCGGCGTCGCCAAGGGTGAAGAGAAGATGGAGAAGGCGGGTCCGCGCCTCGGCGGCAAGGATCCGATGTCGCAGGGCATGACCAGCGACGCCTTCAAGGCCACCAAGGCGCCCCAGATTCCGGGCCGCAAGGCTTCTGCGGCCATGACGCCTGAGGATCATGCGCGTCGTGCCGCCGAGATGGCCGCCTTCACGCCGGCGTCGGTTGCCGGCGAGGCGCGTAATCAGGGAGCGGCCGGCGGGGCACTCAAGCCCTCGCACGGTCTGGCCCCCAGTGGCTTGGAGTTGGCTCGTCAGCCAAAGCCCAAGAGCATGGGCGTCAAGCCCATGATTCCGGGGCGCGGTAAGTGATCGAGAGTGACTGAATCTTCGGACCCGTAAAACAGTCTCTGCAAGGGGCAAAAGACAATGGCTCTTTCCTACACCACCACCGAAGGCACCCTCATCATCCCCGGCGCCTACCCGTCGGTCAAGGTCGCGGCCGAGGCCGGTGGCCTTTCGGCGAATGGCATCGTGACCCTCGTCGGTGAAGCCGACGCGGGCCCCGACCGCTCGCTGGAAGACGATCTGGAGGCGAATGCCTTCGGTGTCGATCAGGTGGCGGCCGTTGTCGCCAAGTACCGCAGCGGCAACCTCGTTGAGGCCTTCCGCGCCATCGCCTCGCCGGCCAACGATGTCAACATCAGCGGCGGGCCGTCGCGCGTCATCATCGTCAAGACCAACGTCTCGACGAAGGCCACGCGCAACCTCGTGAACTTCGGTGCCACGACCTACGGCGTCCTCGGTGACAAGTCGTACGGCCGCCTCGGCAACCTCATCCAGAGCCAGCTGCTGGCGTCGCAGGCCGAGAGCCTGCCGACGACTGGCTCGTTCGCCTACATCCCGCCGGTGGGCTCGGTCAACTTTGAGTGCCGCGTCAACGGTGGCGCCGCGCTTCCTGTGGCCGTGACCGCGGCCATGATGCCCGACACCTTCGTGTCGACCGTCGATCTCCTCTCGGGTGTTGCGGCTACGGGCGGGGTCAACCGCGTTGCTCATCCGACCACGGGTAACCTCTCGGCGACGGTGTCGGGCTTCGACATCACCATCACCACCATTGGCGGTGCTTGGGGCGCGACCCCGGTTGCCGGCGACACGCTGGTCATTGGTTCGACCTCGGTGCTTGCGGGTGCGGGACCGGGCGCAGGTGCAAACCCTCCGGGCGCTGACAACGTCGGCGCCTACGTTATCACTGGCGTCACGCCGACGACGATCACGGCCACGAAGAAGTCTGACGCCAATCAGACTGGTGCCGTCGTCGGTGCGCCCGTGGCGCCGGTTGCCGTCACCTCGGTTGCCGTCGGCGGTACGCCGGCCAACAACCTCGTCGTCTACTCGCCGGTTGTTATCACCCTTGAGGCCGGCAACCCCAGCGACGGCATCGGCAAGACGCTTGAGATCGCTCAGCTGACCACGGGCACGGACCTGTTGGAGCGCGCGGCCCTGACGCTGGCGGGTGCGGCGGTCACTTGGATCTCCAAGTCGGCTTCGCCGACGAAGATCAACTCCACGGCCGAGTACATCGCCCAGCTGTCGCTGAGCCGTCAGGCTGATGGCGTCTCGGAAGACCTCGTGGCTGGTGGCGAAGTGGCCCTGAACATCGGCTACAGCGGCACCACGGGAACGCTGACGATCTCGTCGGCGGGCGTCCTGACGACCACGGTCGCCGGCGGTTCGGGCTCCAACCTCACCATCACCCTCGCCGACTTCTCGACGGTCGCCGACCTCGCTGCCTACATCAGCACGCAGACGGGCTACACGGCTGCCGTTGAGTCGGCTGTCATCGGTCAGCTGCCGTCGACGGCGCTCGATCAGGTGTCGGCGATGGGCATCTGCACGTCGTTCGGCGCCAAGAATGGTCGCATCAAGGCCGACGCCTACAAGTTCTTCAAGAAGATCAACGAGGAGTCGGCGCTGGTGCAGCTGCAGAACGTCAGCGGCACGGTTGTGCGCGCGGGCGCGGGTCTGCCGGCGACGCAGGCCGCTGGCTTCCTCGCTGGTGGCGCCAAGGGCGGCACGACGGCGGCGAACGTGACGGCGGCCATCGATGCGCTGGAGCGGGTGTCGACGAACTTCATCGTTCCCCTCTTCAGCCGCGATGCCGTGGGTGCCGACATCACCGACAACCTCACGGAGTCGTCGTCGACCTACACGATCGACGGCATCAACGCCGCGCTGAAGACCCACGTCAACAAGATGTCGACGCTGAAGCGCCGCAAGCACCGTCAGGCGTTCTTGAGCAAGCGCACGACCTTCGCCCTCGCGAAGGAAGCTGCCGCGAACCTCGCCGCCTACCGCTGCTCGCTGTCGTTCCAAGACGTCAAGCTGGTCTCGGGCAGCGGCGTCATCACCCAGTACCAGCCGTGGATGGCCTCGGTTCTGGCGGCGGGCATGCAGGCCGCCGGCTTCTACCGGGCGCTCGTGAACAAGGGCGTGAACTGCAGCGGCGTGCTGCAGGCGGCGCGTGACTTCGATGACCGCGACATGACGCAGGTCGAGCAGGCCCTGCTCGCGGGTCTGTTGCTCATCGCCCGCAAGACCACGGGTGGCTTTGCGTGGGTCAGCGACCAGACGACCTACAGCCGCGACGGCAACTTCGTCTACAACAGCATTCAGGCGACGTATGCCGCCGACCTCGTGGCGCTGTCGACGGCTCAGCGCATGGAACTCACGTTCCTCGGTCAGTCGGTTGCGGATGTCTCGGCGGCCATCGCCAAGGCGACGCTCGACAGCATCATGACCGACTTCGCTCGCCTCAAGCTGATTGCGGCCAGCGACGACGCGCCGAAGGGCTACAAGAATGCGGTGGTGCAGATTGCTGGTCCCGTGATGCTTGTGAGCCTTGAGATCAAGCTGGCGGGCGCCATCTACTTCATCCCCATCAGCTTCGTGGTCTCGCAGGTCCAGCAGTCGGCCTGAGGCCTTTGAACTCTGAACGCATTCAAGACTAAGGGAGAATCAACATGGCACCTCCGAAGATCGTTACTGGTGCGCGGGCGAAGGTCGAGATCGTCGGCCCGGCTGGTGAGAAGGTGACCGTTGGCATCTTCACCTCCATCAGCTACGGCGTCGTCTATGACGCCACGCCCGCCTACACCCTCGGCGCCTACGCGCCGCGCGAGATCGACTACACGGCTCAGGAGCCGGTGGCCATCAGCGCCAGCGGCTGGCGTATCGTCAATCAGGGCCCGCACGTTCAGGGTCTCTTCCCGACCCTCGACAAGCTGATGACGCACGAGTACCTGTCGATGACCATCATCGACCGGCAGACGGGCGTCGCGATCGCCAAGATCGAGAACGTGCGCCCCACCAGCTACCAGACGCCGATCGCCAGCCGCCAGCTGACGGAGCAGTCCTTCAGCTTCATGGGCATCCTCTGCAGCGACGAGTCGGGATCGAACGCCTACAACGAGGACGGTACGGCTTCGCAGATGCCGTGAGGCAACAGCAGAGTCGCAACGAAGCGGGGGCCAACTGGCCCCCGTTTCTTTTTCAGAAGTCAAGATAGAAGGGCGGCTCAAAGTTCCTGAGGATAACTGCCCGCAGGGTCTTGGGGTCAAGGCCCTGTTCATCCACCACGTCCTTGAGGGCGGCCTCAGGGCGCCAGCCGTGGCTGATGCGGTAGCTGCTCACCCGTACGTCTTCGTCGCCCTGAGTCTGAAACACGAGAATCATTCCGCGAGTCGGCATATGTGGCCTCCGATGTCGCAGACGATATGGGGCTTGATGGCGCTTGTCAAGCTGCTATGCTCAGAGGCAAGGAGACCATCATGCCATTGCTCATCGTCCCCATCGGCCTCGCCGGATCCGGGAAGTCGACTGCCGCCACCATCATCGCTGAAATCGCGAGCGAGCGCGGGCTAGTGGCCACCGAAGCCGCCTTCGCCACCCCCATCAAGTCCTTCTGCCGCAGCCTCTTTGGCTTCAGCCAAGAGAACGTCTATGGGCCGTCGGCGGCGCGGGAAGAGGAGATGGAACTCTACAAGAACCTGCAGGCGTGGGATGGTGCCCGCGATTACCTGAGGGTGATGGGCAACAACTTCATCGACGAATGCTGGCCCGATGCCACGCCCGAGTTCTGGCTGCGAGCCCGCAGGGCCCTCGATGACTGGTTCAATAACTTGATGGCGGAGTCGCCGTGGCACTGGGAAGTCATCAATCGCCGACGGCAACTGCAGCGCCGGCACGGGCTCAGCGCTCGCCGCGCCCTGCAGACCCTCGGCACTGAGTGGGGCAGGTCCCTTGACGCAGATGTCTGGATCGATTGCCTGAAGCGCAGCGTCGCGACTTCGCCCGCCAACGTCGTCGTGCTTTCAGACGCTCGCTTCTTCAACGAAGCTGAGAAGTCGGGCGGCTTCCCTCTTCTCATCCGTCGCCCCAACCTCGTCTCGACCACCCCCAGCCATGCCTCTGAGAGGGATCAGCAGACGCCGGAGATGCTGGCGTTCTGTGCCCGCAACGGCGCCGTCATCAACAACACTGGTAGCCTGCAGGATCTGCGGAAGACCCTCAATACTGTTTTAGGGCGCGTATTGTAGTTTCTCCTGAAAGAATCTTTCGGCAGCCCCCATCTACTGAAGGACTCGCCGATGCCCCCTACCGTCACCGCCGCCTCCTTCCTTGAAGCCCATGAGACGCGCATCCAGAGTCTGGAGTCGCAGGGAGTCGAGACGCAAGCCATCCTCTCGCGTCTGCAGGGCGACATGCAGCATGTGCAGGAGTCGCAGGAGGAATCCTACCGCGACCTGCAGCAGTTGAAGGCGATGGTGGCGTCACTTGGCGACAAGACCCGCGATGGCTTCGCTGGCGTCGATCAGGGTCTGCGGGCGGTGGCCACGCGCGTGGCCGAGTTGGAAAAGGTCAAGCAGGAAAGCGACCACGCCATCGCCGCCTTCAAGCGCAAGGTCATCGGCGGCATCGTCTTTGTCGTCGGTGGCGCCGCCGGCACCCTGTCATCGAAGTTCGGCGACGCCATCTGGCAAGCCCTTCACCAGTAAGAGGCCGCCATGACCCGCAAGGAATCTCTGTTTGACGGCGGCATCAAGAGCCGGAAGATGTGGTTCGCCGCCGGCACTGCGCTGCTCATCCTCGTCGGCGCCGTCCTTGCCGCCAAGTACCCGGCCTTCAGCGCCAACTACGAGGTGTTCGTGGGCGGCCAGCTGGGGGCTCTTGCCATCTACAGCGGCTCCAACGTCGGCGCCAAGTACGTTGTGCGAAGGCAGCCGAAGGCGGCGGCGGCCGATGAGTGACGACGAGATGAGGGATATGGTCTTCGACGCCGTCGAGACCCACCATTGCCTTGATGATGGACGTCGACGCATCGCCATCCGCTTCAGCCTCGGCGGCTCCTTCACCCTCTGGGAACTTATCCGCAAGACGTCGTGGAACGATGACTACTGGGATAAGCGTGGCAGCTGCTACACGACCGCTGAGGCCCGTGAGTGGGTCGGTCGCATCTGACATCACGGTGCTACAGGCCGTAAAGTCGAGGTAGCTTTGTGGGCAAGCATCTTTTTGTCTTTACCATCGCTGTTTTTATCAATGCCGTCTGGGCAATATACATCGTTTCTACCGCACAAAAGAGAGAGATCGCTTCGGCTCTTTCTAGCGGTGTCATTATCTTGATGGGCGGCATCCTGACGATGTCCTACGTCGAAGACAGCGCCTACCTCCTCACGGGAATCGTCGGAGGCATCATCGGAACCTACATTTCTGTCAAGGCGTCGAAGAAACGGGATCAGAGCCGGCCGCCATCGCAGGTGTAGGCGTTGTCGCCGACCTGATGGCACTCCAGCCAAAACTGAGAGCGATCCTCCTCTGCACTGATGCCGCAGAGGAGGATCTGCAGGGCCGCGAGGATGCTGGAGAGGACGGTCATATGCCTCCGGGGCGTCAGTCCAACTTGCTCCAGTCAAGATTCTCGACGTCCGCCCAGTGAATGACCAGAAAGTCCTCCAGCGCCTCGCGGTCGGTGACGTAGTAGACGCCGCGACGAGCCGCCACCGCCTTCTGCATGGCCACGGCCTCGGCGATCGAGCACGAGCGCGTGACGTGGGTCCTGCAGGCATCGTCCGCCGGCTCTGTCCAGATCACGCGAGTCGCCGGGCGATGGTAGGCGGGGCTGTAGTCTTCCTTGACCGGAGGCGGATTCAGGCACTCCATCAGCGAGCGCAGGCGCAGGGACAGCCACATACGCAGGGCGAGGAAGGCAACGCGAAGGTCTTTCATGTAAATCCTCAAAGCCCCCTTTCGGGGGCTGCAGGTTGGATAGCACTTACATGTAGGATTACTTTGGGGGCTGAGCCTCTCCAAGCGCCAGCATCACCTGCATGGGCGTGTCGACGATGGTGTCGATGGCGCCGGCGGCCAGAGCCTGCTCAGGCGTCATCCACCACTCCCTGCCGCCACTGTAGCGGGCGTGGCAGTCGCCGACTGACATCTTCAGCCGGTGGCACTGCTGGTAGGCCATCGAGGCGTTGATGGCCATCAGCGCCGCGGCTTCGTTCGCTGTCTCAGGCGCACCGCCGCTGAAGGCCTCATGCAGCATCAGGTTGCTGCGGCTCGTCATCATGCGCATCGAGCACGACTGCAGGATGTAGTAGGCCCCTGAGGCCGCAACGCCATCGACGATGCAGGCGAGGCGCTGGGGGTGGCTCTCGATGATGCGCGCCATGTCCCTGCTCGCCGACAGCAGGCCTCCGGGGCTGTCGATGACCAGCAGGACGTAGTCGAGGTCACCGGGCAGCGACTGCAGGCTGTTCTCCAACGCCCGCGCCGCCTCATCGGTGATGGCGACGTCGAGGACCACCTGTGCCACTTTGGTGGGCTTGTCGGTGAGGATGATGGTCTTCAGCTGCGGCTGGGCCTCGGCGGCCTCCAGCGCCATCGCCGCCTCCATCAGCGAGGCATCGGGCTCCAGCGGCGGATTGGCGGCCACCGGCTGACAGCCAAGGAACAGAGCAAGGGCAACGATCAGTCGCTTCATAAGATACCAGCCCCTTTCAAAGCGGCAAAGCGCCGCCATATTTTCAAGGTTGGGGCCGATTCAGCGCCTCCCGTCATCCACGACGAGCGCGAAGAACTTCTCCGCCATCGCCCGGCCGGCGTCCGTGATCCGCAGCCGGTAGCCGCTGGCTTGGTCGATGTAGCCGATGTCGATGGCGATGTTGATGGCAATCGAGACGACGCGCAGCACATCGTCTTCTGGCGCCTTGTCCTTCAGCGCCAGTCGCCGGCCAACGGCGAGGATGGTATTGGAGCGCGAGTCGCTGCCCTCCCGAAGGAGGTGGGCGAGGACGTTGAACTGAGCAAGGCTGTTGGCGAAGGCCGTGTGCATGATCTTGGTCATGCACCGACGCTATCCGACCGGCAGCCGGCTGTCAATGTACGATTCGTGGCTTGGGCATCGTCACGAGGTGCAGCAGGGACGAGTCAGAGATCGTCTCTTCGTCATCGTCGTCGTCCTCGATCTCGACGAACGTCGGTTGCGCCGACTTCAGGCAGCGGATGAGGGTGCGATGCTGCTCCGCCATCGCCGCCTTCTCCTGCTCATCACCCTGCACCTGATGCCAGTAGTTGAGGGTGTGCTCCTGCTCCTTCAGGTCAAGGAAGGGGCTGTTGAAGGCACGGGCGATGGTGTCGAAGTATTCCGAGGGGAAGCGGCAGACCAGCGTCTCCTTGTCGGGGCTCTCGCGGTCCTCCTCCGGCAACTCCTCCTGCTCCTCCTTCACTGACTTCAGGCTGCCGAGGATCTGCTCGTGCAGGTTCTGGTGCCGCAGCGCCATCTCAGCGAGGTCGCCCCACGCCAGCAGCTTCTGCTCCAGATCGTTGTGGAGGGCGGCGCTGCGGGCGGCGTTGTAGAGCATCTGATCGCTATAATACAACATCTCTCTTTCCATGGCGATGACCAAGTTGAAAGACAGGTTGCTGACGATCATCGCCTTCATGTTCTTGGTCTTGCGGCTCGCCATTCTTTTCCCACGCCCTTCTGAGGCCTTAGCCTTCAGTGCCATGATAGCACTCAAGCCAAGATTGCCGCCAGAAAGACCGGGGCCGCCTCGTCGGCGGCCCCCTACCCCTCAGCCCTTGGCCTTCTTGGCCTTCTCCTTCGCCAGCTTCTTGGCCTCCTTCTCGACGTCGGCGGCCTCGACGACCTTGCAGCGCGTCAGCTGGGTCTGCTTGATGTCCTTGTAGTCGTCGTGGTCCTTGACGGTGGCGACGATGGTGAAGGTCGCCGGCTCCTCGGTCTCCATGGCCTTCTCAAGGGCCTCGGGGGCGTTGCTGGCGAACCACACGGCGACGTTGCCGTCCTCGGTCAGCAGCTTGATCATCGTCGTCGTGCCGTAGAAGCCCTCGATCTTCTTGACGCCAACCACCACGGCCTGCAGCATCAGCTTCTCGCCGACGGCGCCGAAGTGCTTGCTGGCCGTCATGTCGCGGCCGCGGAAGGCCTTGGCGCGGGCCAGACGCTCCTGCTCCTTGAGGTAGCCGGCGATGATGTAGGCGGCGAGGCCGCTGTTCTTGAGGTTGAGCACGTTGCCCTTGGAGGCCACGGCCATGTTGTGCTCAAAGTCGCTGCGCTCTTCCACGGGCTTGGCGCCGAAGGTCTCGCGCGCCCACGCCAGCGCCTTGACGGCCAGCTGCATGTCGTCGTCGTTGGGGAAGTAGCCGGCTTCCTGAAACAGGCGGCGCTCGGGGTTGCGGCTGAACATGACGTTGAGGGCGAGGTCGGCGGTGGCGGTCTTCATATGCGGCTCTCCTTGGTGAAGGCAGCTTACGGGGATTGCGGGCGACTGTCAAGCAAACACTCGCAGAAAGTCACGACAACCGTGACTTCCCGCGAGTGTCGGCCAGCCTCAGAACTGGTTGGCGGCCTTGCGGCTCAGCCAGCCATCGTTACGGATGGCGGCGGCGACGAAGGACAGGTACTCCCCGATGTCGACGTAGTTGCCACCGCGACCGCCACCGGGCTCGTCTTCCGAGGCCGCGGCGGTCTCGCAGATGTCCCAGAGGAGTTCGGCGACCGAGGCCACGGCCATGGGGTTCTCGTGACCGAGGAAGTCGCGCAGGCACTGGCGGCCGATCTGCTGGAAGTCGCCGGTGGCGTCGTTGCGCAGCACGAAGGTCTCGTTGCGCTGGCGCGCGACGCGGCAGTGGTCGCAGTTGCGGGGGTCGGCGCAGCGGAAGCGCGTCGGCAGCTGACCCTCAAAGCTGGGGTGAGTGCGCAGCATGACCTCGCCATCGGCGTGGTCGAGGGTGGCCACGAACGTCCAGCCGGCGATGCGCGGCGCCTGACCGCTGACGACAACCGAGAAATACTTGACGTAGGTGACGATGCCGTCCTCGTCCTTCTTCTCCACCATCTTTTCGCCGTCGACGGTCATCGTCGGCGCCGCGCAGCCGATCTTGTTGGCGCGCTTCGTCAGCTTGGCCATCTCGGCCTTCAGCCACTCGATGCGGCTCTCGGGGACGTTGAAGGTGGCGGTCTCGATGACGGTGTCGGTGTTGTTCATGAGTGGCACCATATCAGGAGCGTGGCGGCTGTCAACAACTATCTCGCAAACATCGCGTCAAGGAACGTCTTGAGGTCTCCGGCGGCTTCGCACTGCCGTTTTGCCTCATCCCGCTGCTGCCGCCAGCGCTGGGCGCCGCGTTCCCCGGCTCGCAGCTGCTGCAGCGGCCGCAGGTGATGATCGTAGGCGAGGGCGTTGGCGGCCTCGGTGATGTAGCCGTGGGCGGCCACTTCGTCTTCGTACGCCTGCAGGGCGCGGCGTTGTGTCGCGAGCATATGACTCCTTGATGGCTGAAGGTCAGAGGGTGGCGAGGGCACGGCGGCCCTGCTCGGCGTTGAACGCCACGCACGCGGCAGCACGCACCTCGACGTTGACGCGAGCAGGGCCTGAACGGAGGTAGTAGTCAGCACCGTAGCCCAACAGCCGCACAAGCCCGCGCTCCTGCATGTTGAGCAGCAGCGACTTGTTGACCTCTCCGGGGCCTTTGCGACCCATGTGCGCGGTCACCTTGCCACCGTAGGCGAGGATGGTGGCGATGGCATCGAACTCGGCGGCGGTGAGTTTGGTGTTGTTCATGGGCTCAGTCTATAGGAGGCTGAGCCGGCTGTCAAGCATCATCTTCGCGTTGCCCTCAAAAAGGAAAAGGAGGCTGGTAAAGCCTCCTTTATTTCCCCGCCGGCAAAAGAAAGCGGCGTTTACTGTCGCGATACGAGAAGCCTATTGTCTCAGGCTGCTTCTTCGTCCTTCGCCAAGACCTCGACCGCCGCGTCGACCTTGAGGTCGCTGTCCAGCCGCTTCAGTTCCTCCTGCTCCAGACGAAACTCGCGCTCCTCTGGCGTCTCGTCGGCGTCCTCGTCATCCAGCAGGTTCTGCAGCTGTCGCTTGCCGGCGACTCGCTGGCGACGGCGGTTGGTCTCTGCGTCATTGCCCTCAAAACTCTTCAGCGTCACGGTGTCGATCCTCCTGACGACAATCTTAGCATACGACAGCGGCGTCACCAAGCCCCTACGCTCGCTTGGCTCGCTGTCCTCCACCCCCAACAAGTGCTATCGGCTGGCTGAGTCCCCAGCCATGGAGCAGAGATGACCGCGAATCCGGATACCGTGCCCTTCCACCTGCATGCCGTCGGCGACGTCACCGGCGAAACGTGGACCGGCGACTTCGTCCTCAAGAGCCGCCTGAGCATGATGGACCGCCTGAAGCTGGACAACTACTTCCGCTTCTACATCGGCGAAAGCAACCCCCAGTTCGCGAGCCCGCGGGTGCTGGAGATCGCCGAGGTGCTGGCGCAGCTGCGCGTGCGCATCGTCAAGGCCCCCGACTGGTGGGCGACCAAGGGCAACGGGCAGGAACTTGAGGACATGTCGCCGCTGAAGGCGCTGTACGAGGCGGTCGTGGATCTGGAGAAGAAGACCGACGCCAAGAACAAGGCCAAGGCGCAGCAGGCGCAGGATGACCTGCGCAGCCTCGGCACCCTCGGTGACGAAAAGGCCTGAGGGCCATGGCACCGCGCAAGGGCGACGGATGGAACTGGTTCCGCGGCCTACAGGTCGCGGCCATGCGCGCCGTCGCCGCTGCGCAGCCCGAGTATCGTGACAAGCTGGAGGCCGACGGCGACTACTTCCTGCGCACCGTCTTCCGTTGGTACTCCAAGACCTTCTCCACGCCCCTCCATGAGGTGGCCGACTTGCCGCTCGATGACGTCCTGCTCCACTACTGGGAGAGCCAGTACGAGGACATGGAGGCGGATGAGCGCGAGGCCGTCATCAAGCGCCTGCGCGAGACCGACGAAGAGCGCCGGCAGCGTGAGGCCAAGGACAGCGAGGCAGTCGACGCCGACGAGGCGTGGCTGCGGCAGGTCGAGCAAGAGGAGCAGGAGCGACTGGCGAAGAAGAACGCGCCGGCTGCCTCCGCACCCGCCTCGGCCAAGGGCGCCAAGAGGCCGACGGAAAAGGACAGCCAGCTGCCGGACTATGAGGAGAAGCCCATCGAGGGCTTCAGCGTCAACTTCGTCAACGATCCCAAGGAGATCGAGGATCTGATGAAGAAGTGGGACGAGGGTTAGCCGGCGGCCTCGTCGATGGCCTCCTGCAGCAGCGCCTCCTGAGCCACAGCCCGCACCTCCGGGTGGGCGCTGATGACCTCCTCGGCGCTGACGCCAAAGAAGAACTCGCCGACCGCCTCCTCGGCATCAAGCACCTCGGCGGCCGCGAAGTCCGCCAGATACTTGGCGTAGACGCGCGTCATCACCAGCTGAACGTCGGGGAGCGTCAGCAGGTCAAGGGCGCTGAGGCGGCCAATAATGGCCTCCATGGCCTCCTCGATCTGGGCGTCGGTGGGTTCCGCAGGCGGCGTCGTCTTCCAGTCGTCGTAGTTCATGGCCCTCATCCTAAGCCATTCACCGGCCAGCCGTCAAGCATCAACATAGACGGCATCGGCCATATCCGCCAGCAGACGACTGGCGATGGGGTCGCTGCAGCCCGCCTTCCAGCCACCTGCCGTCTTGGTGTAGGTGAAGGAGCGCTGGCCGTAGAAGGCGCGGACGCGGGTGTCGACATTCAGCTTCGACAGGTCGAAGGCCGACAGCCTCAGGGGCTTGATGTCGGCGGCAGGCTCCGTCACCGGGCGGGGGTACTGCAGCCGGCCGTCGGCGGTGACAGAAGCCGCCACCTTCGGCCTCTCCTCATCGGCAATCGCCTTCAGCGTCGGCGTCCGGCGCGTCGGCTTCCACTCGCTGCCGAGGGCAATCGCCAGCTGACGCGCCAAGACGTCGTCGACGCTGTATTGGTTGCGGGTGGGGTAGTTCTTGACGCCAAGGCCCCAGAGGCTGTTGGCGGTGTCGGCCAGCAGCCGGCGGAAGTCGAGGCTGTGCTTATCGAGGGCCGGGCGCATGTTGTGGGTCAGTTCATGGAGCAGCATCTCCATGACATCCGCCAACGGCGCCTTGGCGCCAACGCTCATGCGCACCGTGTGCTGGCGCCACCAACTCATGCCCCGGACGTACCGCGGCTCAATGTCGCGCAGCCGTCCGCGGTGCTGAAGCCGGATCCAAGTGACCGTCGGCGGCGCCCGAAGCGCCTGCCGCTTATCCGCCAAAGGATGCTGCCCCAGTGCCCGCCAGAAGTGGGGCACAAGGGCAGCGAGGTCGACGCCATCAACGATGTGGATGGGGGTGTTGTTCATGTCGTCGACTGTAGCCGACGATCAACAGCCCGTCAACCACAATCGACGCGGTCGCGGTAGGACACGGGGGCGCCGCGGCGCATCAACTCCACCTGCCGCTGCCACTCGCGGTAGGCGGCCATGGCCTCCGACACCGTCAGCACCTGCGCCTCGGCCACCGCCCGCCGCTGGTCGGCGGCCTCCGGGCGGATGTCGGTCAGCGCCAGCGCCGCCAGCCGACGATCGACCCACATCGAGGCCTCGCTGAGGTCAGTGGTGTACACGAACTTCCGCCGCTTGCTGATGGCAAAGCCGTGGCGGGGCAGGAAGATGACAAAGGGTTCTTCTTTAGACTTCATGGCTCTCTCCTCAAAAGTTCCAGTGCAGGGCTTCTTCAAACTTCGCGGCGTTGAAGGCATCGGCGGCATCGGCGACCGTCGACGCCGTCGCCAGCTGTACGTTGACGCCCGTGAGATGACGTACAACCACGAACGACTCCGAGACGCCGCCCGGAATCCAGTACAGCCTCACTGCCCCCAGCGAATACAGCATAAAGCCATACACTGTATCAAAGCCCATGTTCGTCTGTACGCTGATCAACTCCCTGCCCACGGGCAGCGACATGAGGCTGATGATGTCGAAGGACGTCAGGTGTTTGGTGGCCATGATTGCGGGTGTCAGCATGGGCATGAGGCTATCAGGGGAGAAGCCGACGGTCAACGCCAATCTTCCGGGAGCCGGAGGCGCTTGCTGGCGCTTCTAGGCTCCCGCGTTGACTCGGTTGTCAATCGGAGCCTCTACTGATGGCGTCCCTTGGGGACGGTATCGGGGAAGCCGACAGGGGATGCTGGCGATGGCGAATGAGAACAAGGAAATCAGACTCGGGCTGGGCGTAGACGAGGCATCGTTCCGCCGCGGCATGGGTCTGGTCAAGGAGATGACCTCCGCCCTTGATCGTCTCAGCCAAAGCCAGCGTACCATGGCGGCCATTACCGCCGTTGGATCAACGGTTGGACGTAATGATCCCCAGATCCTTGGTGGGGCCGTCAGCAGTCTAGCTGCTGGCAGGGCCATGGGCCCGGCGCTGCCTCAAGGCGCCGGTCAGGGACTCATGGGGGGTCTGGTAAAGAACCTCCAAGACAACCGGGTGGCACTGGGTGCCATCGCCACTGGCTCCAAAGACGCCATGAAGGTCCTTGTCGATGCGACAAAGAAGGCCGTGGCGGACCAGCGCAATGAACTCAAGTCACTGGGTCGCGAGATCGATGGC